GTTCTATTGCAGCTATATCAGATGGGTGATAAACTCTTATTTTAACATCTGCAGTTTTCAAAGATCCCATCGCTCCTTTTGTAGAAATACCAATAGATTCTATACCAGGAGGCGGAGATAAGCCCTTGTCTACTTCTATTCCATCTGCTCCAGTACGTTTACCTCTTGCAGATCTTGATCTGTAATCGCCAGATTGAAATGATTTAAGATGAGCAAATTCTGGAGAGACGTAGGCTTCTGGGTTGTCTTCAGGAAGTACACCAGCATTAGATCTTAAAGAAAACCAAACAGTTTTCATATTTAATTTATGTATATTGTGCTTTCCATCGATTTTGGTTGCACTTACGTTTATGATCTTACTACTTAAATCTCCAGGCTGTGCATACTTTGAAGAATGCATTTCTTCAAGCTCAAACAATCTTCTTTGAATGTTTTTGTGTATTGGTTCTAATGTAATACCTCTAAATGACATTTATAACTCCTATTTTATTTTTGAAGAATATTGTTCCGGATCATGCGGTATTCTTAATTGAAAACCCGGTGTAACATATAATGTGCCTTTTCCCATTTTATTTGCTAAAGCTAAAACCCACCAGTATCTTGGTGTATTATAATATTGTTGAGAAATTATATCTAATCTAGTTCCATCATTTGCTTGTATATAAAGATCATTAGGATGAATAGGTATTTCAACATATTTTGGTAAAGATTCTATTCTATTGTTAGTATCTTTGTCTTTTCTTATTTGTCTATTTCTATATCTCATATTATATTACTCCTGGCGTATAATCCCATGTTCTTCTTGTACTATTTGCATCTGGAGTTTCTTTTTCTATCATTGTATAAGTTATAGAAACATTATAAGCTCTTGGTACTACTTTATCTTGAACTTTAGAAGCTTTCTTTAATGGGAATTCTAATAAAGATTCTCTATTAGTTCTTAGCCCTTTTGGGTTTGCTCCAATAAATGGAACGCTATCTATTAAACCTTGAGGAACAGCTTGAGCTATTTGTGGTAAACCTTTTATAGGATCTTTACCTAAATCCCAATAAATTTGTTCGTCTGGAGAAATACTTAAACTTGCTATAAAACCAGGTTGGTCTTCCATGTAATTACCTATAGTAATTTCTGTTATTGGTCCTTTCATATATGACTTTGTATCATTCCAAGCGGGTTTACACATATCAACTAAGTGATTTAGATTTTCATACATTTCAATCATATCATCTCTTGTTGGTGCATAAACCTGAAAAGAGAAAGATAAATTTTGACTATACCCTGTATAAGTATAAACTGAATCGGGTCTACCGAAATATTTCTTAGACGACCATTGAGGAGTTACAGAATGATTTATAGTTTTTAATGTACCTCTAAATTGCAATATACCTTCTGGAGTGTCTGAAGTTGAAAATAAAGGTTTGTTAGGTGGAGTGTCTTTATGAAGAACCTTGAAATAAAATGGTACTAAATCTGAATTTGCCATACCAAGCTTTCCAGATATTTTTCCAAGTAAACTATAAAGTTTTTCACCAAAAGGACTAAAGCCATATTTTATACCTAAACTATTTAACATACTATAATTAGTTAAGTGATGAGGTACTCTTGCTATTGTACCACCTAAGATCCAAGCTTTAGCAGAAGCTAGTGCTAATAGTCCAGGTTCATCTTTTATCTTTAGATCTTGTTTATTATTATAAGGTCCACCCATTAAAAATAAGTGAGGTAATACTCCTAAGCCTAATTGGAATCTAGATTGGAATTGGAAATTTCTTAACATTTTCCTTCTTTCTTTCCAACCACCTTGCCAAGTTGAATTTTCAATTGCAGCTTCAAGTCTAGTCTTATGCTCTGCTGCTGAATCTGGAATACCATCTACTCTATCGTAGTTTGGTGTTTCCATTTGAATGCCTCTTAATACATGAGGCTTTACATTTCTACCATCAAATCTAGTAGCTTGAGTAGCATAATTGCTTTGCTCATATAAAGCTTTCAATGTAGTTATTTTATCAGTTCCTTCAGTATTATTAAAATGTGAAGTATAATTTATTTCGGATCCCAGTTCTGCTATAGCTGCAAACCTTGTATCTAAACTGTATTTAGATGCATAAGTATTTTTGTTTGGCATAGCCATTGTATCATAAGGTGTTTGCGGTTTTGCATAAGTTAAAGAACCAGGAGCCCCTTCAACTCCTACGAATTTAGATTGTGTACCAGGTGTAAATTGAGTAGTGAACCCATTTGCAAATGCATTATTATAAAAATCTACAACCCCCAAAGTGATGTTTGGACCAGATAGATCTTGCCCTCTCCATGTTGAATTATCACCAGCAGCTAATGCTGATATTGGTGACATATTATTAGGTGGTGTTTCAACTGCTTGTCCTAAACCTAATAAAGTATTTGCTGTTGCAAATGGTGTTATTGGAGTATTAGGTAAGTTTGGTGTTGTATATGGATCATTGTATGTCATAGTACCAGGAACTCCAGTTGCAAATTGCTGCGGAGCAAAAGGTGAAATAGCTGCTGGTGAATTTATAGTAGATACTCCACTTATAGGTAACGTAGTAAATGGAGAACCAATAGCATTAATAGTCATACCGCTTAATGCAGCTGTTGAAAATGTTCCTATAGCATTTATAGTCTGTCCATCTAGGGGTGGTGTAGTAAAAGTTGATATACTTGGCATAGTTTCACCGGTTAATGGAGATGTAGAAAAAGGTGTACTTATAGCATTTATTGTTTGCCCATCCAAGGGTGAAGTTGAAAACGCTGGTATTGAAGCTAATGTTTGATTAGCTAGTGGGTCTGTTGCAAATGTACTTATAGTAGCTGGGATTGGTGGATATGTTATTTGACTTATTGGTGTCGTTTGACTACTGGCAGGTGCATTCTTTTGAAAATAAGCTAAAAGGTTCGCTGTTTGATTTATAGGCATTATGAAACTCCCTTATAATTTTTAGTTTCAGCTAAAGCTGTTGCTAATTCTTTACCGTCTACTGACATTACTCTATCTTCTGCACATACCTTTATTAATTTTTCCATTAGAATTACCAAGTTATCCAATTGCTTGTTATCTCCCATTCCTAAACCTTCGTTTAGTTTTGTACCACCAATTACTAAATCATCTTTTTGGAATTTCAATAAACCTCTATCAGATAAAATAAAATCTTGTACTTCTTCACCCTTGAATAGTTTAGCTAGAGGTGGTGCTAATGCATTTTGTACAGCTGGTATACTACCTATCCAGTCTCCAAGGAAACCTCCTATAATACCTCCACCAAGTGTACCTACTATTGGAACTATGGAACCAGCTATAGAACCAAGAGCTCCACCTAATATACCAGACCCAGTTTGAATAATACCTTTTGCTTTATCCATTGGTGATGCATCAGAATTGATAATCGCTGCTAATTGAGCTGCATTAAATAATGCACCAACTAAACCGCCTTTAACAGCTTTACCTCCAATTTTACCAACACCTTTTAATGCTTTCTTTATATATTTACCGGCTCCTCCTGTAAAACTTTTCTTTAATTTTGGAATAGGATTAATAGCACTAAGTACTTTACCACCTACTCTTTTAACGCCCTGCCAACCAGCCTTTGCTTTACTACCAACCCAATTTGCTGCACCTGAAACACCAGATTTTACTTTAGATGCTACACTCTTTACACCAGATTTCAATTTATTCCAACCTCTACTTAACCAACTTCCTTTTGCCTTTTTCTTTAGAGATTGTTTTGCACCTGTTATACCAGTTTTACTTAAAACAGTCTTTTTCATTTTCTTAAACGAAGCTAATAGATTTCTTCTCCAACCACCTTTCTTTCCACCCTTTAGAAAATTAGATATAGAATTCATTACTCCTCCAGCTCCTATAGTAACATACATCGGATTAGATGCTGTTCCCATTTTACCAAAACCAAATAAACTTTTAGCGCCGTCCCATAATTTCTTAGTACCAACTGCTAAAGCTGTACCAGCTAGTGCTGCTTTAATAGGATTAGCAGATGCCCAACCCCAAACACTTTCTATGGCTTCTTTAACAGGGTTAATATAATTATCTCTTAATTCTGTATACCAACCAGGTTCTCCTTCTCCAGCTATCCATGATGCAATACCAGTAGCAAAGTTATTAATTCCATCTACAAAGTCTTTACCTTTTCCAGTTTCAAAAAATACTAATAATTTTTCTTCTATTACTTTCTTTATCTTTCTAACGGCTTCTGCAAATGGTTGGAAGATTTTTCCCCATCTTCTAGATCTAGCATCATCTGCTGCTTGCATATCTGTATTACCAGCTGCAGCATCTAAACCACCACCTCCACCTCCAGCTCCACCAACATTAGCTTGATCAGCAATTCCTGCTGACATTTCTAAAGATTTTTGTAATTGTCCAACTTCTAAACCTGCTGCTTTTGCTAAGGCTTCTTTTTGTATGATATTCATTTTATTGAATTCATCTATACCACCAACTTGATCTAATATTTCTGCTGATGCTCCAGAGATGTCACCGTTTAATGCTAATTCTCTTGCTTTATCAAAGTTTAATTCTTTACCAGTTAATACTCTAGCTTCCATTTCCGATTCTATACTAGATTCTATATCTAATAAAGATTTTGCAATAGAAGCTTGTTGATTTAAGTTTAATCCAATTTTCTTTCCTATTAAAACTTGTTTTTCTAATTCTGCATTTTGTTTTCCAAACATTGCTAAAGTTTCATCTGTTGCTCCAGATATTTCTTTAACTATTTCGGCTTGGGTTGTATGTAATCCCATTTCAGCATTTAGATTTTTAATTTTCTTTGCTTGGTCTTTTACGTATGTATCTAATGTTACACCCAGTCTTTGAGACGTTCTATACATACTTGAAATTTCTGCACCTGATAAACCTGCGTTTGTTGCTAACTTTGCAACTAAACTATTTTCCTTTGCAGTTAATTCTGGTATATAACCCATATCCTCTCGGATCTGAGAAACAGCTCCTGCCCAACCTTGACCGTATCTTACCCAGTCTCCTACCCCTTTACCAATAGCTTTAACGTCTGATTTGGACATTTGTAAAGATCTAGCAGTTTCAGTCATAGCAGTAGAGAATTCCATCATATTCTCTTTAGCTTTACCTAATAATTTTATAAAGAAAGTGAATGCTGCTATTACACCACCTAATAGTAAACCTCCTAATATACCTCCAAGTATCTTAAAACCTTTTCTCATAGAACCATCGGTTTTCTTTAACCACTTGTCCATTAGATTTTTCGCAACATCTGTTGCTTTTTGTATACCGGCTGAAAGAGATGAACCAATCATTGGTATCTTATCTGTTATGCTTTGAACTTTAGAAGAGAACCCATCTAATTTTCCTTCTGCTTTGCCAATGCCTTCTGAAATATCTCCAGCATCTCTGGCCATCTGATTTAATTCTGTTGAAGTTTGGGTTATCTTATTTCTTAGAAGTTCAGCATCGTTTTGCATCTGCTTAAATTTATCACCAGCTTTTCTCATTGTACCAAGCTGATCAATCATAGAGTCCAACTTTTGTTGTTGAACTGCTAAATCTTCTCTACCTGCTGCAATCAGTTTTCGTTTTGCTGCTAATTCTTCTTTTGCTGATGCCATTTATAAACCCTAATCGTATTTTCTATTTAAGTCTTCGAAATCTTTGGATATTTGTTTTAATCTGTCTTCCATTGAATCCCATCGTTTTTTGAACTCTGGTTCATTCATATGCTTTTTGAGTTTTTTGTAATCTTTACCAGCACCAGATAATGCTAATAAGGCTTTTCCTAATAATCTGCTAAACATGCGCACTCTCCTAGTTAGTTATATTCTTATGTTTATAAATATCTACTAACTAGGATTTTGATGCGTATTTTGGTACTGTTGATAGGCTTGATCTTGAGCTTGATCTGCGTTTTCTGCAGTTTTGTTTTCAGCTGCTTTCCAGTCTTTATACTCTTTCAAATAAAAGTTTCTTAAGTATACAGGCAAGTTATAGAGTTCAGTGTGAGTAAACCCTGGTATCTTGTAAACCATCATAAAAAGAGATTGGTGTACAGATTGTTTATATTGTTGCGTCAGGCCAAAAAAAGCTCACTTCAATGGGTATCTCCACCTCCCGTTCATCTCCAGTTTCATTAGAAATAAAATTATATTTCAAATTTACATCTGGTGTTAATTCTGTGAGATACTTTCTAAATGCTCTTGAATCTAAAGCTAACATATGATCATCTACAAATGAAGCTATTGCTTTTGAATCTGTTTCTTCATCTACTGCTTTAATTATATGCTTTAACCTTGTAGACAAAGTTCTATCAGTTTCATCTTTAGTTCTTTTCTGTTGTTTCTTAATATCTTTAAGAGCATAATCAACTTTCTTTTCCATACCGTGTGTCATTAGATTAAAAGTAATCTTTTTCTTAGATACAGGTAATTCCCATTCAAATTCTCTTGAGTTTGGATATTTAAGTATTTGTTCATGAAGATCTTTATCTTCTAACTTTGTTAAATCAACTGTTTCAGTTTGAGGTACACCAGCATTATATTGTTCTGGTATATTTATTTCATAATCTTTACCATAACCTAATACTCTTGCTGCAATCATAATTGCATTTTTATCTCCAACTAATAAATCATTATATTTTACCGGTTGGCCTTGTCCATTAGAAACAATTAATGATTTGAAAAGTTTATCTAATACTACTCCTTGTGTAATATAAGATTGAGTTGTAAGAATATCTTCTTCTTTAGCAGTCATATATTTCATTTCCACTTTACCAGACGATAAAGGGTTATCTTCTGGATAAGGTATACCTTTTGAAGGTAAGTCTATAATTTCTGTTGGGAAGTTTGTTTCTACAACTAGCTTGGTTTTTTCAACATGACCAGCTTGTTCTTGTAATTGTTCTTTTAAGTCCTTGTCGGACAATCTCGTGGGTTTATCGCTCATAATAACCTTTCCTTTTTATTCTATAACGTTAATCTTCATATAATATAAATATGAAGAAATTGGAAAAGAACCCTAATGTTAGAGCTCTTTTCCTTTTCTTATTTTTGTACTAGTATTGTAAGATTGCGTAATCGTATGCAATACCAACTGATATTTCCATTGGTGCATCAGAAGACCAATCAAGATCTCCAAAACCTGCTGAAGTTGGGAAAGCACCCTTAAGTGTCCATTCTTCAACTTTATCACCTACTGGTCCTAAAACGTTACATACAATTTCTTTCTTGTAAAAATCAGAATAACCAGATCTACCTGTTACTGATTCATAACCTAATCTTATCCATTCCATTACTGCTTGAGCTCCGGATGGTACAATTGGATCATACAATGTTAAAGAAATATCATCCCAGGTTGCTTTACCTTGGATCTTTCTTTGAGTATTCATGTGGTCCATAGTAATAGTATTGAATTTTACAGATGGTCTTGCTGCTTTCTTTATTAAGAAAGAAGGGACTCCGTCCATGTATAATACATATCTATTAGCTACCTTTGGTTGAAAGGACGTAAACATCATTTCATTTGGGTCGACTAAATTTGCCATTTATTTCTCCTCTTTTATTATTACTTTAATATAAATATCATTATTCTCCGAAAGTAGCTCCGGTTGGCATAATGTTAAAGTCTACTACTATAAATTCTGCAGCTTTTGCTGGTTGAATAAATATTTCCCCTTTCATGATATTTCTATCGATGATGTCTGGAGTATTATTAGATTCATCCATAATAACTCTGAATGCATAAAGACCTTGGTTTTGTTGTACTGCTTCCATATAAGGATTAACTGTACTTAAGAATCTGTTTCTAGTAGTTGAAGTGTTATTTTCGAATACTAAGAACTTAGTTGTACTTGCAACGAACTTCTTAAGGTTGATCAATAATCTTCTAACGTTTACTCTATCTAAAGCTGTTGCTCTTTTTTGTAAAGTCTTTTGCCCCCAAACACAAACCCCTTGACCTGGGAATGTTGCAAGTGGATTGATTCTTGATTCATATAGTTCATCTCTATTTGCGTGTGTTAAACCTCTTTCTGCTTGAATTGCAGCTCCTATTCCTCCTCTGTTCAAACCAGCTGGTGCGTACCATTCTGCAGCTACTTTATCATTGAAAGCTATTACACCTCCCATTACTACAGATGCTGGAACCCAAACGTTCTTACCTAATCTTGAAGCGAAGATCTTAACCCATGGCCAATACATAGCTCCATATGAAGATATCAGTTGTTCTGATCTTCCTGCTGCTGTTGTAATTGAAGTTTGACCGTGAGCTTCTGGATCTACTAGGAAGAAGCAATCTCCTCTAGCTTCTGCAATTTCTTTTGTTAAAGTTGTAAGTGCAGAATCGTTAGCTTGTGTCATACCTGGTACTATTAGCATATTGATATCGTATTGATCTTGATTTTTCAATAAGTATAATGCAGTTTTATAGCCATCAGTTGTAGCTGACATATTAAAACCTTGTACATTGTTATCAGTGATTGCATCAAAGAATTTTGGTGCAGCTTCTTGTGTACCATCAGATCCACCGATAAATGCTCCTTCTACTGGTGCTGGTAATGAAGCTGAATATATTCCAAAGTCATTTGTTAATGAACCAGTGTTACCATTTGAGTCTAAGTAATCTATCGTTTGTGCATTACCAGTTACATAAACATATGCAGATTTATTTGCATAATCTCCAGCTAATTGTAAATAAGGATCTGCAGTTCCTGCATCCCCAACTGTATAGTATTGATCACCAATTACTTTTCTTATATAGTTATTAGATTTTGGATCTAAACTTAAGTTGTTCCATGTTTCTAATACTACTTTAGAATTAGATGTATCATTACCTCTTCTAATATATAAAGAGAATGTACCTGTATTTTTATTTACATTTGCTATTTCCCATCTTAAATTATCAGCTGTACCATTAGCAAGTAAATTATTAGTTCCTAAAGTTTGAGATGTTAAATCATCTGAATTTCCGAATGCACCATCGTTTCTTAAACTAATTTGAAATGATTGTGAGTATGCTGCTTCGTTCGGGTTTGCATAAGATTCTGATGTTGGAATACCATTTGATCTTCCTCCTACTACTGAACCGGATATAAACGATGCTGAGGCTTTTGTATAAGACCCTGATAGAATTCTTACTACTGTTAAAGCTCCTGAGTTTGCTAAATATTGTTCTGCTGCTAATGAGGTAAAGTACTCATAAGTATCTGAACCGCTGTTAAATGTTGTACCAAAAATTGTTTGGAAATCACCAAAGCTTGTTACTGTGGTAGGAATCAATGCTGGCCCTTTTACAGTTGGCCCTATGATTGCAGCTCCAATTTCGGCAACTCCCTGTGGAACGAATGATAAATCGTTCTCTTGTGTAAATACACCAGGACTGACTATTTTTTCTGCCATTTTATTCTCCTAATTTAATTCTTTTTTTAAGTAAAATTATTACTTTCTTCTCGTATATAAATATCAATAAAATTATTCAAAAAGACTATGATGCAGAGATAAATTCTCCTGAATCTATATCTATTTGCCCTTTTCCATATTTATCTAAAAGTTTCTTAGCAATTTCTTTTTCTTTTTCAATTGTTTCGTTAAAACTAGATACAAGTTTAATCTTATCTTGACCTAGCGTTATTATTTGCATTTCTATTTGTCCTAGCTTATAAGATATATCAGAAAATCTTTTTCTTATATCTTTAAGTTCGGTTAATTCTTCTGTTGTAAATTTTTCTTTTTTTGGTGTAGCCATTTTTTTCTCCTATAACTATTATATTAATCTGAGGTTGGTAAATTGTTAATATCGCTTACTATAGTCTCAGAACCTAAAGTAACTTGTGCCATTGATATGGTTTTTGTTGTTTGACTGTTTATTTGTTTTTGAATTGTGTTAGGTATTATAAACCCTGCCAATTCTAGATTGAATGTGCATTTAGTTGCTCTATCTTGTCCACTAGAAATTTCAGTTGCTGCAGAAAATGAATCTATCCTAGATTTGAAACTAAATCTTTGAGGATCACCCCAATATGCACCTTCTGCATAATTTATTGCTTCTACTATAGAATTCATCTGTGAAATCATGTCTGTCCATATTATACATTCATAAGAAACTTTTACATAATCTGGTACAACAACTTGATGATATTCCTTTACAGGTTTTCTACCATATAAAGCAGAAAAATTGTCATACCTATTTTTTTGAGTATACTTCATTTCTATAGTTTGTACTATTGGAGCTAATGGGTCTACCTTACTTCCCAGTTCTCTAATTTTCTCTATGTTAGTTTTCTTATACATCATTAGAGGTAATTGTATTTTACCTTTAACGTCTCTGTAAAAATTAGATTTTTGTACAGATTTCCATCTTTCTGTACTACCGTAAATTACTGGTAATTGTAATAAACTACCATTTGAATCTTTAACTTGAGGTTGTATTACATTATCTATATAATATTTAATAGTTTCATCTATTTCATATAAACCAACTTCAAATATAGGCTGTTTATCGTCTCTTTTTATTTGAGCACTTCTGTCTATCTTTTGTGACTTTGTTTTTCTTGCTGTAGGTTTATTCATTAGTATAACCTCTTATCATAGCCATTGTTAGTTTGTTCTATAGAAAGTTTACTTCTTCTAGTCATATGAGCTTCACATATTACAGCTAAGTTATAACCATGTTCATCACTTGCAAAATTAGTACTAGGATTTCTTCCCATAAAATATTGATTACCTGAAGAGACTTTGTCTATTTCCCAATAGGTATTATCCCAAAATAATAAATCACCAATTTCTAATTTCAAGTTTGCTATATCTTTTATATCATCTCTTAAAAATCTAAAAGTAACATTTTTATTTACATCTGGTCCAAAATCTGTATCTTCTATTTCTGTTGAGCCTTGTTCTATTAAGCATCCAACTCTAACGTTTTGAAAATATTGTTTGCCAAGTGCTTCGCCGTATAAGTTTTCCTTTATGTCTTTTATCGCAGCTTTTACAATATCAACTTTTGTATCGATGATATTGTTAATTAATTCTCTATTTATGTGCCTAAATAAAGAAATATCTCTATCTCCTCCGAATATCGACATATCTTACCCTATATAAATACCTAGTGGTACTTTGTTAATTAGTTCTTGTTGAAATTCTGCTTCCTCTTTGTTTCTCTCCATTGAGTTCCTTCTTGAAGCAGCTTGTAAATCTTCTCTTAATTGTGCAATTAGCGTTTCCTTTTCAGCTGCACCTTCTGCTCTTAAAGCATCTCCATCTAAAGTTGTCTCAGATCCAGGGATTGGTACTGTAGAGTATTTTCCTCTGATTGATCCTAGCAATTCTTTTACTAAAGCAAGAGTGTATTTTTTAATCCATTGTTTACCTGGATCATTAATAAACTTGTATTGTATATTGTCATATTGTAGATTTGAAAAGTCTGATACAACAGCCCCCGATACACTACCTTTTCTATCTGAGGTTTTTATATATTGAAAATAGAAAGTATAATCGCTTGTTGGTTTTGGAAATATCCTTAATTTGTTATTTATCAACTCAAATGAGTGTGCAGATTTTCTTACCTGATCGTTGAATTCTATTTCTTGCATTCTTAGCATATCATCATATAAGGGCATAACTAGATAATTGATTGCAGGAGAATAACCTCCCCAACCAAAAGCTTGCATCATATGAGATGTACCAGCTCCAGTTCCAACGTAAGGATCAAACAATCTATTTATTGCTGGTGTTCCTTCGTGAAATATTCTTTTAACTTCTATAACATTTGTACCTGGTGTACCAGATTCATATGTAGTAACACTAGAATCAGTTAAATCGTAAACTTGTGAACCAGAAGTTACAGATATAGAACCGCTGTACCAATTTATTGATCCACCAGAACCAGCTTCTGAACCATATTGCTTTGCTATTTGTATTGTAGCATCTAATCCACCCTTTATTTGTTTACCAGTAAATGATGAACCAGTTGAAGCTCCTTGTAAATTTAATAGGTTTTCTCTTATATTAAATCTATTTACTTGTGCAGAATATTCTGTTACAGCTTCTTCATGACAAGCCCAAAAGTTTTTATCTTGCAATTCAATATCTACTATAGGATACCCAAGTCTTCTTGCACACCAAACAGCTACATTATCAGCAGAAGCTGTAAATTCGTTATCTGTGTCGTATAGTGCGAAAGGTGTTGGAGATTCACTTGCAGCATAGCTTGCAGAGAAAGAACCAGACCCAGGCCATATTGAAATATCTTTTGCCATATATTGCTCCTTTTATATAAATATCATGTTCCGCAGTCAATGTGCAGTTGTGTATATAATTATCAAGCTGAAGACTTAACTTTTGAAATATTTGTCATAGATTGGTAGTATATTATCAAGAATTGGGTGTCTATGATTTGTTTCTAATTCTTTTACATAAAAGCCTTCTACATTCTTTATAGATTGTAAAAATCTTAAACCGCTATCTGTAGAATTTTTCATATCGATTTGGTCTGTGTCACCACAGAATATCATTTTCGAATCTCTTCCTAATCTTTGTAAAATCATAAGAGTTTGCGTATCATCTAAGTTTTGACATTCATCTATAATAATAACAGAATCCAAGAAAGTTCTTCCTCTCATGTAAGAGACTGGAACTATTTCTATTTGATCTGCCCTTATCATTTGATCTACTCTTTCTCTTCTTAATAGCTGATACATGTTTCCATATATTGGAGATACCCATGGTGCCATCTTATCTTCTATACCACCAGGTAAAAAACCAAGATCCTCTTTTGAAACCGTTGGTCTAGTTATGATAATTTTTTTATATCTTTTTTCAAGTACACCTTGCAATGCAATTTGACATGCAAGTAAAGTTTTACCAGAACCAGCTTTACCAGTTATAATAGATATATCATTATCAAGTATATAAGGTTTGGTTAACTTTTGTTCTTCGTTCAAAGATAATAAGAATCTATAACCTTTCTTATTATTCTTTGCTCCTGCTGCTTTTGCGAAATGAGTTGACATAACTTTCTCCTATTCTATTTAGTATAAATATCAAGTAAGTCAAGATAACACAAAAAAGAGCCCCCAATTAAGGGGGCCCTAATTAACAATATTCAATTATTAATATATAAGAAAATTAATTATTTAATTATATAGTATTCAATTGACCGATGTTGATCTTACCGTAGAATTCAGGTCTTACTACTTTCTTAGCATACCTAGTCATTACACCTTTTCTTGGCGTAAAGTTAGTAGGATCATAAACCAATGGCGTCATAATTAATGGAATATACGGTGCATAAACTGCTCCAGTTTCAAGGAATTGAGATCCTCTAAAGCCCATTAATAAAACGTTATCTTGCCAGTAAGGGTTCTTGTATACAGTGTATCTGTTATTGATAGCACCGATCTTTTGAACACCCATAGCAAATTGATTTTTAAGACCATCAGTATCAGCCCCAAACCCAGTTAAAGATTCTAAGATTGTTGCAACATCTGGAGAACATACTACGAAGTTTGCTCCTCCTCTCATTGTTGAAGCGTGAATCTTATTAGAAACTTTCTGTAATTTAGTACCTAACGTTTGGAACCAAGTAGCTTGAGTATAAGCAGCAGCATTTCCAGCATCAGCTAATACATCAGAACCAGCAGTAGCTGTTTTACCTAATTCAGCAATCCAAGTATCTTCATGTAATGCAGCTGAATCAACCATCTCTAAGATTTCCATATCGATTTCCATTGAGATGTATTCAGATAACATTGAAGTTAACTCAGCCTCTGCATCAATTGAATGATAAGCATTCAAATCTTGAGCAAATTCTGGAGTCCATACAACTTTTAACTTTCTAGTCTTAGCAACTAAAGCTTCTTGTCTTAAAGCAACATCGATTTGAGGAATACCTAAATCATTAGTTGTTGGCTCAGCGTCATTAGCTTCGAAGTCACCTCTTGATAAGTTATCAGCTGGAGCTTTCGTAAAGAAGATCTTTCCGATTGCAGTTGGAGCAGCTCCACCAGCAGTATCTTTTGAAGTAAAGAAGTATGAGTTAGTTCCTTCAGTAAAGTTGTAAGCAGATAAGTTATCAGCTACATCGAATTTACCACCATCTGAACAAGAGATAGCAGCAGACTTAACCATATCAGAATCGAAATCTGTTGGATAGTTAGTTGATGCTAAAGTTACTTTCATAATTGTACCTGCAGCAGCAGATGCAGAAAGTGCACCGTCATATCCAACATCTTCCCAAGATGCAGTTGCGTGAGCAGCAGTTACAGCAGTAGCAGAACCTTGTCCAGCTGTATATCCAGCTTTACCTCTACCGTAAATACCACCTGTTGGTGTAGATGAAGATGAAGTATCACCTAAGATATCAGTTCCATCTGTAAATTTCTTACCATTAGCATCGCCCTGGATATCAGATCCATATTTGAAATCTAACCAGAATACTAGTCCTGATGGTAAGTTCATTGGTTGTACGCTAACAAATTCTTTAGCGCTTAATTCACCGAAGATTCTTCTAACTAGTGGAAGAGCAACGCCGTTCCATTCTTCAGCTGAAGTAGTAGAAGTAGCATTTGCTTCGGAAATTAATTGTTTCGCTTGGTTTTCTAAAAGGATTGCAGTATTATGCTTATCGTATTCTTTATCGATACCTTCAAGAAGACCAGTTGAGTTCCATTTACTAACTAAAGCTTTAGTCTCGTTTCTTTGTGCACGAAACTGATTAGAGCTTTCATTTAGTAAGTTTGAAATTTGATTTGACATTTTTTGTCTCCTATTAATTTCTAAAATTATTAATTCGTTTTACAATAGACCAGCTAATTTTTTCATTCTATTAGCAAAGTCATTACTTTCAACTATAACACCTTTCTTAGGTGCAGTCGATTTAGAAGTTTTTGATGCAAAGCCTTCAGTTACTCTTTTCTTTCTTGATGGAGTATATGCTGTTAATGATTCAGCTAAAGTAGTATAAACTAATTTAACTTCTCTTACAGAACCTGCTCTATCGAAAGTTTCGATTACTTTCATTTTTTGCGATTCATTTAAGTCGTTACTTCTGAATAATTTGTTAGAAAATAAAAGTTTTGCATTAAGCAAATTAACTTCATTGATTGTAGCTTTCAAAGATCTAATAGTCTTATATGCTTCTTCAAGTTCATCAACTTCTTCAACTTCTTCTTCTTCCATTTCTTCTTCTTGTAATGATTTAATTACTTCGTCAAGGTCTAGGCTTTCGTCCATATCTTCGTCTTCTTCTACTTCTTCAGCTTCTTCAACATCTTCAGCTTCGTCCATAGTTTCTTCTTCTGATACTTCGTCATCCTCTTCCTCTAATTCTTTGATGATTTCTTCTAGTTCAGCATCTTCTTCAACGTCTTCAGTTTCTTCAACTTCTTCGTCTTCTTTGATACCTTCCTCAGTGTCTTCACCTTCTTCTACTTCTTCACCTTCACCATAAGCCATCTCTTCTGCAGGTTCTGCTGCTTCTTCTGTTTCATCATTTTCAGCAGCTAAATCAGTTGTTTCATCAGCCATTGCCATTTCCTCTGCATTCGGTGCAGTATCTTCGTCAGCTAATTCAGTTTCCTCTAATTCTTCTTCTTCCTGTATCTTTGCAGATAGCATAGATTGTAGTTTTGGAGTAAAAGCTTCTTCTAAAGCTAATTTTGCGTTTGCAATTGCAGTTTCTCTAACAGCCTTCGCGTCAGCAATAGCTTCTTTCAATAAGTCTTTTGACATTATTTCTCTCCTTTAATATGTAATTTGGAAGTAAGGTTATTATGAACCTTAATATCGATTGTTTTTCATATACTGCATTATATTAGAATAGATAACGCATTTTTGTATATCGTTTGTGAATATAAATATATAGGAATATATGAAAAGACTAAAAAAACCGCAACAATTTAGGCAATATTTTTATATATTACCTAAATTAGATGCCTTAAATGGTTATTATTGCGCCTTGCCGTCTATTATTGCAGTCCAGATGTGATTTTTATCATGAGCTTTTCTCCATCTGTCATGCTTTTGTTGAGCTCTTACTGCTTTTTCTTTTTGTATAACTCTTTTCTTAGATTCCTTAATGAAATATCTTCTATCTCTTAATTCTTCTAATGTTCCGCTGTCTTTCATTTGTCTCTTAAATATTTTAAGAGCTTTTTCTACATCTCCAGACGATGTCCCTGGAACTTTGACTCCAGATGGAACTCCCGGCATTATAAATTCGTGTCTTTTGCGGTAATTTTTAATAGGCTTACCAGACCTGTCTTTAGGAATAAATTTACCCATAGTATTATTGTTTTTAGTGAATTAATATTATTAGTACTAATATAACAAAAAAAATTGACTTATCCAAAGAATAAGCCAACTTTTTTATTGAGAGCGATGATTATTTTTTATTACCAACCTGCTTTGATTTTTTCTGGTTTAGCATTTTCCAATTGTTTCATTCTTTTAGCAAAATCTTTGAATAAATCTTGCATGTCTTTTAATGTTCCAGCCATTCTATCTGTATGATATTTCATTTCTCTTCCATCAGCTTTATATTTCATAGCAGATTTGTTTTGCTCTTGGAATCTTTTGAATTTATCCATTATGCTACTATATAAATTTGAAGCATTACCATATTCGTTATTCCATGTATTCATGTACATACCATTAGATAACATTTTAGTGTGATTACCAATTGCATTTGTAAATATATCTGTTGCTCTTTTTACCATATCTCTTGCTGATTTCCAACCGCCTTCTCCAGCTTTCATAGTTAAAGCATCTTGATATCTTTGTTTATTCTTTCTTAGTACATCTCTTGCTGTCATTAAAGCAGCTGCACCATCTTTTGCTTCTGCTCTTGATTTTTGAACATCAGCTGAGCTTGGAATGCCAACTATGTTTATTTGATAAACTTCGTCTGAAAATTCATTGAAAGCTTTGAAGTTATGAATACCTTTCTTAGTATAATCTTCTCCAGCTCTATCGCCTCTTTTAGAAACTATGTTACCATTACCACCTAATACTTTCTTTCCTAAAGTCATACCAAGTAAACCAGGCCTAACAGTATTATAACCGTAGCTTCTATCTCTAGTATTTTGCTTTGCCTTAGTTACTACAAATATATTTAAGGTATTAGCATCTGCATTACCAGATGTTGCTTTCTTAACTGCAGAGTCCGGTGTATTTGCCCAATCAAAAGATTTAGCTCTAGCTATTTTATCAAATATCTTTTTTCCTCCAGACCATCTTTCAGCTGAAAGTAAAGAGTATAAATTTGTAAGCTTTTTAGATTGAAATTTTTCTGTTAGTAGAAGAGCTTGTAATTCTTCTTTAATTATTTTTCTAATTGTTTCAGAATTCATTGTTACACTCCTATCTTTGAATATTTATACATATCTGCTAAAGCTTTAAGTGCTTTCTTTTTAGCAGATTCAAATTCTTTTCCATATCTATTACCAGCTCCACCTTTTCTTAGAAGATATGCTGCTTTATATATTTTGTCAATTTTTTCAGCTTCTGGATTCTTTCTCATTTTAGGAGCAGCTTCATTTTTCAATTTGCTTAAAGATATACCTTCAGTTTTCTTTGCTACAACTCCTAGTTTGTGATGTAAGTACTCATCTGAATCATCTGTGTCTCCGTCGTTATCTATGTCTTTATCTTCGAGGTCGTCATAATCAGTTTCAGCTTCTTTATCGTCTATCTTATCTAGTTCTTCTTTGATTTCGTAATATTTACCAAGCTTATGACCTACATCTTCAAATACAGATTCTAGTCTTTGTTGAAGTGTTGCTATTTCATTTGCAGTCTTTTCAAATAAACTAACCGAAGCGTTTACTTCTTTCATATCTCTTTTTACGGAGATACCATCAAACCAATCACCAGCTTCGTTTACAGCTAATTCAGAAGCATTTGCTGAAAGCTCTTTTATTGTTTTAACCATTTCTTTAATATCTGATTCTCTGTATACAGATTTACCGTATTCATTGAATTTAGAAACTGAATCGATAATAGCTCTTTTCTGTTCTCTTGTTAAAGACTTAGCTTGAGCTTCTTCATTTTCTTTTAGTATTCTTTTTAATTTCATTATTTTCTCCTTCTAGGTAAAGAACATTTGCATGTTAAGTCGCAAAGTATTTCGTTTATTATAGAGTTTACTTTTTCGTATTTATTATTTACAATAGTTTTTGTAACAGATTCGTTTACTGGATGCATAAAAGCTCCATGAGTTGAAGGGTTACTTACAAAATCCCAACAAACTAATTCAAAATCGCCTTGTACTTCTAATGTGCCATCTTCGGATAATTGTTTAACGGATCCCATACCTCTAGAAGATATTCCCAATTTTATATTAGCTTTTAACAATTCCTTTAGTATATTACCAGAAGGAGTTCCAAGTACTTCTACTTGTCCCATTAAATCGTTGTCTTTCCACCATATCTTATTTATATTGTGTGAAGCATTTTGCAAATTAACAACAGAAGAATCTGGGTGATCTAATTCGCCTAAAGCTCTTCTTTCTGCTATTTCAGTCTTTGCATATTTTTCAGCTTCTCTAACTAAAATTTCTTTTGGATAAATTCTACCATTTTGATTTTTAGCTCCAGCTCTTTGTAGAACACCAGTAACAATAACTCTTCCGTTATTTTTTTCTTCTGATTCTTTGATCAGTTCTGGGCTTACATTAAATGGTATAGTATCTATTAAAATATTTTTCATTGCTTGCTCCAAACGGTTCTTTTTCTATATAAATCAAAAAACAGTTCAGCAATTTCAGAACGAATTATTTTTCGTATTCTTGCTAGATCTTCTTTTTCTAGTTTTTCTTTTAATATAGTCTTTTTCTTTTTCATTAAAATCTTCTTAACCTATTTGATATTCTATTCATTTTCTCTGATATCTTTGCAAGATTACTTCTAGTAGATTTCCAATATTTAGATTCATCTACTCCCGATTCAGATTTTAATTTTATATTCTGGTTGACTATATGTTCAATTTTATATAGCTTACTATTAATTTCTTTTATAGCTCTATTTACTTTTTGTTTTGAAGTTGCTGATTCGTCTTTCTTATATTCTTTATAAGATACTTCATTCATCAAAGTTGCTTTTGCTAAAGTCATAAACTTAGACTCTTTAACTTTCTTATAACCGCCAACTTCTAAGTCTTTCTTTTTCTTTTTGCCAAAAGCATATTTTGTATTGTATTCACCTCCTGCATCTGCAGTTGTGTTTGCTTCTTCTATTTCTTCCTCTTTGAATTTATCTTCTAATTCTTTCAATTTTTTATTTAGAGACATTTTTCAACTCCTTTATTAAATCATAAGAACGAAGCAAAGAAACTAGATGTAAATCTTTTATTTTCTTTTCGCCTTGTATTTTTAACAATTGCGTTTTTACTTCAGCTATTTTTATTTTTACAATTTTATCATTAACCCTTGTTTCACATTTACTTAAGCTATTTGCAAGCTTTATAACTTCAGAGTCTGCATATTTCTTTAACCTCTCAGTATTTGAAACATTATTAATATATTCTTTTAACAATCTCTTTTGCGAAATACTAAGTTTTCCATATTTAGCATTGAACTTTTCTAGCAATATATTATAAGATAATATCCTTAGATCTTTATCGCCTTGTGAAAATTCTTTTAAGACAGTTGCTTTTTGTTTTCCAACTTCTGAAGATTTACCAGTTATAGATTCTATGATAGTATATCTTGATCTTACCTTATCTGCTGGGTTTACATAATCTTTATCTAAAGTTTTAGCAATAGATGCATTCATTTTATAATTTGAAATTTTAGTTTTGAAAAAAGCTTCTAGATTATAATTTAGCTTTATTTCTTTAATCAAATTATATTTCTCTTTTCTTAATGCTGTTCTATTAATTTTAGCATATTCTCTTATAACTGCATCTATAAATCTATTAGCTTTATCTTCTGTATTAAACTTTTGATTTTGCAAAGTATGATACATTTGTATTTCTTTTCTAATATTAGTTTTAGAATTAAAATGCGTTTCTAATATTTTTATAGCAGGAGATTTCTTTACACCGTTCAAAGTGTCACTAGTAATTTGTCTTACCAGTAGTTCAAACAATACACCTGTATTTTTGAATTTAGAGTGTTTCAATTTTTTATATTTCATCTTCTCTGCCTATTTCTTATAAATATCATATAACTATTAAATGTTATCATCTAATAGACTGTTTTCATTCAATATAGAAGTGTTTTTGCTTTTATTAAATAAATTTTTTGCTATAGAAAGATTTGACTCTCTTTTCAAAGCGTTTGTTCTTCTTCTAACATTATTACTTAATTTACCTTCTCTATTTCTAATTTCCTTACCAAGAGGATCTCTTCCTCTTGCAGAATCTTGTTGGCCTGATTTTGGTCCTTCATCTGGTCTGCCTACTTTGCCTTTTATTTCAAAAGCATTTGCATCTCCAGGTTCTCTTTCTTCTTCTTGATCTACCATTGCAAGAGCATGTGGTGTACCAAGTGATTCTTTAGAAACGGATGGATCATTACCTTCTTGTTCTAATTGCATTTTTCTAAATCTTTCTTTAGCATCTGCAATTACTTTTTCCCTTTCGGATTGAATATCTTCATCAGATAATTCGAATACATTTTTATAAACCCAATCTTCTGAAAGTATTTGAGTATCTTTTATTTCTCTAGCTAATTGTATTTTACTATTCCATAATTCAATTTGTTCTTGTTGATAAATCGTAGAAGGGTTTGTTAATTGCAAATCGAAATCTGCTAGATCTTCATCGTTATACCCTTGAGAATATAAATGTACAATTGCTATTTTTGTAAGCTCTGAAACTAATATTCTTTGTATTCTTTCTATCGTTCTTGCAAACCTAACGTCTTGTGCTGCAAGAGTTGCTTTACCTTCTACGCCTTCTTCATACCCAATAAAAGCTTTAGGTATTTTCAATGCAGCAAACATTCTTTCTTTTAGATAATTAACGTCATCGATACCTGTCCATTCCATACCCGAAAGTGTATCTATTTCTGTACCAGATTGACCACCTCTTACAGGTAAATAGAAATCTTCCATCATATTATTCATATTATATTTCAAATCGTATTGTCCAGTTTTAGTATCTACATAAGGAGTTTTCTTTGATTTATTTATAACTCTTTGCATATATGTATCTACTTCTGCTGGAGGTATATTACCTATATCAACTTTGAATATTCTTTTTTCTGGTGCTCTCATAATTCTATGGATCATCATTGCATCTTCCATAAGAGTTAGTTGTTTCCAACACTTTCTTGATGGCTCAATCATAGATTTACCATAAGGTAAAAAGTTTGTATCTGATAATAATCTAAAGTGAGCTATTTCATAATTATCATATTCTACTTTAGCAACTTTAGAATTGTAACCAGATTGTCCACCCATCGAAGCATCTTGTACAAATTGTACTAGCTCCGGATTGTTAGGGTCAAAATTTTCATGCCTATACATTTCATAACTAGATATAGGAGTTACACCAATTATACCCATCTTTTCAGCAATATCCAACTTCAAATAGAAGTCTCCATATTTACACATGTTACGAACCCATGGCCATAAGTTAAATTCAATATTTATTATATCGTAAAATAAATTGTGAAGAATTTTTTTCACTTCTTCATTTTTACTGTTGATAGTTAGTACATCACCAAACTCATCTCTTAAAGTAGATTCATCTGCATAGATATCTAATGCTGCTGATATAATTGAATCTTCATCCATTATTTCATAATCACCATATAGTTGTAATTTTAACGTGTGAAAGTTTGGATCATTAGCTGGATTAACTGCTCCCATTGTAGAATGCAGTTTACTAAACCTATCTATTAATCTGTTTGTTGAAAGTTTTTCTTTTGCTTGGGCTTTATTTACATCTATAACCTTTAGTTTATTATTGCCAATCCTACGGACAATAGTATTAGTTGAAAATAACCCTCTTAATCTATTAAAAAATGTATTGTTTTCCATTTTATTTCTAACCCTTTATAAAAGCCAAGTTAAGTCCTCTTCTTCGCGACCATTGTTCATTGTCCATTCGCTCTGTTGAGGAGTATTATTATATATGCCACTAGTTCTATTAAAGTTATTTAGTGCCAATCTATTTAACTCTATTCCTTCATTTCTTAGTTTCAATGCATGATCTCTAACAAATAAAGAAATTGCAAAAGCCATTACAAGGTCATCGTTATAGCCTCTTTGTGCTTCTGGCCTATTACCATTCCATACAAAAACAGTTAGTTCATCTACTAGTCTTTTTGACTTCACAGTACAGGACTTCTCTCTAAAATAAATATCAAGTTTTGATACCAAAAGCGGTCTTGTCCTAGATGATGTTGTAAACCCAGGAGTCATTTGTGACCGGTCTTTCATATCATAACCTTTTGTTAATTGTGTTGCTGGATCTGATACTCCTTCATGTTTATATGTATAATATAAATTTCTATAGCCTCTATCTATTGCAGGTTGTAAAGCTGCCCATCCAACGTTTGCATTCTCTATAACTAATAAAGCTTCATTGTATTCAGTTGCTACATTTACTAACATATTACCAAATTCTTTAGTACCAGGTTGACCTTTATACTCTGCAACTTGTGTTACAGTTTCTACATCTATTATATGAAATGTTGAAAAGTCTCCACCGTCTCCACGAGCAACATCGGCTACTATCATATAATCTCTAGAGTAATCAGGGTATTCCCATATCCAAAATTCACCATTTGGACCTCTTTGCTCTAATGGATCTTGGCACATACTTTCTTTATACCATTGTAATAGTTCACCAGATATTACTGAATTACCTGAAGATAGGAAATCACAATCACATTCTTGTGCTGCCATTGCTGCTCCTAGTAATTCATTTTGATCGTCTCTCCAAGCTTGATCTCTTTCTGGGTGTACTGTCCAGTGAAGCCTTATAGTTTGAAAAGCATTTTCACCATTCTCAGCTTTTACCCATTGTTTATGAAACCAATTACCCATACCATTAGGAGTTGATAAAGCAATACATTTACCACCAGTTGCTAATGTTTGTTGAGAAGATGCCCATATTTCATCTATGTGATCTATGAATGCAGCTTCATCCATTACTAATAATGATAGTGCTTCTGATCTACCTGCATCTGGAGATGAAGATATTGCTTTTATCTGTGATCCATTTTGCAATCTTAATGAAAGCTTATTATCTTCTGAAACTTTACCTTTTAACCATGATGGTAAATATTGATGCATAACTCTAACTTTTGTTACAAGGTTCTTTGCTACGTCTTGTTTTGTTGCAATTACTAAAACGTTAAAGTCTTCATTAAATAACATACACCATAGTGCATATCCAGCAGTTAATGTTGATATACCAAGTTGCCTAGATTTTAATATAATACTATAATCATGTTTAGAAATTTGATCTAAAGATTTTTCTTGAAACGGGTATAAATCAAATAATATTTTTCCTCTAGTTGGATGTTGTATATACCCATACTTTCTCATAAAGTGCATTGGATCAGAAGCGCACTTTTTATACTCGGAAGCTATTATTTGTTTTAGATTTTGTGCCATAATTATTTTTTACGTTTTTCGAATGAACGACCACCAAAATAAGCACCGATTACAGTAATCAATACTAGTTGTAAAAGATCGGTCCATTTTTCTTCTACTGTAAATTTAATTGCACCTGCATCTATAAATATTAATAGCATTGTGCATACTACTAAAAATATTAATACTAATGGTCTAACGTTTTTACTTAACCAAGAATCAGAATTCATATCTGCTGTCCAACGGTTTGTAATATTTTCTTCCATTTTAGTTTCGTAATCTGAAATTAATTGTTTCATTTTACGCTTTGCTTCTAGCTTTTCTTCTTTTGAAGTTGTAAGATTATCAAGTACACCACCAACTGATTCTACCAGTTCTCCGGCGCCACCTGAAAATAATTTTCCTAATCCTAGTCCCATAACTTTTTCTCCTTTTATTTATTTTTACGTTTTCCTACCCAAACAACTTTTTCATCTAAATCTACTGGTTCGTCTCTTAGAACTCTTTGAAATTCAGATTCAGCTTTTTGAACAACCTTGTGCATTTTTATTAATTGTTGTTTTAGCCTTTCTTTTGTTTTTGGATTCTTTTCAGCGACAAAAGCTTTTCTTAATTGTTGCTGTTTTAATTGCACATCCTGGTAAGCTTCTATAGCTTTTTGAAAACCTCTAGTTATTGAAGCTTCTTTAATTCTAATTAATTCTTCTTTTAAGATTTCCTTAATTTGTTTTTTACTTATTGCCATTTCTTCTTTCCATTATTTCTTTAATTTCTTTATCAAACTTTTCTCTTAATTGCTTTTCACTTTGACCAGATCCCCAATCTTCTATATCTCCAGCTTCACTAATCATAGACTTAGAAGTTCTATGCTTTAGAAAATCTTCATATTCACCAGAAACTTCTTTTAACCAAGATTGGAAATTAGCATCTTGTACTCCTTTCTTATACTTAAACCAATTGTCTCTTCCTTTCATTTTTATAGAAGTTTCAAATTCGGATAAGCAATTCATGCAAAACTTAAAGTGACTATATGCAAATTTATCAGCTTCGTGCTTCATTCTCTTATTGCATTTAGGACAACATAAAGGAACTGTACTTTCTACTCTTATCTTATCAAGTTTATTTATTGTCTGTTTAATTCCGTTTTTTATAGTCCAAGTTTTTTTGTTCTCTTCCCAAACATCACCTTCTTTTCTTACGATTCTTTTTTTCGTATATCCACTTCTTATTTTAGTTTTAGATGTATAGTTCCCAGATACTAAATTTCTCATTCTCTGAACTTTTGCATCATCTATTGCTTTTCTCATTATAACAACTCCCTTGCATGTTTAAGCCATTTTTTAGCTACTTTATTTTTTGGAGGTTTTCTTAAAAACTTATTTATACCAGATTTAACTCCAGGTGGTAATTTGTCTGATTCCTTTCCTTCTGTTGATACTTCTGCAAAATTTGAACCAAACATAGATTTATAAGTTTTCAAATTATCCATAACCGCTTGCCAAGATCTTTCAACTACCTTATCTAGCAATGTTCTTTCTTTTCTATTTCTATTTCTTTCTAAAGCAGTTTCTAAAGAAGTAGATACAAATATCATATAACAATCGTATCCTAAATCTTCTATTCTTGCTTTCTTTTTTCCAAGAGCATTTGACGAAGCTCCAGTTCCATCTATTATAATACCAAGCTTTCCATCTAAATAATTTTCCAATTGTTTCTTTGCAATCTTTACAGACTTAGCCATTAGCTTGCCGCCCATTGATCTTTGAGCATCAGTCATATCGTTTTCCGATGGAGGTATTTTATTTTTTGCTTTTAGATATTCATAAGCTGAATCTGAATTTACTATCTTTAACCCTGCTGTAGTTAGGCCCGATTGTACTTTATTCTTTGGTGGTATTCCAAATAATTTATTTATTACTGTTGATTTACCAGATCCTGGACCTCCAGCTAAGAATATAGCTTTGAATGCATGCTCGTTCTTTACAGCCTCTGTTAGAGGATTGCTTGAAGGTTTTACTGGTTCATCTATCTTATCGTTACTTGGAGTTTTCGAAGGTATTTCTTTTTTCTCTAAGTGATCTAAAAATTCAAAGCCAACCAATAATGCTATGTCCTTTATACGCTTTCTCCATAAAGAATACGCTTTAGTAAATTTGTAATCTTTACCACCTGCTGGAGTTGATTCTCCCGGTATACCAGCTGGAAAATATGTTGGCATATTAGAATTTGTATAACTAGTATCTAATGGGTTTTCACCAATTACAAAATTTATAACTTTCATTCCCATCTTTTCAGCTTGAGCTTTTGTAAATTTTTCATATTCTTTATATGACTTGTAAAAAGTTGTTGGCCCATCATCTACTTCAGCAGAACCTATAGAATTTACTTCTAGTAAAGAATTAACTTTACCAGTTGAAACGAAATCTACTATTTCATCTTCTAATATATTATCTGCTAGCCATTGACCTAAATTCATATTTTCTTCTTTAGTTCTAATTCTTTTTTTATCCATTTTTTAGCAATGTGATTTTTGATAGGTTTGTTTACAAAACTTGAAGCTGCTTTTTTAACCACTGATGAAAACTCTTTGTAAGTTGAATTGTCAACTATTAATATTTGACTTGCACCAAATAGCGTTTGGAATCTGCCTAAATTGTTTTGTACATCTTTCCAAGATTTTTTCAATATATCTAAAGGAACTTTTCTTGGTCTTTTATCATTTCTTTCTATTGCTACTTCTAAAGTAGTATTTACAAATATCATATAACAATCGTAACCGTGTAATTGCAATTGCTTTTTCATATTTGCAATTTTATCATAATTTTTTCCCGTTCCATCTATTAACATACCAAGTTTTCCATTTATATAACTGTGCATTCTTTTTACAGTTACACGTTTTGCTTGATTTCTTAATTCCATTGCTTTTGCATATTCGTCTGCATTCAAGGATTTTATATCTTGAGATAAACCGGCTTTATCTAAATAAGTTTCAAATGCCGAATCTGAATTTACACCCTTTAATCCTTTTGCAGAAACATAGGGCATTTTTTCAGGCATGCCAAACAATGTTGAAGCAGTATAAGACTTTCCACTACCAGGACCACCTGCAGTAAATACTGCTTTGAATATTCCTGGATCATAGACTCCTTCTGTTATTATGTCTTTTAATTTTATCATATAGTATAAATATCAGTCTATTAAGAGTAAGTTAGTACCAATCCTCTAAAGTTAGCTCCTGGTTGTAATACTACTCCTATCATCAAATAATTATTTCTAGTGGATTCATGCTTTGGTTTTTTAGCCGTTGTTGCATCTACTGGATATTCCATGCCTAGCAAAGTAAGCTCAGGAACAACGGTTTTCAATTTTCTAATAAACGTTATTGGGTCTGAGTTATAAGTTCCATCAATATTAATCCCTCTTAAGGTTACATAATTTTTAGCAACAGAGTTAGCTGGAGCAGTTGAACCAAAAGGAGCTACTGCTGTTAAGGTTCTTCCAATTGGTATTTGAACAGTAGCATAAATAGTAGTTGCTTTTTCTTCATTAAGATTTGTTAGATATATGAATTTAGGTCCAATTAATAAACTTACATAATCGTTAGTTTGATAATTGAATTCATTCATTAAAACCTTTTGAAATTGGGTTGTACCCATATACTGATTAGTAGTTATATTTGCAGATCCGTCAAAGCTTACACCATCTATTGTTCTTGCTGTTGCAAATTTATCTGCTAATCTTGGAAGATTTGCTCTTGAAGCATCCATTGGTTGCATACCATTTGTTGCATCAAAGCTTACAAACCCAACTGGTGATTTAGTTCCAGGGTTTCTAAATTCAATAGTATTTTGTGAAGTTATTATATGATCAAAGGATCCTGTTCCTCCTCCACCAGCCATTACGTTACCCGATGCAGAAATATCACCTGAAGCTGTTATTGACCCAGACATAATTGTAAAGTCTGAACCTCTTACTTGTAATTTTCCGTGAACAATTAATTCTTGTTTTGTATCTACCGCTGAACCTATTTGTAATAGTTTATGTGAAGCTGTAAAGCCGGGAGCTCTTAAACCAGTACCTGCGTTTATTAGACCTTGAGTAGTAATTGTACCCTTTGAACTAACTCCTCCAGAACCAGCTGACACTGTAACTGCTTCTACTTCTCCATCGGTTGCAATGCCTCCTAATGCTGTTACATTTCCAGAAGTTAGAATACCACTACCAGATACAGTTCCGGTTGTATGTATGTAATCTGTTATCGTTGTAGTACCAGTTCCGAACGAACCTGTTAATCCTGCAATTGTTGCACTTGAGCTTATATCACCAGAAGCTGTAATAGATCCTGACATTATTGTAAGTTCAGAACCCTTTTGTCTAATTATACCATGAATGATTAATTCTTGTCTTTCATTGTCTGGTGCTCCCAGTTGTAATAATTTATTTGATGCAGTAAAGCCTGGAGCTCTGAATTCTAGGTTCGTTTGTATTCTATTTGCAACAACCATGTCATCAGAGAATACACCCTTTGTACCATTTACAACAGTTCCAGTAATTTCCCCAGAGGATTGTATATCACCAGATGTTTGTATTCTATCGGTGATTGTAGTTGTTCCAGTTCCGAATGAACCAGATAAAGCTACTACACCAGCGCTTGTACTTATATCAGAAGATGCCGTAATAGAACCGGACATCATAGTAATATCAGATCCTTTTATTTGCAATTTACCAAAAACAATTAATTCTTGTCTTTCATTATCTGCTGCTCCTAATTGCAATAATTTTGCTGATGCAGTAAAGCCCGGTGCTCTTAGACCTTGTTGAGATGTAATAAATTTTGAAGATTCTATAGTATTAAAACTTTCAAGTGCTCCTCTTACAGACATAGCACCCATTGTTGCTTCTGTACTACAACTTATTATAGAAGCTGTGACTGGTGCATCGAATCTTGCCTGATCTCCGGAAACTACGAACTGATCATCTACATCTAAAACTCCTATTTTTGTTTTACCAGAAGAATCGTCTGCTGCTTTAACTTGTAAACCGTTACTTGTATCAAATTTTAACGATCCCATTTTAGCACCAGTTCCTTTATTTCTAAATTCAATAGTATCACCATCTGTGATTATATGGTTGAAAGATCCTGTTTCTGTAATAATCTGTCTACCAGGTCCAGACATTGAAATGTCAGCAGAAGCGGTTATCGACCCAGACATAATCGTTAAACCAGAACCTTTTTGTTGTATCTTTCCGTAAACTATTAATTCCTGTTTTGTATCAACTTCTGAGCCTAATTGTAATAATCTATGGGATGCTGTGAACCCTGGTGCTGCTATTGAATTTGCTGTTATTGCTCCACTAGATAAGATGTTTCCACTAGTTCTAATTGTACCACTTGCACTAATATCACCTGATGCAGTTAGTGGTCCTGTAAACTCTGCATTACCCGTAGAAATTAAAGTTTCAGTTGCAGTTATAAATTTACTTTTTAATTTACCTTCTGCATCATTTTCATCTTTTACTTGTAAACCATTTGTTGAATCAAACTTTAACGAACCTTCTTTTGCTCCAGTCCCTGCATTTCTAAATTCAATAGTATTTCCGTCTGTAATAATATGATTGAAAGATCCTGTCCTAGTTATAATACTACTGTCTCCAGACATTGAAATATCTGATGAAGCCGTTATAGAACCAGACATAATAGTTAGGCCTGATCCTTTTTGTTCTATCTTTCCATAAACTACTAATTCTTGTCTTGTATCTACCGCTGATCCCAGTTGTAATAATTTATGAGATGCAGTAAGTCCCGGAGCTTGAAGTCCAGTTGTTGTACTAATAAAGCCTGTAGTTTCTATTCTATCTGTTATAGTTGTAGTATTAGTACCGAATGAACCTGTTAAAGCTTGTACAGCTGCAGAGGTTGATATATTTGCAGAAGCTGTTATCGACCCAGACATAATCGTAAGTTCTGAACCAACAGATTTTATTTTACCATAAACAAGTAAATCACCACCTAATATATTTGTAGCATGGCCGATATCGCTTTGACTAATAACTGCTGAAGCTGTTATTGGATGATGAGTTCTTAATGGGTGTAATACTTCTACTCTATCAAAATCTGAACCTGCTGCAGTATCTCCTATATAAACTATATTTGAATTTTCAGTTAAAATTGAAACATCGTTTAGATAATACCCTTGTCCATAAATATTTGCACTTGAACTTATATGTCCTGATGCTGTTATGTGGCCTACACCTGGATTAATACTTATACCCGTATTAGAACCACTCATTATTGCTAATGCTCCTTGAACTCCTCTTAATCTTACTTCATTAGCTGTTTCATCAGCAAATTGAATTGAAGCACCATTCGGAAGAAATGCCGAATGAGCATATACATTACCACTTGCACTTATATTACTTGAAGCTGTTAGGTTTGTTGTAGCTACAGAAAATATATTTCCAAATGTGTTATCAATATTTGAAGTAATAAAACCGCCAACTGATAAATTTGTTGCGATTTGTGCATTTTCCGTTATGATATTACCACTTGAACTTATATTACCAGATGAAGTAATTGCTCCATTTACTGTAAGACCTTTATTAGCTGTAATCGTAACTGATTGTTGAGCATTTTGACCTTCAACTATTAATGTTTCTTGTGCTTCATATCCTCCGATAGCACAATTGTATCCTTCCGCATGTTGCAAATATAAAATTCTTGAAGCATTTACATTAAGATTACCTATACTACTGTGACCAGTGTTAGCTATGGTTCTTGAACTATGACCTAAATATAAATTACCACCTTTAAGATCTGCACTTGTAGATATATCACCGGAAGCAGTTATAGAAGGCGTTTTAAGGTATGAGGTATTTTCAAGGGCTAACCCAGTTCCAGATATACCAAAAAATTTGTTAGATCCGCCAAATTCTCCAAAATAAAGTCTGCCAGAAGATAATATATTATTAGCTTCAATTAAACCGCTAGATGATACTGCTGATGAAGTAATAGCTCCCCCGACAGATAAATAACCTTCTACATCAACGTTAGCTCCTGATCCTAATTGCAGATTATTATTTGTTACTGATAAAGCGTAACCAACACCTCCCCAAGTTATTGCTCCTCCGTTTGGTAATCTTAGTCCACTTGAAGAAACAATACCAGATGCGCTTATTGCAGTTGTTGATATTACATTACCAGGAGATTCTATTACAAATGATCCAGCTTCGTCTGGGATGGAAATAAGCTTGTTTGAACTGGGAGTCCAACTTATAGATTGAGAATACGTTCCAGCATTATTGTATAAATTTAATTTAGGTAGTACTAATGGCCCAGAAGTTTTTATGTTTACTTTACCAGTTACTAAATCTATTTCACCTGTACCAGCTGGGTTTATTTCTATGTTATTATTACTATTTGTAGTTATAATCTTTTCGGTATTTACTGCAGTACTTGCGCTTAAAGTACCTTTAACGTTTACACCTCCTACATGAGTTTGCAATATATCCTCGTCTTGTATAGTAATATTTATATTGTTACCATCCCAATAGATTTTTTCAACGTCTTGATTTGTTCCACCGAACCAAGCTATCTCTTGGTTTCCAGCATTAGTATTAAACAATGTAATATCTGATGTAGTTACTCTACCACTTGCGCTTATATTGCTTGCTGTAAGTGGTCCTGTAACTTCAAAGCTATTTGCAAAACTTGCGGTTTCTGCATATGAAGAAGATAGCTCCTTTAATATCTCGACTGAAGATGAAACAGCATATGAAGATGTTACTCTTAACAGTGGCACTAAAGATCCTGTACCATCTGCAACTGCTCCGCTCGATGATAATTGCAAAACCCTTTGATAAGTGTCTTGAATATTTTGGCCTGTAAAGTCGTCTGATCCAGCCATTTATAACCTCTATTTACGTTTTTCTAATATCTTTACTACTTTCTCTATAATTGGCGTTTTTTGATTATCATTTATAGGATTAGCTTGGATATATTCAGCTACTATAGTATTAACCTCAGTTTTCTTTATAGAAAGATTCTTAATGTTTATATTTTCTTTTATTAACATTTTTAACAAATTAATTACATGTTCTTTTTCTGTTAACGTTGGTTGTGATAATATTTCTACTTTTGAGTTATTTTCTACTAAAGAAGGAGAAGATTGAGATTTAACTTCTACTGTAACTTTTTTACTTGCTTCTACTTTGAAAGTAGATTCCCAAGGTGTAAAAAATGTATCTTCAGCAATTACTTCTAATTTAATAGATCCTTTGCTATTTTCATCTATTAAACCCTTTAATCTTTTAACGGGTACACTAACATTACCAGACTCAGAAATTTTACCATTAAACATTATATTAAAATCTTCTGCTTCAATTACCAACCTAGCTTTAGACTTTTTTAATGAAGCTCCTTGTAACTCAATTTTTGCTTCAAAGTTTTCTATTTTATCAGTGTATAATTTGTACATGTCTTTTTATCTCCTCGGCTATTATTTCTATGTCTTTTACTTTAAGATGTAAGCTTTTAACTTCTTTTTCTTCGTCATAGATTTTTGTACCGTTTTTGTGCATTATTAAACGGACTAGTTTCTTTTTTTTCTTCTTATCTAACTTTTTAACTAATTCTGGAGCTATTGCTCCTCCAGTGGTAGTAACCTCTTCTATTATCTGTACTAGATCCCATAGATGAGGGTTATCATTCCACTTAAAATTAGCTTCTTCCCATTTTACTTTTTGTGCCATATATAAATATCATCTAACCTTTCTTATAAGGGAATTTCTTATTCAATAGTTCCTGTCTTTCGTCGCAGCCACAATCATTACCAATAGTTTTTTTAACTATTTTTTGAATACCTGTAGCTTTTGTTATTTTTGCTATAGTATCACCCAAACCTTTAGATTTATTCTCTTTCATTATTTAGCCTCTAATGCTATTATTCTAGCTTTCAAATCTTCTATAATTACTTGTTGTTCTTTAATTGCTTCTACAAAATGACCAGCTAGATTTGCATAAGATATACTTTTTGCATTATCTATATTAGAAGTTGGTGTATTATCAGGGCTGTCATTTTTTGTTGCCAATTTTGTTTCAGTATTAACTAATTCTGGAATTACAGTTTCTGTTTCTTGAGCTATCATACCAAAAGATTTTACACCAGGTGTTGAGGATTTATCGTTCCAAGTAAAGCTTACCCCTCTTAACTTTTTTATTGTATCCAATGAACTTTCAATAGTTTTTACTTCTTCCTTTAACCTTTCATCTGAAGTTTGATTGTAAGTACCTGTAGCATATACAGTTCCATATTGATTAACGTAGAATACTGGCCAATGGCTAGTGCCCGAATCGTCTCTGTGTTGTTGTATTCCTATAAAATTAGTATCTGTATCATAAAAGAAATAAGCTCTTTGCGAATGTTCGTTTCCATAATCAAACAATTTTATATAAGCTCTATCTTCATTTCCTTGAGCCATTTTCAAATAATCATGATTACCACCAGACCCAGCATGCGTCCAACTTATTTGACCATTACCAGCTTCGAAAAGTATATCTCCTCCAGCTTTCAATGTAATATCATTTTCAACGTATAAATTGCCATCTCCTGGGTCAGTAGAAGTAGTCCCTACTCTTAATGCATCTATTCTAGCATAATCGTTTACATATAAATCATTGTCAATAGTAACATTTCTAGATGTATCTATACCTATTGCACGTAAACTACCCATAACATATGATTCATAAATACCAAAGCTATTTCCATCGCTATTGTCTTGTCCAATTGTCCAGTATTGGCTATCGCATCTAAAGCTTATTCCTGCATCACCTGATCCAATATTCCAACATAATATTTGAGGTCCATAACTTGTATTACCATTATCACCTTTAACCGTAAGAAACCCTAAACTTCCTTGATCGGCCTCTATGTCTTCCATGTGAACTGCGTTGTGGAAATAATTTACATCTCCTACATTGTCTGAAGATTCTACTAACACAGGTGCTCCAGCCGAAGCTGCAAATTTATACCTATGCCCATTTGTCATTGTTACTGTTGCCATTTTATTCTCCTATTATGGTTGTGCTTCCCTTACTGCGTTCATTGCTGTAAACGAACTATTGACGACACCGTTATCAAAACCTGTTACAGTTGTAATTACATCTATTACAATCTGAGATTCAACTGATGCAGAAGAATTAACTAAATCAAACCCCTTAATTTTTCCTGGGTCTACATCTAAAATCATATGCATAATTCTTTCTCCACCTTGAGATCCATCAAATACTAAATTGTAGCCATCGCCATTTGCTCTTCTATAAGAAGATAAATTTCCAGAATCTACAGTTACTACTTTAGTTGCAAAGTTTGTAGCTGTTGCGGACCCAGATAATAGCATGCTTGATGCAGTTATTTGCCCATTTGATTTTAATATCGTTGAACCACCATCAACTGAAGTTGTTGAAGTTATCGATGAAGCACCAATTGTCCAGCCTGCAACTTTACCGGCAGAAGCTGTTAGTGCTCCTGCTTGGTCTACTTGGAATGATGGAGATGAAGAACCACCAAGTCTAATTATTCCATTGTCTAAATCTAATTGAGAACCAGCTGATGCTGCCCAATTGTTAGAGTGTATCTTTCCAGTTGTTATTTTATCACCAGATATAGTTGTCCCAGCAGAGTTAGGTCCGGCCGGTAAATTAAATAACGCTCTTGCATTATCTGCTGTCAATGCAGACTTATATACACGGAACTCAGACATATAACCTGTAAGGTCATTAGTTGGTGATCCAGCAGCTGAATCTAATTCTCCTCCTAATAGAATTTCATCTATCTGGCCTGAATCTAAATTGGCTGTTTCTACATTGGCAGTAGTATAAGCACCTACATATTCACCATCAATATATAGTTTAGCTTGAGAACCGTCTGCCATTACTAGTACTATATGGTGCCATTGGTTTGTAAATTCAACTCCAGATGCCAATGTTCCAAGAGATACTTGATTTACAATTAGTTCGGTTAGATTATCCGTTGAACCATCATTCATAACCCAAATTAAATCATTATTTCCACCATCATGAAAACCAAATGGTATTATATCACCTGCATTGCTTGTTTCCTTAATCCAAAAAGATAAAGATATATCCATGTTAGAAGTTAAACCAGCTTTTAATGCATTTATATCTATTCTAGAATCTGATCCATCAAATTGAGCGGCTCCTGGTAATGGTCCTGCAGATGTTCCTGCCACAAATGTTGTTCCTCCAGATATACTTCCAGCATCATCTTCTCCATGGTAATCGTTACCCGAATAATCTAATACTCTATCATTACCATTATCTGTTGTTACAGAATTATGCAAAGGGTAATACCCAATTAAATTTTCTTCAGAAGGGAAGTCCATTATAGAAGCTGTTAATGCTCCACCAGTTACTGTTATATCTCCAGATATATTAGCACCAGTTGCTGCTAATACTCCTGCTTTTGTTACACTGAATGGTGCTGACCCGGCAGTTGCGTTACCTGCCCATAGTCTATAAGTTCCATCTTGTGAATCTAGTTTTACAATATCATTAGTTGTACCCAAAGTTAATGAACCAGCTGAATCTATCTCTGCGTTGTTTTTAGATAATTTGTCTGAGGCTATTGTCCAACCAGCTATTGTACCAGCAGAAGCTGTTAATGCTCCAGTTTCATCTACTGCAAAGTCTGGTGCAGATGAGCCTCCCAGTTTAATTGTTCCATTATCTAAGTCTAATTCAGAGCCAGCTGATGCTCCGTAATTTGTTGATTGAACCTTTCCAGTTTTAATTCTGCCACCTTCTATAACTGTTGTTCCACCTACAGTTCCTGCTGGCGATTGGTATAAAGCAGAGATTTCATTGTCTGTTAATTTGTAATGGCCAAAAACTCTAAGCTCATCGATAGATCCAGTATAACAGTATATCCCATCACCAGAAACAACTCCTGATGTTTGTCTAAAGCTAGAAGTTATTATTGCACTATCATTATGAGATGCTCCAATACCACTAAAACCCGAGTAAACTATACCGCCACTGTCTATATCCGGGTGGCCTGTTTCAGTTGCTTGATGTACTCCGTTTATATAAATACTTGCAGTACCATGATATCGTGATGCTGCAACGTGAGTCCAAACGCTAGATTCTATAGATGCAGAAACTTTTAATGTGTCATAATTATTTGAAGAGCCCTCCCAAGCTGTCCACCAGATATGGCTACCTGAAATATATAAAGCGTCTCCATTTGATCCTCCTCCAGCTTCCCATACTATTTGAGGTTGAGTATGTGCAACATTTTCAGGTTTTACCCAAACAGATATACTTGCAGAGTGTAGCGGAGTCGTTGAACCACCAGGATAATACCATTCTCTATCTTCTATTTCTATACGAGTACTTTTACCAGATTCAAAATTTATAGATGTACCACCAGTTATAAAGTTTCCACTTCCAGATACCCAACATTCATTTGCGTTTACAATAGAACCACTAATATCGTTTAAGTCTTGTCCTACTGTGTTATATACTATTGTTCCTGCTCCTACGTTAAAATCGTAATGATAAGATGGTGTGGTAGTAGGTAAAGCCGGTAAACTTGCTACTTCTATTTTACCAGAAAAATATCCATTCTGTGTATATAAACCATAACCGCTTACGCCATCGCTAAATTTAGAATCGGTAACACCAGATAAATCTCCAAGCCTTGCTTTTAGATCTACATCATAAACATCAGAACCCGTTCTTTCTACTATGTCTATGTATGGTGTATAGGGATCATTAGGGTTTGCGTTTAATCTAATATAACCAGTTCCAAGTTTACCAGTAGAAACTATTACTTGTGAACCTGAATAACTTTGAGCAGATGAACCACTATCTCCAAGTGAACCAGATGTTCCTGCAAATGAAGTACCTAATCCTCTTTCTACATATATAGCACCAGTTAAATCGTTTTCTGCATCCCCGTATCTAGAAGATGAAATTACTTTCATATATTCAGTTGCAAAACCTGTACTATTCATTTTCTTTGCTGATAGTATTTCACCATTTGCAAAACCAGTAACATTAACTACTGACATTGTTGTTTCATTAGGAGGATACTCTGAAGAAGTATACCCGGAAGGTTGCAATGTTGTTGGAAATACAGACCCAGTTAATGTTGTAGAATTTGCAACATATAATTGACCTCCTACTGCAGTTACTGCTTCTTTTTCAAATACAGCTGTTGAAAGTGTCCCTCTAATTCTTGCGTTTTCTACTTCAAGGAAACCTCCCGATGCAGCTGTTAATCTAAAACCAGTTCCCGGAACGTTAGATGCAAAACCATCTGATTCTATGGTTCCATCTTTTTTAATTATCATTACTCCACCTTGCAGCTTTTCATTAGTAAAATCCCATCCTGCAATTTGATTAGTAGATCCTAATTGGAATACTTTTGTAGCTGAACCAGAATTTGCTTGGATACCATAATTAGCATCATCCGTATAGTACATTCTAACTTTATGTTGATTACTCGGACCTGTTACTATAATTTCAGGAGATGCATCTCCTTTTAGTTCTATGTGTTCTCCAATTGATGCAAGGTCGTCTCCATTTATATTCCAACTTGCAATTTTACCAGCTGATGCTGACATTCTACCATCTGCAGAAACTTTGAATTGAGATGAGCTTATAAAACCAGTAGGATCAGAAGTTTCTGCTGATGAAGATATCATCCATTTGCTACCAGCAGAGGAAGATATATACCCATTTGTAGAATTTAATTCTAATGGTCCAGAATGCAATTTACCAGTCTCTATTGCCCATCCAGCTATCTCTCCTTCATTAGCAGTTATCTTTCCTTCAATGTTTGCAGCAGAAGCTGTCATCTGTCCAGAAGATCTTACCTTAAATAATGAACTTGAAATAAAGCCTGCTTCGTCAGCTGGGTCTGCTGATGAAGATATTAACCAACCATCTCCAGCAGATGAAGATATATAAGCATTAGCAGAATTTATCATTAATGGACCAGATGTTAATTTTGCATTATCAAATGCCCAGCCTGCAATTGTATTTCCAGTGTTGTTAGGGTTACCTAATCCAAATACTCTATTACCATCTTCCTTACCTTCTATTCCCCAATTCGAATCAGCACTAAAAAATAGATTTATATAGTTATCAGATGGCGAGCTAGTACGATTTATTCTAATTCTTGGGTGGGCATCTGCTTCTAAAAATATACCAGCTTCTGAAGCTATATTATCATTAGGTGCACTTAAAGTTTTATCAGAAATTATCCATCCACCAATTTTTCCAGCACTTGCTGTTATTGCTCCAGCAGTATCTACTTGAAAACCAGAAGATGAAATATGAAAAGGTCCATCAGAATCTAATTCAAAGGTTCCTGCAGAAGCTGATAGAATGTCTGTTCCTATTACCCATCCCCCAAGTGTACCACCAGCCGTAGCCGTAATAGACCCTTGCATTGTTACATTACCAGTATTTGACAATTCGAAATTAGAAGATGATATAGCAATCTTACCATCTCCAGAACCAGATAAGAAAGCATCACTACTTCCTAAGAAAAACGTATCGGTTCTAATATCTAAACCTGAACCAGCAGAAGATGCAGAGTATCTAAAATAACTTTCTGAATGTAATACTGCTTCTAAACCTATACCGTCGTAATCTGTGTCCGGTGCTCCCCCCGATCCGGTTAAGGTTTTGGAGCCAGACCAGAACATCCAACCAGAAGTTCCTAAAGAAGAACTTGCAGCTTTGAATCCTTGATAATTTAATGTTCTTAAATTTGCCATTTTTTATGCTCCTATCTGTCCGTCAAATATTATACCTTCACCTAAAAATCCTTCTCCATTTATATAAGTATTTCCACCTGCAAAATCTATACTTTCAGATACTAATATTAAATCTGCTCTTACTCCGTTATAATCGAAAAATTCAAATTTGAAATCTAATACATCATCCTCTTGATATTCTGGTACTCTTGCTTCTATTATAGTATGATTCGGTGTAAAGCCATCTTCAGAAATAGCTTTTATTGAAACTTCGCTTATTAACCATTTTCCAAAGTGAACTGCAAACACTGGAACTACAAAACCGTCGTGATCTGCTGTAAAAGTGTAAACTACATTGTCGCTATCATAAGCTGGTGCAGAGTTTTCCGTAAAGTCTGGTATTGACAAAGTAGTTGTTGATGTAGCAGTTGCAATCGTACTAGATCTTGGTATATTTGCAACTTGTGCCATAGGTATACTTGGTCCAGCCATATAAGGTCTGCCAATTAGTGAAACCGGTGCTACATAAGGAGCTCTTAATTCGTTACTGTCCATTCTTCTACCCAAGTCCGCTGAACCTATTGGATCATAATCAACTCCAGACCCAGACATAAACACTTTCATATATTCTCTTCCTACATCTGAACCATCATCTACTTCTGCAAAGGCTCTTGCTTTGAAAGACACTTGATATTCGCAATTTCTAAAAACCTCAACTGGTTTTTTACATCTTACTCTAACATATTGATTATTACGATTAGATTCATTAGCTAAATCTTTAGATCCAGATATAATCATACCTTCCATTAAAACTTCAGAGTCTGCTTTTAATTCTGTTGATCCTCCTGCTTTAGTAGATGTTGCTGCCCAATAATCATCTATTGTACTTTGGTTTATAAATCTACCAGTTCTTTCTAATCTAAAAATGTTAGAAGGGTTTGCAAGCAATTCTCTTTGTTCAACTATCTCGTCTGCTAGTATATCCCAAGTTTGCATACCATGAGATTTCATACAAGTTTTAACTCTGTATACATCCCCAGCCATTGGTGCTAAGTTACCCATAACTATATTTGCATAAGAAACAAGATTGTAATTGTTTTCTGTATAAAGCGTTGGTTCACCTTGCCAACTTGCAGAGTAAGCAGTAGCTGCCATTTGTGTAGCTGTGTGTGTTGCATAAATAGATTGAGGGAAAGAAGATACAGCAGGTGTACCTCTTGAAGTTGTACCAGGTTGAGTATAACTATATTCAAATGAATAGGGTTTATCAACTATGCAAGTAGTAGTATTTACAACAGATACTATAGAACAAGTGTAATCTCTAGTGTTTGGTTGACCATTTTGTTTTAATGCTGGAACTGTAATTGTGACATTAGGTAAAGCAGGCGTGTTACCAGAAGAAGGGTCTGGAAACATTAAAGTTCCACCAATCATTGAAGAACTAAATTGAAAGTTACTAGATTGAATTGTTGTTTGAGGTGGTGTACTATAAGAATATCCGCTATTTGCTGCTTGTCCTCCTCCGCCTCTTGTTGCTCCAACGTTATTGTAAGTTTGAGCTGGCGTATGAGTGTAAGTAAATGTAGAAGATTCTTGTGCATCAGTTATAGTGTTAAAACCTAAATCTTGTGAAAAAGATTCGCTTAAATAAGGTTTTACATTTTCTGTTATTGTTATTCTTGGTTGATGACCAAATACTATAGGTGTAGTATTAGGTTTTGAAGGATCAACATATATTTCTCTTGACCACTTTACATTAGGTCTTCCTTGAAAAGAACCTCTTACAAATCTACCACCAGGTCTTCTAGTCGCTGTTCCTCTTATAGTAACAGTTGCAAGACCAGTTAAATCTTCTGGATAAACGTATATAGATATTAATTTTCTATTAGAATTGTCTGTGTAATTGTTTACTTCGTGATATATAGGTTCTACGCCATTTTCTGGCATAATTTCTATTTCTACTATACTACCTCTTAATAGTAAATCAGAGTTACCACTAAGTCTAAACATATTTTTACCAGCATGTAATTGTGTTGGAAAATCGGACACTTGAAAATACTGAGATTCGTACTTATTATCTACTATAAGTACAGGTGTCTCAGCCAAATATTTTCTTGAACTTCTTTTTCGTCCCATGAGTTTCTCCGATATATCAACAATAGTCTATCTAATGTTTCATATATAAATATAGAGCTAGTGAATAACGTTGGAGAATTCGCCTTTCCTATTTATCTCTATTAAAGAATCTGTTACATCTTTTAGAGATTCTATATGAGAAATAATTATTATGTAATCAAACTCCGATTTCAAATAACTAAACATGCTTTCCATTGAACTTAAGTTTTCAGAATCTAATGTTCCAAAACCTTCGTCTATTGCTAAAAAATTCGGCCTTGGTAAATTTGAAACGTTTATTAGTGCAACACGTATTGCTAAAGAAGATATGAACTTTTCCATACCAGAAGTTAATTCTAAAGACCACTTTTTATTGTCGTAAACGATATAGGTTAAAACTGATTTACCGTCTACTTCAAATTCTATAGTAAAGTCAACCATCTGAGAAAGTATAGTGTTAACTTCGTCTTGTATATATGGAAGGACTTCTGAAATTATTTCATAGGGTATACCGTCTCTTTGAATTGCTTCTAGGTAATATTCATATGACTTTAATTTTATTTCCAATTGATGAGCTTTTTCAATTGTATTATTTATAGTTTCAATTTTAGTTTTCCATAAACTAACAGAAGAATGTTTTTCAACTAGGTCTTCTTCCTTTAATTCTAAGTCAGCTTCCCACTTTGTTTTAGATAACTCTTTCTTTGCAATTTCTTTATTGACTTTTTCATTAAAAAGGATAACCTCTTCATTTTCGTAATATTTCTTTATATCTTTATCTATAGCTCTTATTTCAGATTTGCAACGTTTTATATTTGACTTCCTTGTTACAGTCTTAACTTTTATTTCAGATTGATAAACTTGTATAGTTGAAACCTTTTTTTCTAATTTTGCATACTCATCTATCAAATCTTCAAATTCTCCATAAGATTCTAGTTTTTGATTGCACTTAGAAATATCTTTCATTAGAGCTATGTATTCAATTTTGCATTGATCTATTTGCAATTTTATTCTTTCTGCACTTTTTACAAAAGAATTATTTTTACAAAAGTCACAGTTGGGGTCGAATGTACCTATTGCATCAAGTTTTTCTTTAGCATTTTTAACTTCAGACTTTAACAATTTTAATTTAGTATTTAACTTTTGCATTACCTTTTCATCAGCTAAATAGTTTTTTTGGTTTGCTTTTGCTTTTTCAATATCTATTTTGGAAAGTTCTAAACTAATATTTTTATACTCAACTTTATTTTTTTCTGTATAGTCTTTGTATTTATTAAGTTTACTTAAGTCTAATACCGCTTCCTCTTCAAGTTCTTCTTTTCTCTTCTTTAAGTCTACTATGTCTAAATCCTTTTTAACTTTTCTCAAAGATTTGTACAATTCTTTAAGCTCTTCGTCTTTGTCTTTTATATTAGATTTTATTCTAGAAACAGTTTTACTAGATTGCTTGTATTCTGCTTTACTATCTTTTAGTTGGTCTTCTGCTTCTATTAACTCGGAATCATAATCAGTCTTATTAAAATCTTTTAATAGTATTTGAACTTCTTTTATATCTTCATTTGCTAATTGATATAATTCTTCAAATACGGTTATATCTAAAAATTGAGAAAGCAACTCTTTTCTTTCTGTTTGTGTTTTTTCTATAAAGCCTGTATTATTACCTTGTACAGATAAAGCCGTTAAAATAAAATCTTCGTATTCTCCAACTATACCCCTGATATTTTTGTCGGTGTCTCTTCTTTGTTCACCATTCAAATCGACCCTTTCTCCACCTTCATCGATATACCAAAAGTCAACGTCAACTCTAATCTTTGTATTATTTCTTCTTCTCTTAGCAGTTCTTTCTATATAATAGTCTACCTCTTCTATCTTAAAATGCAACTTACAAGAAAAAGTTGATTTTTGAGTATTCATTATGTCATCAGCTTTTTTTCCTCTACTGCATCTATCAAATAAACAAAAAGACAAAGAATCTAATAAAGCAGATTTACCTATATGATTTTGTGCAAATATTCCAATTAAACCATTTAACTTTTCAAAGTTTACAACGTTACCCGGTCCATATGAAAACATATTTGAAAATTCAAATTTTACAGGTTTCCAATCTATACCCCTACCTATTTCTATATCTGACAAATTATTATTCAAGTTTCTATTTATAGACTTTATCTCAGATAATATGCTTGGTTCTATTTCGTGGTTTTTATTCAAGTATTCTTCTATCATTTCGTTTTGATACTCTACATTACGAACGTCTTTGGTTATTCTTCTAGAAGATTTATTTTCCGATGAACCTTTTATTTTATCTTCTCTAATTATTATTACATCTTGAACTTTGCATTTTTTTCTTATTTCTTTTACAACTTCTTTTATTTGTGCTTGAGTTGTATTTACAATCTTAAACCTTAATCTAGGATATTTTGGTATATCACTTAGGTCTTGATTTATAATACCATCTTTTATATGGATTGTGTAATATCCATATTCATTTTTTATACTAAATTCTTCGTAACTTTTAGTTTTAACATCCCAAACTATATAGCCATGATTTTCATAAGCTTCACCAAAATTTTGTTGTATCAAACTACCAGCATAACAAATGGTTTTTTCTTTATTTAGAAATTGTCTTTTGTGTATATCACCAAGCAAGACTAAATCGTAATCTTCAAATAAATCTATTTTATGTTCTTCATTTGCTACCTTAAAGCCAGCGTCAGTTGCTGATGAGTCTATAGCTCCGTGAAACAAGGCTATTTTATTTTTTCCATCTATATCTTTTGCTTTAATATAATTGCTTACCTCATCTGCAATTTCAAATACAGAAAAGTTGCAATCTGCAATTCTGTATACATCGGTCTTATCTAAGTAAAATAAATTTTTATGATTTAAGTTCTTAACTATAGGAGACAGTGTATCTAGTCTCGTATCGTTGTTTAGATTGGTGTCATGGTTACCTTTGATAAGTATAGTAGGTTTTATGTCTGCTAGTTTCTTTAGAAATTCTGAGGTTATCTCTATTAGCTCTGGTGATATATCTGTTTTGTTATGTACTATATCTCCCGCAATATAAATCAAAGAATTGTTAGGTAAAGCCTTTGCAGCTTTATACAATTCTTTGAATATTGACCTATATTCTTTGTGACGTTGGTAATTTCTTATATGAACGTCTGCAATGTGTAAAATTTTATTTACATTTTCAAAATCGACTTTAACATGCTGCATTAATTTTATACTCCATTATCTTACCGAAAGTTAATTTCTTTGATTCACTGATCAATCTATTAACTACGTCTTTTCCTAATTCACTTGGATCTTTTCCTGGTAAATCTATTAGATGTACATCTATACCATTACCCATAAAATATTCTGAATGTTTTATTGCTGCTTTCTTTGCATCAGAATCTAGTATTATATTAATCCTTTTAACTTTATTTTCTATTATCTTTTTACTTAGATTATCTGGTAATATTTTACCGAATAGAGGTATTGTATTATCACCAGTTGCTATTGCATCAAAAGCTCCTTCAACTAAATTTATATCTTTTTTCCAATCTATTAACATATCAAAACCTACTACGTCTTTTGAAACATTAGGGTTTTTGTGTTTATAATTTGTTTCATAAAAAGCTCTACTTACAAAGTAATTAACTACGCCGTCTGCGTCATAGCTTGGTATTATTATCATACCATTATATTCACCATTTTCTGCGTAGCCTATATTATGTCTAAGTATGTCTATTTTATTTAATCCTCTACCTTTCAAATAATGTATTGCATTTTTATAATGAGGAGAATTTATATTACCATTTAATAGAGGAATAAATTCTAATGGCAAGGAAACATAATCGTCTCTTTTTTTATTTACAATTGCAAAAGATCTTTCACCAAGTATATCGTTTAATTCTTCTATTTGTTTTGAATTAGCATTTAGCTTTTTAAGCAGTACAAATAATTTTCTACCTTTAGCATTACAATGCCAGCAGTGCCATTTTTCACTTATTAAGTTTACGCTAAGTTTATTTTTTGGGTGTTTACAAAAAGGGCATTTGTGCCAAACATCGCCTTTATTCTTTTCAGAGCCTCTACCTAGTAGAGCTGCTAGTAACCTCTTTAATCTTGATTTTTTCATTTACTACAATATAATAAATTTTTTGGACTTATCCAAATTATAACGCAATTTTATTTATAACGTTTATAGTTTCTTTGTCTAGATTTACTCTTGCAAATCTTCTTGGTCCTATGCAATCATTATAGAACTTGCTTGAGTTTGCTACATGAAATTTATGATGTAAATTTTCTTCTATATAATTAACTTGACCTTTCGTTTTACCAAAAGCTAATATCTTGAAATTAAATTGTTTTTTATTTTTTTGAATGCTTTCTTGTAAAGTTTTGGAACTGCCTATATAAGTTCTCCAATCTGAATCCTTTCTTATGACTTTTCTTCTTTTACTTCCTTTCTTTTTAACTCTTCTAGTTTTGCCAAAGTATTTTCTACCAATATACATTTTACCAGTTTTATCGTTTGTAATTAAATAAACAAAACCAAATACGCCTTCAGGCGCTTCTTCTAGAATTTTATTTTTATATAACCAATGACTCATTTTATATTGTTGTATCAAATCTTATTTGAAAAGTGTTATCATAATCATCTTGATTTTTTATAGGTTGAGCTAATTTTCCAACTGCTACTAATTCGTGACTATCATTATACAAACCTATAGTTGTGATATAAGGGTTAAATTCTGAATGAGTAGTATATGCTTGTAAGTTATCATTTCTTGCATCAAACTTTTCTCTTGCAGTTGGATTATACGTTGCATTAAATTCTCCATCTAATATATTGCAAATATAAAGATGTTCTTTTATTTTATGTGTACCTTTGAAAGTTATCTTTTCTGTTGCATCATTACCCCAGTTAACTTGATAACTTACGCCATCTGTATTGTTTGGCGTAGTTATGGTTGCTATACCATGTTCATAGAAAACATTTCCAACGTAATTGTCTTGGTTAACGCTAGCACTAATACAATTAATCAAGTTAGTATTACTAGGGTTTATAAATTCATCGTATAATCTTACTGAAGATATTGACCCAGAAAAAGGATCTATGTAATTTTTTTGATCTTTTTGATTAAACCACTTTTGATATTGTTGATTTCTATATCTTTGTTTGTAATTATAAGGTCTTGCTCCCAGATGCATATCTACTGGCCATCTTGTATTAAGGTGAGAAGGTATGTAATCGCCACTTGCTTCTGTATTACCATCTACAATTAAATAACAAGTTCCACCTCCAACGGTTAGTAAGATGTGGTGCCATTCTGAATCATTAAAGGTATTAGTTGAAGTAAGATTGTTAATCCAACCTTCGGTTTTAGATTTATATGTAACTCTTAATTTACCCTTGTCTGCAGATAGACTGTTTATTATTTCTAAAGATATAGGACAATTATTTCCCCACCATTCTCTAGTTGTTAATATGGTATTTCTTTGCCTACCAGTTCTTAGCGTTCTTGTAATTCTAGAATTGGTTCCATTTTCATAATCCCAAGGGCCAGAATAACTTTCGGAAACAGATTGAGATTCTGGACATTTGACCCATAATGAAATTGCAAAGTCAGATTCTAAATCTAAATCTTTCGTTCCTTTTATTCTAACAAAAGAACTATCAGAAGGGTTATCTATAGAATTGCTTTCTTGTAAACTATGAGAACCATGAAAAGTTACATGTCCTCTTGTTGCTCCATTAATATGAGCTGGATCTCCGTACCATTTTACATTATATGCACAAGCTTCATAGTCTCCAGCTGCTTCAATAAAAGTAGAACTTGTTGCTACGAATCTTGGACCGCCAGGGCTAAACCATTCTCCAGTGTGTCTCCAGTAATCAGTAAAGGGTGCGTATAACAAAGATGAAGATAAAGTAGTTGATGCAGTTGAACCAGTAGTATCTAATAAATCTCTTAAATTACCTTTGCCATCATCTGTTAAAACGTAAGACGATCTGCTTATTATTAAACTACCAGGTTTTATTTCTTCTCCATATATAGAAGACGGTATAGATAAAACAAAAACTATTCCATCTAATTCCTTTGCCATTTTATGAGGTTCATCGTTACAAAAAGAGTCATAGGGATTGTCATTCAAACCATAGTACAAATGGTCTATACTTTTATGAATTCCGTATGAATAATATTCTCTACCTCTATGTGTAGTTATTGCATTACTGACTGTGCCGCCGAAATGAGGGTCTGACGTATTGAATTGGTAACTTCCAGTTTGTGCTGCTTTGTGATCATAAGCTAACCCTTGAAAATATTCAACACCTAAGCTTGCAGAGTTTTCTTTATCTACTTCCCATTCTTTATGGGTAACGGTTGGCGTAATCTTTTTTTCACCACCTTTGAATGTTTTGAAAATTTCTGACATATCATAGCTTGTACTTATTAATAATCAAGTTTAACCCTAATTGTTGCTTCTCTTGCAAAAGTTTTCTTTAGCGGTTTGCTAAGTTTTGCAGTTGCAACTAATTCATTTTCGTCATTATATAAACCAACTGTTGTAATATAAACAGAAGGATCACCAACCATACTTGCATTTTGCAATGTTCCAACAGTAGTTGCGAAGGTTGGATTGTTTGAAAAATTATATTCTGAATTTTTAACTCTTACAAAATAATGCGTTGATGAAATATCTTCTTCTGCTCTTCCTTGGAAATAAGCACCATCTGAACCAGAAATTGCTGTAAACATAGCTTTTACTGGATCAACAAAAGGTTCTACTGGTGCTACTGAGTAATTACTTTGTGTAATTGTAGAAGCAATATCAAAACCAGATACAGCATTAATATTTTGATGAGATATAGCTAAGATACCAAGATCAGGATAAAATAACCCCATATTAGTTGTAGTTGCAGATTGTCCTGCAGCTAATGTACCCGAAATTATATTGTATACCCTGTTTCCATTTGTAGAAGAATTAGCATTGTATCTACTGTCATCTATTAAATGGCAAGTTGCAGAACCAACGTCTAATTTTAATTCCCATCCATTAGGGTTCATCTTTTCTTTGAAACGATTTCTAGCTACTGTAATAAAATACATATAATCGTTATCTGTAGTATCTATTGTAAATTTATCATCTCCTGCTGCAAGTAATTGATTTGCAAAAGAAGTATAAACCGCTTTTGAAGGAGTATTACCTTGATCAGAAGCTCCTGAAGAAGTAATAGACCCAGAGCCAGCATAATGTCCCCAAGCAATGTTAAATTGTACAGATGATGAAGTATTTGTTGCAGGATCTACAGAGTATATCTCTGCTTGATACGATTGAGATGTTGATGGATGCGGTGACTGAGTCGACGACGTATGGAACGTAGTAAGTGTACTAACGTTGTCAGACCATAAAGCCGAAGTAATCGATTTAGCTACATCTGATTCTATAATATCTTCATCATCGAATCTATTATAGGTTTTTGTAGTAATACCTCTAAATCTTCTACGACTTCTTGCTTCTAGTAAAGCTCTTTTATTTAGTCTTGATCTTCTTTGTGCCATTTTCTATTCCTCTTATACGCTAGTTACTATATCCAACTCAGGATCTTTCTTAACAGTGTAAGGTATCGTTAAAGAACCCCCTGTTTCATTTCCTACAATTGTGATAGTAGTTGCAGTATCTACAGTAACTACTTTAGATGTAATTAAAAATCTTGTTCCAACTACAGATACAGATGTTGCAGCATCATCGCCAATTGCAGAGAATGTAGATTCTTGTTCTACGTTTCCACCTGGAGCAACTGTAAGTGTTGCAATTGCAGAATTTGATAATATACATGTATATCCTGCTGTTCTGTTTCCGTTTGCTATGTTGGCAGTTGTTGGAATAATTGTTGTTTGTACACCAGGTCTTACATGAGATATAGACGTTTGACCAGCTTGTACTAATGGTAGTTTAGTAGTGTTTTTTGGTAAACTAATTAACTTATACCTCATCATTTGATTTTCATTTGCAAATGCTTCTAATAACGGCATATTTTCTATTGCTTGTCCATAGTAATTCGTACCCAATGAATGAGCAGAATCCCATAATCTATAATCTATTTCATCATCAGCTAGGGCAAATTTTGTAATTTCTAATGCGCCCTCTGATAACAGCTGTCTTCCTTTTTTGGTAAGGATTGCATCAACTGTTAAACTTGTATTGTCTAAGTATCCCATTGTATTTCCTCTATTCTTTTTATACTAATAAATATCCATGTTCTTTAATTTTATCTAACTAATAGGTCACCAGATAAGCCTGGATTTTTACTAATTAGTGTATTCGGGTTTCCTTCTATGTATTCTACTACTGGACCACCATCTATTGTATCCTCGCTTGCGGCATTAAAGTCTGGTGATGTCATCTTACAACCTGCTACAAACGAATTGTTAAAACCTAAAAATACGTCTTGTTGAACTATTTGAGTTGGTTCATAAGAAGATGAATACCATTTTTTTAATGAAGAGCTAAGAGAAGAGCTGTAGTAATATCTGATTTGATAATACTTATTATCAGTTGGTTGATCATATGCTTGTGGCATTACTCCTGCAACTGACATTGTTAATTGTGATCCGTCTAAGTTTTTATCTCTACCAGTACCATCTTGATTTATCGTTGCTATGTTAAATGTATAATGGTTTGGTTCATGACCAGCTTCAGTTTTTACAGTATCAGTTAAAGTAGAAAACCATTGTGCAGCACCAGACCCATCTTCGAATTCATAATACATTGCATCATAATCATCGCTTTCTTCCATATACCTATCTGGCATTACATCTATACTTTGGGTATAGTGTTCTAGATTTTGATCAGACCTTGCGGTTTTACCTAAGTAATGATTTTCTTGGAAAGAGAAAGACGGTTCAAGTGAAACTTTTGATCTTTCTAATAAAGTGGGTTTTACCATTAAACCAACTACGTTAGTTCCTCTTGCTGGAAGCATAGCATCTATTTGTTGGAATAATGCATTGTTTATATAAGATAGCGTTTTTACATAAGCTTGTATCTTTTGAACTGATGTAAACTTCTTAAAGTAATCTGCTCTTAATTTTCTCAGTTGAGAATAATCTGTTGCATACTTTTCTCTTGGATCTCCTACATAGTTATCCATATTTATATCGCCATATTGTAAACCTATGTCTAAATCTAAATCGTCTTGTGGAGATACTGATACATATAGATCAGCTAAGTCTATAGGATTTGTATCTGACGAACTTGACTCTTGAGATTCAAATGGATCTAGTGTTCCATTTACAGTATTAGCTTCTATTCTAATCTTATTAGATACTGGTCTTAGGCCAAAAGAGTTTGGAGTAGTAACATAATAAGTTTCATTTTCATCCTCCCATTCAAATGACCCAGACATATAAACTGTTTGAGTTGATATACCAGTTTTCGTTTGATCTGGGTGTGTTGAAGTAAATGTATTTATCGATGCTGTATTGTGATCTATGTTATTATCCGTTCCCAATGGAAGTCTAAGTACAAGATTGTCAAAAGAACCAGAATAAGAATTTCCATATATAGATGTTGCTGCTCTAGTATGTAAGTCTATAGAATAATCATCTAATTCGTTTGACCAAAATCTTAATTCTTGTAAGCTTCCAGAAAAGAAATCGCAATTTGATGCAGAACTATTAAAATGGGTATTTGTAACTTGGAATTTCTTTCCAAATCTCCATTCATTTACCGATGAGTGACCCCATCCATAACCTTGATCTGTATCTAAATAATCTATTTCTATAGAATCCTTATGAGTTATATTACCATTTGCATGATCAGGAGCTTTTTGACAAACTAATTTTATCTTTTTACCTTCGTCATCATTGATAAGCGCTAGGTTCCACCAATCATTATCTAATATTGGAAGTTTACCAAGAGATCCCGATTTATACGTTGCTGAATCTACGTCTGCAAACATATACTTAACAAAGGCATATTTAGTATCTGGGTCATCTGCTGATTTAGATGGCAATAAAAATACTTGCTGCCTTGATGGAGCATTACCAGCTATGTTAGTTGCAAACAAAGATTGAGAATTTTGATAATTGGTTTTGATTCTAAATTCTACAGATTGTATTGCATCAGCATTATCCCATGAACCACTTAAGAAACAAACTTTTGCATCTTGATTATATAGTCCACCTTGAAATTGTAATGCATGATTGGAAACGTCTATCTCTCTTGTATGAGAAGAAGTTGTTGCTGTGTGTCTTTGTGGATCTGGTCCTCCGAATTCCTGAATCTTGAAGAAAGAACTTGGTATACCATAACAAGCTAATAATGCTTTAAGACCTCTCTTACTACCTTTAGTTTTTAATAAATAAGGTAAGTTGTTAATAACTCTTGAAATAGGTTCTAATTCTAAATCTCTTTTTGGAGTTGGTTCTGTAGACCAAGCACTTGATGTAGTAGCAGTTGATGCATATGTAGCTGAATTATCAGCATCCCAAGCCGTGGTTCCTGGTCCAGCGTAACCACCAGTTCTACTTGTTCCTAACCAATATTCCCAAATCTTTTCTAAATCTAAACCAGACTTTGGCTTCCAACCAAAAGATTTTAATGTTTCAAATAGTAAATCTTTAGATATACCAGTATTAAGATCTTCATCTCTTGTTCTTTGGTGTTTCAAGTTGTCTATATAATTGTACAAGATATCAAAGTGTTGAGCAATCATATCTACAAATAAAACAAAACCAGAATTATTTTGATCTGCTCTTTGAACTGCTGGTATCGTTTTTCTTAATATATTCATATTACTTTCGTCGTAATTTGAAGCAGATAAGAAAGAACCAGTTAACCAAGTTTGAGCTTCAGAAGAAGAGTAAGAGTGGTTAATATATTTTGGATAGCCGTTTGCAACTGGGTTATCGTATTTTGGCCAAGTTGTAGAATAATAAACTATACTATCTTCTGTATGCCCACTACCAGATTGCTCATAAAGATATTTTTCAAAGTGATCAAAGCTTCCTATTATATGTTGTTTTTCTGTACTGTAATTTGCTGATTCAGAAATGTATATTGCTGAAGCAGTAACTGAGGATGAAGCTTGACCAGTTAAACTTGTTGAGTGACCTAAAGATTTAGACTCATAGTATTCTACTAATCTAACCTTGTATTCAAAGTTTACCAACCTTTCCTTTGCAGAACTGAAATGTATAAAATTATCGAATTTTCTGTAGTCTATATTTAATTCATATCCAGAACCAGATAATATCTTCGTTGACAAGTTTTGATTTACTTCAGCTGATCCTGTTAATATAGATTCCCAAGATTCCAATTCAGTTGGCTTTCCAACTTCTGTATTAACATCTAATGTTACTTGCGGTCCTCTAAGTTCTGTGTATGGTTCTAGACCTGTTGGTAGTGATACTTCTAAAATTATATCTAGTTTTCTTACACTTGAAATTTCATCCCATAATTCTATTTCATCTCCAACTTTAATTTTCCTAGGAATTTTATCGCCTAGCTTTACGATTAAAGTTTCATCTTCAAAGTGTTCATCGTATACCCAAGAAACAGCTTTTACTAAACCCTCTCTTTCGTGAAATATATCTAGTGGTGCATAATATTTACCTTGTATTAAAGGTTTTCTTATATTAGTAAGAGCATCTTCGTGTATTGCATCTACTCTAATTTCCATTTTATTCTTGGAAATTTCATTTACTCTAACAAATTCGTTTGGCCAACAAGCCATCCTTTTTACGCAATAGTCGATAGAATAATTACCAGGGCTATATCTTAGTTCATCTAATAAAAGGTCATACCAATCTACAGATAATTCTCTTTCGTTAGGAATAGTTATACAATCGTATTCAGCTATTTTAAGCCAATGAGTATTTAATAAAGTTTCACCATTAAAAACTTTTAAGTATAAAAAATCTCCATCTCTTGGGCTACGCTTATCTAATACCTTTTCAACAGATTTTAACTTGTCATGTCTATCACCATCAAATTCTTTCATCAATGGTGCTATTTGATTCATAGAAGTTTTATCTTTCTGTGCCATTAGTATCCTCCCCCTCCACGATTCATATCTCTACGATTACTAGTAGTTGTTCCTTTTTCACTTCTACTTGTTGCTGTTGACTTAGTAAATTCTCCGTCAGTTTTTTCCTCTCCATCAGGCATTTCGTATTCATAAACGTCTTTGTCGTATTTTATAATATGCGGTCTTAATTTTATATTTAACCAAACTTTTTCGCCATCTGATTCTTTTACTGTGTGAGCTTTATGGCCTGTAAAAATTACATATTCTAATTCTCCCTTGTTTGTAGAAGATTTTTTGAATCCATACTTAAAACCAAATTTAACTACTTCTCCAAGTGGTGCTGTTACAAATATAGGCTTATTTATTTTTTGCATTAATGTAGTTCCAACTTTTTCCCCGTCCTTTGTATTAGAGCGTACTTTAGCAGGATTTCCATCTTCATCTAATCTCATAAAGTTTTTTGCGTCATACTTATCCTTTAATGCAGATTCGCTTTCATACCCAGACCAAATTTTTGGAAAAGTAACCCAATCACCATTTATATATACTTCACCTATAAAGGAAAATTTATTACGGTTCCAAGGATTGTATCTACTTGAATGGAATATTGAAGAGTGTTCTCTTCTCCACTTAGACCAATTCTTAGAATGATGAGCATAGTCCGAATCGTTTCTTTCTGGCTTTTTCATCTCTGGTAATAATTGCTTAGATATACCTTTACTATTATTCCAAGGTTTAGCTGCAAACTTTGAAGGTTTAGTGTAAGACAATTTATCAAAATCTTCTAAAGTTATTTTGCTAAGATAAACTTTTCTAGGTTTATACCTTGTGTCAAGTTGATAATCAGTGTAAACTCTCCAACCACCTTTCCAAAATTCTTCTTCTCTAAAGTATCTTGTACCTTTCCACTTCCATCTTGGTTTTGGTTTTCCATCATCTTCTAAATGATTATCATCGCCTATGCTGCTTGCACATCTCATTTTCATCTTTGCAGTCTTTTCGCCAGATTCATTCCAAACTCTTACTTCTACTATAATATCCGGAGCCTTTCTCCAAGAATTGCCTTCGGGTTTTTGATCGCTTGCATTAAACATGTGAAAATATGGAGCTTCTGAAACTACTTTGCCATCTACTTTCCATTCAAAATTAAAAGTCCTCCTTGCATCAGCAGGTTCACATCTTCTTAAAAAGAAAAGAGGGTGATCATTTGGTATTACTAATGCACCACCATCGGGGTTGTTACCTAATGGGTGATGATTATGATGCCAAGATGGTTTGTCTTTTTCAGTTCTCCCCTTCCCTCCATCTAATGTCCAATGATGATTTGTACATCTAACTTGAACGACTGTTGGAGCAGGTGGTGGGCTTGGATCTGGATCTTGTTCCACTGGTGGAGCTCCAGTTTTTAATTGTGCAATCTCTGTATCAAATGTGCTTTCAAAAGATTTTCTATCATAGTATTCTCTATCGGCAGATACATTAAAATCTGTTACAATTTCTTCTCTGTTGCTTATTAAAACTACATTGTTAGAATTAGCAGTTGGCCCAGTTGTATTTTCTTGATTTCTACTTTTTTCATACTCGGACTGTTGGCGTTTTTTATTAACGCGCTCTTTATTGTATATCTCCTGTATGTCTTCTATTGAAAATATTTTTCTTGGCATATCTTTTACCTAACTACTTTGAATACATGATTAGAGTCGAAGTATTCTACTTGACCATTATAATTTCTATTGTCTACTTTTAATATTATTTTATATAGCCTTTCTGAAGGTAGAGCATTCATTGCTAAATTGAAATAATGCCCAGAACCAGAACAACTTAATTTTGTATATGAACTATCGAAGTCAATAACAGCTTCTTCAGTTTCTGCATCTTTTATAGAATAAAAAGAACCAGTTGGTAAATAATAATCTTTTAATGCTGCTGAAGAAGTTCCATATGTTTGTGTAGGATAAATATCTCTAGCTCTAACTTCTACTCTTATTACTTCTTTTTCTTTGTATTCATATTTATTATTTTTTATATAAACTAATATTTCATCTGTTTCAGCTTTCTCCATTGAACCAGTATAGTATATAGAATCGTCCCACCCTATTTGCAACTTTGGAGTATAGATTGTATTAGTATCTTTTGAAAAGAATTTTAATGTACCATATTCTAATGAATCTGATTCTTGGCTAGAAGTAATTCTTAGCATTATACCATTATTATTACTAGCATTCAAATGCCAGCCAGCTAAAGATTCGGATACATCTATTTTTATATCTGTCGATTCAAACTCAAAAGATTGAGTCATTATGTTTGCTTGAGTTATAGTTGCACTAGGAGAACCGCCTTCATTACCCCATTCAGTTGAACCGGAAAGATCGGTAAACCCCCAAGAACAACCTTTATCAGTTATAGGAGTATGCGTTCTTTTACCTATACCCATTTCCCAAGATTGATTTAATGGTATTGCTTCTATCTTATAAGAGTAAGGTATATTTTCTGCTTCTGTAGAATGTAAGATTAAATTACTTGAAAAGTTTGATGCAGCAAAAGCCGTAGTAAAATCGCCAGGTAAAGCTTGAAGTTCTGCGTATCCCTTTTCCCAATCTACTTGTAAAAATGATCTTGCTATACTTTTTGAACCTTGTATTGGCGTAGTTTTTTGTATTTCCAATATTGGATCAAGACCAGTATTCATACTCGCAGAGTAATTATAAACAGTCGTATCTTTTGTTGGGTATATATTATAAATCATAAGTTATTCCTCTAATATGTAGTTGCTCTTCCTTGGATGTCTATGTTTGGATATTTTATTTCAAATATAGACGGATCCTTTGAAGGATATATTATTCCACCTTTATTAGCATCTTCTAAGTTGTATTTAACCCCAGAATAACCTAAGCTTGTTCTCCACTTATTTCTTATATCAAATTTCATAACAGACTGAACACCGTCTATTTTTGAAAGTTCTAATTGTAAATCTTTTATAATAATTGGTTGCATAAATTGCATATTATCTATATGCATTAATTCTTTTAATTTATCTATACAAGTTAAGACGACTGTTCTAGAGTTAAAGCCTGCTAGTACTACAATTTCAAAGTCTACTCCTAGATTTATTATGTACCCATTTTTAATATTTATAGAATCAGTCATCATTCTGTATTGTGATAAATAATTTTTCAAATTCTTTTTTGAAGCTTCGTTGCAATTAGCTAAGTTTTTATTTTGATCATATCCCAAAACGTACATATTCAAAGCAAGAGGATTATTCACTTCTTCTCTTGTTTTCATATCTATTTGCGTGTCTTGAGTTATAAATACTTTTGGAACAGATCCAAACTTAGGCGGCATTGAATATGCTCTTATTATATAATCTTCCTTAGTTACAGCTCTTTGTTGTGTAGCAAAATGAGCAAGAGCATTTTCTCTAACGTCTTCTATTGTTTCTTGTGATTTTCCTCCACTTGCTGGTTCAGGATTGTTTACTGCTATAGAAGTTTCTACTATATTCTTTAGAGCATCTGATACGTCATCTGAATTTTGTGTAATAGTTTTCGAATTGACACTTGTTATAGTTCCAGTTGATACATTACCAGCTAAGCCATATCCAACTGTATATTTTATTGTAAGAGCTTCAGTTGGAGCTTGACCATAAGTTTTGGTTTTCATAAAATTAGAAGGGTCAAAAGCTTTGTTCAAATTATCAGATGAACCTGGTAAATTTGTACCTACATTATTTGGGTTTGGTAATATTAAAGAATCTGCTATTGTTGAAATACCAGAACCGAATTGTAAAACTAATTTATTATCACCATTGATTCTTGTTACAAATCTTCTTGGCGTTTTCTTTAACGTTAAAATATATGGAGTCTTAGAAGATTCTCCACTTGTTGTTGGATCAAAAGCTGCGCTATTAACATTTTCTCCAAAGATAGTGTCTTGAGCTAGGTAAGGAACTTCATACCATCTATTGCTGTCGCCGTCTGTTACTTCATTTATACCTATTACATTATCATCGTTTATAGTAAACTTTTGAGATTTTGTACCAGTTCCACCATATGAAGTAGTTCTTATATCACCACTTGATACTAATACAGTCTTCTTTAATAAATAATATTCCGGATTAGATGTAGTTGCATTAATCGTGTGAACAGTTACATCAGTAGTATCAGAGGATGATGAAGCTTGGAAATTGATTGAGTTCATCGTATAAAATTTTGTACCACCATCTGTTGATACTACCATTCCTTGTTCTATAACTGGAGCATAGTCCCAATCTGGTGCTGATGCTGCTCCTCCGAATGCATTATCTTCTGTCGCTACTTGTAATGCGGGTATTTTTATATATACATCTAATTTACATGTAGATGCTACAGAAATTTTTGGTTTATATCCAAAACCTTGTGCTAGGTCGTATAAATTCTTTCTCTCTGTTGCTCTGTGCAACATACTTTCTTTTAATGCATAATCTGTGTAATATGAAAGTACATCTCCTACATAAGACGCCATCTCAATAAACATTGTACCAGGTGATGCAGTATCAAAGTCATTATAGGTATTAGGAAAATAGTTTTTAGCAAACTCTATCAAGTTAGACTTAAAACCATCAAAATCTCTACCTACATATTTAATATCTTTACTTGCCATAATTATTGTGCCTCTAAAGTTAATTCGTCTTCTAAGTTATACTGTGGTATACTATATTTCAATTTAATTAATATTTTTCTTTCATCTATAACTTCAGGAAATGATACTTCATTTACAATTACTTCTGGTACCCATTGTTGTATAGCTCTATCTACTTCATTTCTTATTTGTTTTTCTTTCAAATCAGTATTAACTTGTTCAAATAATAGATTGAAAAGATATGTACCAAACGTTGGTTGCATAACTCTTTCTCCAATCATAGTTGAAAATAAACTTGTAATATTTGCCTTTATTTGATCTTTAGTATAAAATGTACTTTGAAGTGCTGCGCCATTTGAAGCATCCATAGGTAAACTAATACCGATGGCAACATCTGGTTCAAGATCAATTGGGTTTATTAATATCGGGTTATTTTCTGGCATATGTTATTACTTAAACTTTTTTACTAATTCTGAATAATCTCTTGTTAATACTTTATCTAGTCCACCTTGCAATTGACTAACGTCAACTGGTTTACCGTGTAAATCTGTTTGCTGTGGTGGTTGGTTGAAGCCAGTTTGCATTGCAGCAAAACCTGCTCTTGCATCAGCAGCTGTAAATGTTTTCAGAGTTGGAACGTCTGTTGCAGCTGTTTGCTCTATTGCTTCATTAATACTCATTTTTTTAGATGAGGTATTTTCCATCTCAGTTAATACATTGTTAACTTGCGTCTTTACTTCTCGTTTTACTACTTCTCTAATCAAACGTACTAAGTCTTTCTTTGTCATTTTATTCTCCTATTATATAAACCTTTTTCTATATATAAATATCACTAAAGGTTATTTTATTCCTGCCCATGGTACGTTTAATGGAGTAGATGCTGTAGGTGGTATAAGACCTATGTACAAACCAGCTATTGTTGCAGCATGCGCTTTATACCCAGTAACTAATTCCTTTGCAACTTTAGCAGGATCTTCTTGATTAAAAGCTTTATCTATAGCTGCTGCTATACCGGGAGATCCAGGCATAGTTGTAATATTTGAAATTGGCGTTACTGTACCAGGATGCGGGGGTGCTGGTGAAAAGGGACAAGCAGTCCAAAATAAAAGTATAGCGCCTTCGACAGATACCCACCCAGGAGGGCCTAATTTATTGTCTACTGCTTTCTGTGCTGCAAAGGCAGAAGACCAAGCTTTTTCTATTCCAGATTCTTTACCAGGAGGTATTACAGGATTACCATTTGGATCAGCAGCTGTTGATACAGTTTGACCATATGAGTCTGCTAAAAATTTTGCAGTATCATCTTCTGTCTTTTCTCCTACATCTTCGAACCAAGCTTTAATATCCGATTCTAAACCTGACCAATTAATTGCCATTATTGCTCCATCCCAGATATTTCAACAGTGATGGCTGCACAGTCACCAGCATTAGTAGCAGGACCAGTTGGACCAACTCCAGTTGTGAATGTTGCTGACCCAGCTGTTAAAGCCTCAACTTGTTCTGCTAATGCTTTAACTTGATCCATTAAGACGTCTACATCTACTGCCCACTTTGCAGTTGCTATACTAACTAATCCTGCAGATGATATAGAAATATCGTCTGCTTTAGACATCAATGTTAATCTATCTGCTCCGATTATAACTTGGCCTCCAACATAAGCATCCATAGTATCACCAAGATTTCCACTCTCAGGAGAGAAAGCTATATCGCCAAAATCAAAAGATTGATCTGATAATAGGTATATAAATGAATTATCTGTTGTAGGATCTTCGTATCTTTCTAAACCATTTCTAATTGCTATTACAGGTTGACCGTCCTCTCCATCTATACTCCAAGGAGTTTCATTTAGTTCATTCTTTGAAGTAAGCTTTATAGAGTTTCCAAATCTACCTTGTATTAGTGTATCACCTTCATGAACGTTTCTACTTAATATAGCATCAGTAGCAGTTTTAACTTCTTCTGTAAAGGTCTCTCCATATATTTCTTTATCTGATTCATCATTTGCAGATATTAAATCAAAAGATTGCAAGTTTATTTTTACATCTTCTTCCTCACCTTCTAGCTCAGTGTCATCCTCATTATCAATTGTTATTTGATCATAAAAATTGTGAGGAGGTATTGAAAAGTAAAAGTATCTACCAGCTTCAGTTCTATGAACCAATACAGACTCGTTAATAAGCGGCATTGTATAGTTATACAAATTTATTGGAAATGCAAATACTTCTTCAAACTGATTGTCCTCTTCATCTTCTCTTTCTGCTACTCTTAATTCTACTCTACCAACCGACTCTTTTGTTTCAGGGTTTAATAGAACATTAATAACTCTTCCCATATAAAGAGGTATTTTATTTCCTTCATTTTTGTTTCCATCTGCTGAAGAAAATGATGATTGTATTATTTCGTCTTGCATTATTTTTTATCTTCCGAGTTTAGTTCTTCAACAGTTTCTAATAGATGGCGTTTTTCTTCTTCAGTTAAAAGCATTCCACCAGACTCAGTTGAATCGCCTCTAGATTGAGCCCTTTGTACTATAGCTGCCATCTTTATTAAATGCTCATCGTTCTTTACACCAACTTCTAAATATTCTTTTATTATCGGTACAATAACAGTTGCATCCCCAATTGACTTGATCATTGGTTGTAAATCTTTTATCAAAGCTGAAATTTGTTTTTCTTTCTTTACAGAATTTGTATATATATCCTCACACAAATCAGAAAACGTTTTTCCCTTAAATATTTCTTTATCCATATATCATTCCCTTTATTATAAATATCTTAAACACACAAAAAAGCCCCCGAATTAACGAGGGCCCTTTTTATTTATATAACTATTTCTTCATAAAGAATGAAGCAACAATTACTAATACTACCAATCCTACAAAACCACCATTACCTAGTGAAGTTACAAGAGCTGATAAATTTGCAATTACATCCATTCCAAATACAGTAGTACCCGTAAGTACTTGCCATAGAATCGTTACTGGTAAGATAGCTAACATAATAGTACCTAAACCACCAAAGAAACCATTTACGTATTTAATTACTGAATCCATTGTTTTCTCCTATTGTTTTAATAAGTATTCTGTTGCAAAATTGCATCGAAAGCATGTTGACCCATTATGGGTTAATTAGAATCTAAACCCAAACCCTAATGTAAGGTTTGTAGTTTTTTCTCCTGTGTTGTAAACCACTTTAGGGTCAACGTAAATATTATTACGTAAGGTAAACATCTTACCTGCCCCAATAGACATACCATCCGTAGATAGCCCGTCTGTTGCTAAATAAGCAAAATATCCTTTTACAAAATATCTTGCGTGAAAATCAATATCCATATCAACAGTTGAATCTGCTTGAGATACTGAGCAACCAACCATTAGGTTGTCCATAACACCATATCCAATTGTAGGTGACACAGACCAATCAGTCCATGCTGTATTTGCTACATCTCCAGTACCTACGTACCAGTCACCACTTGTTTGTGCATTTGCTGCGAACATGCCGCATACTAGCATCATTGTTAAAATCAAATTTTTCATATAATTCTCCTTGTTATTTTCTTAATAAAATTAACATGCTTTCGGAGTTCAATACCATAACCTTTTTTAGAAACCTTTTATATAACCTTTTTCTTTATTATAACTATCTGGTTTGGTATTTTAAGTAGAGAGTTTCATACTCTTTTTTTATCTGCTTTACTACTTTGGTTATATACTGTGTTTTAGCTCCAGTCATCTCTCTTATGAGAATATAAAGAGCTTTTTTATTATAAGTTTCTATGTTGTCTCTTTTCTTAAATAATTCCATTACTGCATAAGCAATAGCTTTGTCCCTATCTAATCTAAACTTTTGATCTATTTTTTCTTCATACCATTCTATAAATTGAGTCATAAAGTCTAATATACCATCATGCGTTTTAGACAAATGCATTTCATTACCTATATTTCTTTGCCAATCTATATGATTAACACCAGCTTTATTTATCAATCTTTTATAATTTTTATTGTTATTTTGTATTAAATAATTTTTTGCTACTATTGAAAAGTAAGAAAAAGCTTTACCTTTATCAGAAGTATATTTAGGCAGCTTTGTTAATAGGAAAGAAACAACTTCAGATTTAACTTCTACAATACCACCATCCATGTACATAAACTTAAACCTGTTAATTATGTTTTCTGCTAATTTGAATATTGCACCATTAATATGATCATTCCAAACCTTGTTTCTTTTTCTTACATCAGACTCTTGGTTGTATGCTATAATAGCATCTTCTGTTACTTGTGTAAAATACATCTTAGTTTTTCTAGGTCTACCTCTTCTAGTTAATTTAACTTCTTTAGGTTTTTCTAGTTCTTTGTAGAATAAATCTACTGGGCTTAAATTATCCATTTACTTCTTTCTCTAAATCTTCTATGACTTCTTTAATGTTAGTAAATACTTGGCCTACTTCGTCGTCACTTTCAAAGCCGCCCTTTTGATCTATTTCTTTCATACGTATAAAAGAACTTTTAATAATTTCAAAGTTATTAATTAACTTTGTCTCTATAGAATCTATATAGTCTATTTGCTTTTTTATAGTTTGGTCTTGTCTATAAATTATAAAGATAGACAACATTAATAAACTAATTAATATAATTTCTAATATCATTTATTACTCCTTAAAAAAATCTTTGAATAAGTCGTTTGCTGAATCTGATGCACCATTTAGTTTAGGAGAAGCTTTTCTTCTCTTTGGTTGAGGCTTAAGATTATTACCAGCAGACTTTACATAATTATCATGTTCAATCCTAGAAGCCATATGATCTGCATGGTGAAGTATTGTAGGTAGATTACTTTTAATTTCTTTGTCTGTATTAAAAGTTTTTAGATATTGAACATTAGAATCGTCATATAAACCATCGTGCAATCTAATACCCATTGCTTCATTGTATGTGTATGAAATTCCATTCTGTGCTAATAAAAATAAAGATCTATCTGGTACTGACATGTAATCTAAGTCAGGGTTAAATTTGTAAAGCTTGCCTTGATTCTTTCTATGCCATTCACTTGGGTTAGGAATATAATAGTCTTTTTCCATATCTCCAACTTTACCTAAGTCGTGGTTCAATGCAGAAAAAATTAATTCTTCGTCTGTATAATTTTTGTCTGCTCCCATTTCATCCCATTGATTAGACAGTCTTTTTGCACACTCTATAACTCTTAGAACATGATCAACGTATCCACCAGCAAAACAATTGTGATAGTGTATAATACCAGAAGCAGGAGCTAACATCATTCTTTCAGCTAACTTATTGTACATTGCTTTAAGATTCTTTTTTCTTTCACCATCAAAATTATCATTAATGACTTTTAATAAATCATTCCAATTTTCTAATATTTTACTTTCATCTAAATTCATGAGTTCATCTCCATTTGTACTTTATCCCAGTAACCTAATGTTGCTGGATTATCAATTCCTCTTGGTCCACCGTTCCAGCACCTTGCCATTTCTTCTGCAGTAGTTAAACCATAGTAATTACAAAAGATATCAAACATCTCTATAGATTTTTTTCTATCCCATCTATCATTGTATGAATATCTTTTATCATAACCATTTCTTCTTAAGATTCGGTTAACGTCGTCTACCATAGTTTGTCTAATTTGTAAACATCCAACTGCATCTTCTTTTACATTGTATGCTGAATCGTTGTTGCTAGACTCTACTCTAATTATGGCATTTAAGATTTCATCTATAGTTTCACCAATAGTTTTTGGTTCATAAAAAATAAGCTCTTTTTCTAAAGAATCTATTTTAAGCATTAATTCTTGAACGTGATATTGACACTGTTCTTTTTGAAATTTTAATGCATAATCTAAAGAGCCGTTTTCATTTTGCAAATCTTCTATTTGCTTTTCATAAGATACCATTGTAATAATAACGAATATACTCGATAAAAATATAACAGCTATCCATAGAAAAAATTTAATTGAATTTTTCATATTTAGTCAAATAATAATTTTAATTGTTTTTTATTTCCAACTTCTTTATCTCTTCCAAATTCATTAGCTACTGATTCAGGTGCATAACCCAAAGAAGAAGCTAATCTTCTACATACAATCTTAAACTCTGCTATTGTTAAATTCGGAGGAATTTCCATTTCTATCTTTTTTGCTTCTCTACTAAATTCGCTTCTATAGTAAATAAGTTTGTCGTGCGTTGCCATTGTAATCTCCTAATAAGTTTTGTTTTCTATTAGTATACAATATAATAAATTTTTTCGACTTATCCAAATAATTTACTTAAATCTTTTTGACCTTGGTATTTTACCTCTTGCAATTTTAGATAATCTAGTTATTTCTCTTGTAAGACTTTTGATTTCTTTCTTGAGCTTTGCATTCTTAAGGTCTTTCTTTAATTTGTGAATTCTAGTGTTAGCTTCTCTGATCATAGTATTCTTTTCTGTCTTTGAAATTTTTTGTTTTTTTACAATGACAGTAGCTTCTATTGTACCTTTTAATTTAGGTTGCTCTTTACCTTTGTGAAATACGTTACCATCTTTATCAACGTACTCAGCCATAAAATGCCAACCAGCTGGGCGACCAGAGCTTATTCTTCTTGCTGAAAATTGTGGGCCTTCTACCATTTCATTAACACAATGGTGACAAGTAACTGCTGTAGCGTCTTCTCCTACTACTGTCATGTGACCGCATAATTTACAAGACATATATCTGTAGGTGCAATCAGGTCTTTCGTTCCATTTTGTACCCTTTCTATATTCAACAATATATTCTTGTTCTCTATTTACAACCTTTATTTTTTTATTTCTTTTTGCCATGTTTATAGTATTTATTAATTAGTTTTTCAAATTCAGCATTGGGTATAGTTGCTTGTTTTCTATACTGTGCTTTTAGTTTTGCAAAGTCTTCTAATATATCTTCACCATAGACTTTGTATAAAGTTGGTTCATCTTGCCATTTTTCTTTTATTTCATCTAGAGTATAAGGCGTGTCATATTCTAGACCAGGTGGTACTGAGCATGTGACTTCACCTGTAAACATTGTTGGTTCAACCTCTATTACTTCACTAGTAACTTTATTAGATTTAATTTGAGCAAAAGCAAAGTTAGCAGCTATTACTAATGCAATTGCTAATGGATCAAATACAAATATAATTAGTAACAAGAACCAATTAACCACTTGCCCCATATCTTTACCAGTTTGTTCAGATAGATATTTTAGTGGCCCCAATTCTCTTTGTTCTTCATTGCCTATTTCTAATTCTAATAGTTCTGTGTCTAATCTCATTATAGAATCTTGCACAGCTTCTACTTTCAAGTTTATAGCATTCCTATCTTCTATAGTAGTTGCTAGTTCTGATTGTAATGCTCTTCTTGTAGAACTAGACGTTGTCGTAATAACTTGTCCAGCTTCTTCAGAGTAATAAGATACTGATGCTGGATTAGATAATGAGGTTCTTAAGTCAGATATAGTTTTATTCAATTGATCTTTTTCTAAAACTAAATCTACCTTTTGTTCTTCGAATCGACTTTGCTTTGTTTGTAATACTAATAGGGACTTGTCTAAGAATTCCGACTTTGTTGCAGTTTCTTGATAAGCTCCAGATAAGAAGCCGTATATACCACCAGATGTAATTACCATAAGAACGAATACGGCAATAGATAAATAAAATCTCATCCATTTGTTTATAGTATCCCAATATTGATATAGTAATGATGCTGTAACTAGTTTGGCAAATTCTAATGAACCCGCCATTATTATAACTTGTAAACTTGCTCCAGCAAATAGTTTACTCAATCCAAACACAGAATAGAATGCAGCACTACCAGAAACTGATAGAGCTGATAAACCTATTAAGAAAGGAAAGAGTCTTTTCTTCATTATACTATTTGTATTAGACTTTTTACTTCTTCTATTTCTTTTTCAATTGTACGTAAAGTACTTCTTACATCATTGATAACGTCGCCTCTTTTTAGAATAACATCATCTTGTTTCTTTGCCATTGCAATTACTCTTTCAAGCTTTGTTTCAATTTTTTCTTTCAGTAGTTGATTCATAATATAACTCCTAATTTTTGTTAAAATTATTTTTTAATAATTCATCGATTAAGGATTGAATAATCATATCTTGTTCTTCATTCAAGAAATCTTCATCTGTTAAATATATCCTATCAGATAAATCTAGCGTACCTTTTTCGACTTGTATTTTCATCTTCAATAGTTTTGCACATTTTTCATATTCTTCTGTGGTAACAAAATAGTCTATTAAGTCTTGTAATAACCAAGCCTGATCTATTTCTCCTATTGCAAATGGGTCGTAACTCAATATAACTTCTTCGTCAGTATTAACTAATTCAGATAAAGCAATCTTCTTAGTTACTATATCGTAAGTTAAATCTAACATATAACCTTCCATGAATTCTTCTACTTTGCCGTATTCTTCTGGTGTCATATTGTTACTCCTTTTATTTAATTATCCTCTTACCTCCGAAGCTTAGACGGTATGCTTCTTCAACCGTTGGGTCAGGGGGCCTAATTAGGCAGCCATCGCCATTTCAACTTGTGTGCCAGTTGTTGCAGTGAATCTTCCTTATACCCTTATCATTCTGTCAAAGCCAGTCATCCCCATATCGTGTAAATCTTTTAGTGGAGATGCCGGGAATCGAACCCGGGTCCATAAATGCAGCTAATATAAGTAATAGCGATTCAATTATAAATATCAAATAGCAAGTAAGATTTTTGTTAAATTTTTATGTTTCTGATAAAACAAATTTAACGATTGTATATCCTCTTTACTAATATTTCCAGTTGTTGAATATTTCATCTTATAATTAAAAACTGTAGACTTATCTATTCTAAATTCATTCTGATCAAAGTTTCTATTACCAGCGGACATTTTAATGTTTGCTGAAATTAAGGAAAGTATCTTATCAAACTTTTCAACAGTTACTTTAGAAATATCTTTAGGATCTACATTGTCAACAGAATTTAATATATCTAAAACAGTTTTCTGAATATCAGTATTAAGAGTTTGTACTTGTTGTTTTTTTCTTTTTGCCATTGTAATATCTTTTCTTAGACTTATTGTTCCAAGATTTATTAGGTCTACCGCTACCAGTAATTTGATCTTTCAATAATTTATTAGCAATCATTTTATCAGCTAATAATTCTTTCAAACCTTTACCTTGTCTCCAAAGATAGATGAACATTAATATACCACCTAATAATAAACCTAATGCAAATGTTAATAATTCTACTGTCATTTTTGTAACTCCTTTCTTTTAATAGCTTCTAGAGCTTTGGGTTAATCTAATTGAATCAGGTGTACCAGACTTAGCATCTAACATACCTAATCTATTTGCAACGTTGTATCTATTCTTTGCATCGTGAAGCTCTTCAATAATTCTATTAGCTTCAGAGAAAGTAATGTCTACTTGCATATTTCCTATACATAGTGTACCTATAATAGGTTGAGTTGCAGGAGCTATAGGGTTAATTGCTTTATTGCCCTTAGCTAGTTCCACTTTAATTGATCCCCAATTTTTACCATATCTACCTGGCTCGAATGGTTTCTTTTGATTGTGTTTAATTGGAAGTTGATTACCAGGACCTCCTCTACGAAATTTTCTATTATGCTTTTGCATGTTGTAAAAATATTTAATATTGCCTACTATTTAGGGTTTCGGCTTATCCCTTTTTTAATACACCTTGTGGGTGTGTAATTCTTTGAATTATATAATAATAAATAAATTGTTTTTATTTAATTATGTTAGTGTATGAGTTATTATTAAATAATAAATTATATGCTAATATAATTAAAATTTTCGACATATCCAAATTTTTAGAGAACTATTTTGAAAAAACCTTTTCTACCTCTGGGTCTATATAGCCATGATCCTTTTTAACTTGTAGTAGTATAGAGCATTTCTCATATTCTTCTGTTTCTATATAATGCTCTATCAAATGATCTATCATCTTAAAAAACTTTTCCTTTGAGCTAAAAAACTGTAAAGGATCAATTTCATTCACAATCATTTTGAACCCTTCATCAAGTGCTATCTTATTGAAAATTTCAATCATACGTGATATGTCTATATTGTCTCTGTGCATTTATAATAAATATCTTTTACCAAGTCCAAATGGAACCTTATTGGATAATCCTTTTCATCTTCTATAGCATAAAAAGATTTACCAGAAACTAAGCCAACTGTAAGAATCTTGTCAGCATAATCAAATGCACCATCTGTTTCAAACTCGGTCATTCCTTTGATATGCTCTATAGTTCTTAGCAATACTTTGTCACCAGGCTTGAGCTTCTTCTTACGCATTTTAAGAACGTCATTAAAGATAACCGGTGGTATATAACTATGGTCTATATCTTTGGGAAAGTCTGAGGTTTCATTATAAGTTAATTGCTCATTTCTTCTTAATACAGTAACCAATCGACTAGATGGAATGATGTTAGCAATCTCTAGAATCTTCTTTCTAGTTGCTTGATAAGATCTGTCAATCAATTTAGCAAGCTCATAAATATCTTCAGTAGTTAAGTGATTCTTAACAGCTTGGTCTAATAATAATATTTCTTCTGTAGTCCAGGATCTAAACATTTGGTAAAAGTAATTTAAGGACATCGTCCCAGTTCATAGCATTAACATCAGTTCCGAAGTGTATGTGATTTCCTGTGAAATCTTCAACCCCGTTCCAAACATTGTCATCGATTAGAATATAAGGAAACCCGTCATCGTCACATCCTTTAAGTAAACCCTTGTTACTTGTTAGGATAAGTTTCTTATAAGCATCTTGTCCAAGATATTGTTGAACCCAAAGTCTCTTATCTATCCAGCATGAAGGATTACTCCAACTTGGTGTTGAAGCAATGTAAACATCGTAATGTTTGCATAATTCTTTGTAAGCTTTAATTGCTCCTGGCAGAGGGTTGAGGTCTCTATAGAACCCAGGAACTCGGTGAAGATTATCACCATATTTGTCTTTGACATGTTTAGGGGTCATAGCCGCCTTGCTATCGAAGTCACAAAGGACTCCGTCCATATCAATGTATAAAATTTTCTTATTTGTCATTTATTATTAGTTAAGTATTTATATATAAATATAATCAAAAAAATCGACTTATCGAAATTTTTTGGGAACTATTTTGAAAAAGTTATTAACAATTTCTACCGTTGTTGTATATGTGCTTTACAACTGGGAATCTTAAAGAGTATAGTCCATCCTCGTTTAAGGTTTCTTCAAAGTACTGTATAGTAGCAGTCTTTCCTGTAAGCTCATCGAAGTTTTTAGTATAGTATCTTCTTTGTTCTTTAGAGAAGCCAGATCCAACTCCAACTCTGTTTCCTTTGTGCTCAATGTATATTTGAGATAGCATTCTTTCTTTTACTTCTTTACCATTATCGATAACTCTGTGTTCAGCAAAATCATAACCGACTATCTCGTATTCTTCATCGTGCATTTTCTTTACTTTAAGAATATCATTAGAACGCTTACCTTTGTATTCGCAATCTTTACGAATCATAATACCTTCGTGACCTAAAGCGTCAGCTTCATCAGCTAGCGATTGAATCTGTTCGATACTAGTAACTTTTTCCATTTGTAAAGAATGTACGTGATCCATATCTAAAACTACATCATTTCTTTCTGATAACGTTCTAGTGCTTGTCCCGGTATTAAATTCGTTAAGAGTTAAGTAATCGAAAACTAAGAACGTTGGATTGGGTATTGTGTGATCTTTTCTACGTATCTCTTTCATAATACCTTGGAAGGATTCGTTACCATCTTTATCTAAAATACAAATCTCACCGTCCCATACAGTATTAGGTCTCATTGCAAATTTCAAATCTCTTTTAACTTTAGCTAAAGTGTCAAATTCCTTACCGGCCCTAGAGTGTAATTTAACTTCGCCATTAGAATCGCAGATAGCAATACATCTAACACCATCTAATTTTCTAGAGGTTAACCAAGTATCTTCTTCTAAGTTTACATGTTTAGGATCATAGGAATTAGCAAGAGCTAACTCGAATGTAGGAATCAATCCGGGAATTACTTTGTTTATCAATTTAGCATTAGCTCTGATTTGAAGATTCTTGTCTATGATAGAATAAACTAATTCTTTAACAAAGTCTTCTGTTCCTTCGCAGAAACCATTTACTTGAGATATTGCTTCGTGACCAGTTATAACTCTATTATCTAAATCATCAAGCATTTGAAATACATCTTCATAGCCATCGTGCGATTTGTAACTAGAAAGCTTCTTGCAATTTTTACTAGTAACATAATACATCTTGAAAGGGTCGAGGGTATATCTAAGACATTTAAGTACAAACTCATTTTCAGAGTACCTTTCGATTATTTCTTTTTTCTTTAACGTAGAAGTTGTACCTTTCATATCTTCTACAAAGTGTTGGAGAAACCTCCATGGGTGGTGGTAAATCATTTTACCGTCTTCATTAAATTTATTCATAGTAGTAATTTTAATTTTATTGTTAGTGAACCAGGAAGGATTCGAACCTTCGACCGTTAGCTTAGAAGGCTAATGCTCTATCCAGCTGAGCTACTGGTCCAGATTAATCACAATCGCAAATTGAGTACAACCAAAGGCATATAAGAAACAAAAGCCATTGGCCAGTACCAATAAGTAAACCGAATAGTAATATAGTTAAGCAACCTTTCATATTATCCTTTTAAGCCAGCCATAATTCCGTAACCTTTACGTTGAGTTGCTTTACGAAAAGCAGCTGCCGTTTCTTGGTCAACTATTTGTATATTATTACCAGTCTTGTGATTGGTGATTGCAATACAACTGTATGATTGTGTAGTAGAGCAATTGATGCAAACCTTGTAACCCAAGTCTAATCGACCCTGGGGTACTGGTCCTAAACATTTTAAGCATTGTGCCATAGTAGTGATTTTTTAATTATAGTTAAATATAAGAAATTTATTTGACATATCCAAATAAAAAGAGAGAAACTTATTAATAAGTTATTAACAGGTAACATAGGACATTGTCTGAGAATCCCATTTGTAAACTGTGTCATCAATGTGATGAGGTAAATCGATATCTGTGAAAACCATATCAGGAATGGTAACAGACCAGATCTGTCTTAATTGCCCTGGGTAACCATCGTCGTCTTCGTAAAGATCAACCTGAGCTGGAATGCCTTGGTCAATAAGAGATTGACAAACATCTTCAGCTTTACCTTCATTACTAGTTTTGATTGTAGGATATTTCCAACGATTACCTTCTGAATCAGAAGCGGAAACAAATTTTAATGTAGCTGAAGACTTCATTGTTTCAGCAGCATCATTTACTATCATTAGTAGATAGTCTTCAATGAATACCCAACCATCGAGTTCATTGGAATAGATTAAATCGTCTTTAATTTCGAATATCATATTTTATTTATTTAAGATTGAATTTTTAATTTGAGTAAGATAAGCATCTGCTTGTGCTTCCATTTCTATAGCATCGATGTGAGCATCTGAGTCTGACATCCAAGTACCTAAAACAGAAGGATCAGAGTTAGCTCCGAAGTAACCTTTGTAGAATTGAATATATTGATCATTAGCTAAGAGTCCTTCCTCCTCAGCTTCTGAACCAACTTTTTCACTTTCGAATAAAAGACCTCTACCTTCATCGTCGATTTCAGTCCAACCATTTGATTCCATGAATTCAATAATTAATTCTGTAATTTTAGAAGCTTGATCTTTAACAGTAAGAGTAGGTAAATTTTGTAAATAAGTCATACGTAGTAGTTTTTAAGTTTTGATTAGTTAATTATTTATATATAAATATAATCAAAAAATACGACTTATCCAAATAAAACAGGTGACAATTTGTCCACTTTTGCAAAAGTTATTAACAATTGCATATGACAATTTGTCTACTATAAAATACCTAATGCAAATACAATAGCCATAATAGCTATGTATAGAACAGGTGTAACGTCTATTGGTTCTTGTTTCATATTAATAAATATATTATCTTTCATATCGGTATGTTATCTTAATATTAATCTTGTGTTAAATGTATATCAAAAAACCCCCGCGCATTATTATAAAACTTGGTACGCGGTTAAGGTATAGGGTCATGGTCTATGTCATCAATACTTTCGCAAATGTAAAGCTGGCCATCTCGCTTAAATATAATATCAGCCTTGTAAAGGGTTCGCAGAACATCGGCCCAACCATCAATCATCTTTATTCTAGTTTCAGGCAATATTCTCTTTACCTTGTATAGCTTGTCGTGTATAGCAATAACCTTGTAATGCATCATTAGATAAACATAGGGTGTACCTTAGCAGTTTTCCATAGATCATTAGCTTTAATCATTTGATCACCTAAATTACCGTGTGAGGCTGAATCAAACTCTGAATGCCATGCATCACATATTTGTGTCATAGTATCTAATAAACTATGCCTTTCTAGTACAGCAATTACATTGTTTAACCATTGAGGGTTAGGTTCTTCCTGCGTTTTTAAGGCTGTTACTAATTTCTTAAATTTACCTAATAGGATTTCTGCTTGTGTTTTTTTCATATTAATTTTATTATCTGTTTATATCTGAATTGCAATAATCATCTACCATGCTTTCTAGTATACTGTGTTCGTCATAGACCCTGCTAATCGCAGGAGGCTTTTTAGCTAGGTTCCACATTGGATGTGCCATAGCTTTTTGCTTTGCTTGACGCTTGTTGTAAGCTTGCACTTGAAAGTCGTCGTAATCAAAGTCTTTGTAAGATGGAACCCAAAATATTCCTTCTATTCTGTAGGTTCTTTTCTCGTGTAATTTAGTATTTAGCATGTGCATAGTATTTAGTATATTATTTAATTAAATTTAATTTATAGTAGGGTAAAAGAAAAACCCCGGGTAAAAAAATTGAGCTCGGCATATAAACGGCCTAACCCCCCTCCCTAAGGAGTCCAAACTCGCTGCTTACAATAAACTATTGGTGGGCATTTTTAAGCGAGTTTGGACCTTAATCACCACTACATGATTTTGTTGTTATGAAGCACTGTTAACATCTTCTTCAGTGAATAATTCGTCTTTTTCAGTGTTAAATAGGTTTTCATCAGTGTTAGCTGGTATAAACTTCTGAACTAGCTGTTTTATAAACGTTCTTTCAGAATCTAAGCCTCCAGCTTCATCGTATAAGGGATATACTGTAACCTCAGCAGCTTCTTCGAGTGAAAAGCCATCGTGAGCAAGAGAGGCGAACTCTATTGAGGTTCTTGTAGAGACTGATGTTGAAATCCTTGGTACTTCTGTTTTCATTTCATCTCTGGTAGCAGAAACTATTGCTGAAATATTTTTCATTAGTGTAACATCTGCTTCTGGGTATAGCATACAAAGTAATGCTTCCTCTTTTTCTTGTGAGAGAAGTCCCATTTCAATAATAGTGAATCTATCTAGTAATGCTCTGTCCATTACTCTTGTAGATGTATATTCATTACCTATATTAGCAGTAGCTATAAATGTAACTCCCTTGGCAACCTTTATGGTTGGTGAGTTATCTGCTTCATCCAGTCTTAAGTATCTTTGACCTGGGTCTAATACTGTCATTAGGATATTCCAAGCTTCAGGGTGAGCTCTTGATAGTTCGTCTAATAGAATGATTGAATCCTCTGTTTGGATTGCTTTAACGAAAGAGCTCTCTGAGAAGAAAGTCCCTGAATCTTTAGAGAAGTGAGTATTACCAACTAATGTAGATCTTGGATCTTGAGTAGCTCCTAGATTGAAATAGAACTCTGGTCTATCTAGTGCATTAGCGACAGCCTTAGCAGCCATTGTTTTACCTGAACCAGCTGGTCCGGTCATCATAATGTTTTTACCTCTAATAACAGAACGTACGAGATACTTCCATTGTAGATCTGGTAGCATTAGCATTTCAGGTCTTAGTTTAACAGAGTCATTGTGTATGAATGACATCATCTCTGCATGTTCCTTGTTAACAGGAGGAGTGTATTGGTCCCAATATTTCTCTAGTCCTGATGGAACATTAGTAACGTTAGTCTTAGCAGATGAGGTACCAAAGCTTAGCATCTCACCATCTATAGTAAGAGCAATGTTGGTTCCTTTCCTCATAGCAGCTTTAGCTTTTTTCAAAGCTTCTGGACTAGCAGGTAATGTAAAGGTATTTTTACCTGATTCCAGTTTGATTTCTGTTTTAGTAACAGTTGAAATTTTTAGAATGTACTTCATGTAGTGTAGTGTTAGTTATTAATTATATATAAATATAAGACATTTTTGCGACTTATCCAAATTATTTAGCGGTTAGTTATTAACAATATCAGTAAAGTTATTAACATTTTCTAGTGCACATTAAGAATCCTGAGCCTGTTGTAATCATAAGTACAAAGAAAGCCATTTCATTTAATGGATCAGCAAAGGGAACATAGTTAAGTATCTCTCCTGTACCTGTTATATAAGCTAGGTAATAAGAGACAATAGCACCGAGATAAAATTTAAGATTGTTCATAGATCTTGAGTTTGAATTTGTTATATATAAATATAAGAAAAAAAATTGACATATCCAAATTTTTTAGGTGACAATTTGGCAAAATAAAGAGACAATTTGTCATGCGGTTTTAAGCCCGTTTAAGCCTGTGCTATTGCAGTAATAGGGTAGGTGAGACGTACCTAAGGGCCCAGTGTAAAAGTTCATTAGCCGGCAAAAAAAGTACATCCTCGGGACACACGGGCCAGCATTATTTTATTATTTAGCAAATTATTTTAGCTATTTGAATATTCATATATAGGTATACTGTTATATAGTGTGGATGTATTCATGCAGCCTGTGTGTATTACTAATTACCCGTTATTCGGTGCGATAAAGTCCTTGCGTAGATACTCATAGATACGTGATTTGCTTAAATTCAGCATTGTGGCAATACCTGATACGGATATGCCATTAGCACGTAATTCATTTGCCATTCTAGCTTTGTGTATAGTGTTTTGTTTCTTTATAGACGTGTATGTATTGTCTGTTGATTTCCAGTTTACCATGTTGGTTTCTCTAAGTTTGTTATATTTAATATTCTGTATGCATTGTAATTGCATGTAATTTCTTGTCCAGGTTGTATATCGTGTATCGCTGTAAAATGTATTTCATTTCTTTTAATAATAGGCTTTGCAGTTGGTTGTATGGAATGATTATGATATGTTCCTAATGTATGCGAGTTACCGATTATATAACCTTGCGGAGTCTTGCCTATTATATCATATGCTTTACCTATTATGGATCCTTTAGCAATTGCTTCTGTTGCTATTATTCCTTTTCCTTCAATGCTTGAATTTCCTATACAAAATTTCATGGTTGCAATTATTTTATTAAAACTGCTAATTCTTCTGAAACGTTCATGTGATATGCTCTGTCGTCTGGTTTTACTTCATATCCTCCAATGTTTGTATGAATTATAGTACCGGTTAATTGCTTTGTGCGCATTACTGGTAAAATATCTCCTTTTCTATCTGTCTTGCCTTGCGGATGAGGAACCATTTGATTTTTTTGCATCCATTGTATTCTTTGTCCTGCTGAAAATCGTTTTTCTTTGTGATTTATAATCATATCTTACTTCCTAATTGTTTATAACGGTGCTTGCACCATAATCGCGTACCAAGTAATATTATATACGCGGGGGGTTAATTGCAAGATTCCAATACAGATATTAGTATTGTGAATATCATTCCTAGCATTCCATAGAAACATAGCTTTGCTGAAAATTGATATTGTTCTTGTCTTTTGCTTAAAGGTGGAAGGTATTCTGTTCCATCTTTTCTTTCTTTCATTGTAGGTGTAGACATTACTTCTAATACTAAGATTAGTATGAAGAATACTGCTAGCCCTATTACTGCTAATATTGTTGATGTTTGCATTTATTGTCCTCTTTCTAAATAACTTTGCCAATACCCTGCAAATAGAAATATTGCAGTGAAAGTACCAAACATATATAATATGAACCATGGTGTATAAGTCAAGTCTTGATGAATTAAAACTGGAATTGCCATAACAGCCATCCATACTAGAAAGAATATCAAAGGATTCCTTTCCATTTTCTTTTCTATTTTGATAGTTCTTTCCTGATGTAATAATCTGGTAATTGCATCTTGCATATCTTTCCCATAGACTGGGTGAACAGTAATTGTACCATCTGTTTCCCCAACGGTTACTTCGTATCTGAAGTATTCAGGGTTTGAATTACTTTTTCTTACCATCTTGCAGATTAGTGCTCTGCGTCTTTTGAATTTTTTGATTTCTTTCGTTTTCATATTTTTTTATAACTTTTTGATAGGCATAATCCCATCTATCTCTGGTTTCTTTGTAACGGTGTTTTGCTTGTTCGCTCATTTTGTTGAGTTGAGCATCAAACTCTTTTCTTAAACCTTTTGATTCTATAGATTCTGTAATCTCATAGAATAGATCTTCATACATTCCCATCTTTTTTATCCCTTGATAGTTTATCTAATCTCTGTTGTAATTTTTGGATTATTATTGGTGGCTTTTTTTCTATCTTAGCTTTCAATATTGCAAATCTTACTTTATCAATTTCCCTCATTGTTATCTTCGAATCTTTTATATAATGCATGCAACATAATCATAAATGCAACTGGCCATAAGGTAATTATCAATGCTCTTTCAAACATTGTCCATGGATATGGTGAACCCCATTCTATTAACCACATTGTCATTATCCCTATGAAAAAATATTCTAGCATAATTTGTTTTTCTTTATGTATAAATATAACAAAAATTTACGACTTATCCAAATTTTATGCAGAAAACTTTGATATATCTACACCAGATCTTTTTAAGAATGTTATACCCTCTTTATCTCTATATTCAGTTCTGTAAACTACTCTAATTATCCCCGATTGAAAAATTAATTTAGCACAATCTTTACATGGAGACATTGTTAAGTATAAAGTACCACCTTTTAATGATGTACCATGCTTTGCACATTTCAATATGGCATTAGCTTCAGCGTGAAGAACTTCCCATTTTGTAACACCATCTATTTCGCAACTATTTTCAAAGCCAGTAGGTGTTCCATTATATCCATCTGATATAATCATCTGATCTTTTACTATTAATGCTCCAACCTTAGACCTTTTACTATGAGATAATTCAGCCCAGCATTCTGCCATTTTCAGATAAGTATTATCTAATCTCTTCTGCTTATTGTTATCCATCCAATCCCACTCTTTAGTACTATTGATCATTTGTTATTTTTGCTTTTATTAATTCGTAAACTATCATAGCTAAGATAACAATAATTGTTAATGCTATAACTTTTGCTTCTATTCCCATATCGTATCTCCATCTCCTGTTATCCACATTTGCCATTCATCAGTTTGAATCGGGTCTGGTGATACTCCTCTTGTAACCTCATCTTCACTCCATCTAACAGAATCTATTGTTCCATCTTCGTATTCTATTGTGCCTTCTCCATTTGGGATTATAGTTCTTGGATTGTTTTCATCCCAACTTGGATGCCAGTAATTGTATAAGGGTCCAGGTGGTCTTGGGTCATTGGGATCTAGTTTATCTCCTCTGATTAAAGAATTGATGATTATTACTAAAATGAATGCACTAACTACTATTAGCGATATTTTTAGTATTCCCCAGACAATTGTATTCAATAAGTTTTTCATATGCTTTTTATTTTATATAACTAATACCGGATGGGTATTCGGATAAAATTATCCTATTGTAATTGCTTTTGGTTTAGCTTCATCAGCAATTGGAATGAAGATTGTAAGTAACCCTTTATCCATTTTGGCATCAACTCTATTTAAGTTGAACTTTGGAGAAATCTTCCACCCTAAGTTAAAAGATCTTCTAGCAATGCCTCTATGAATATAATCAACTGATTGTTCATCGTCAGTCCTTTCGTAACTAATTTTAATTTGATTTTCTGCTGTTTCGATTTTGATATCTTTTTTATCTAAACCAACAGCTGCAATCTCAATACCCAAGCCTTCATCAGTTGTGAATAAATCACAAGGATAGTTAGGTTTGTTGTCTACGTGAGATTGAAAATTTGAATCTGTTTCAAAGAAATTTTTGAACAGAAGGTCGGTTGGAAACAACCGCTCGTGAAAATGTAATCTTGTCATAATAAACTCCTAAAATGTTTGTTAAAATTAAATACCCATCCAGTATACTTAATTTAAGGTCGCGTAAGTATTATCTTTTCCCCGGATCCTCGTAGATAAATATCAGTTAAGTTAAGCTTTATGCTCAAATACTTCAATTATTTTTGATTGTTGTACACCCTTTATTTCATAGTCATCAACTGAATCTTTTAGATTTTCAACTATTCTTGATTCAGCTTCTGTGCAAGACATTGCATCAACTAAATATTGTACTCTGTTTTTCTTTTCTTTAGTGCCACCACCTTTTGTGTCGACTACTGTTGTAAATTCTACTCTTCCTAAATAATACATAACTTTTTCCTTTTTTATAAATTTCGTAACATTTCGTAATCTTGTTCGTCAAGATTATCTTTTTTAAGTAAAGTGCTATTTTTACGTGGGTATGGAGCATCCTTCCCTCCAGCTAATTTACCCTGATGAATGAAGAAACAATTATAGCACATTACTATTAAATTCTTTAGTTTCCTGTTTAATTTGTTTCTATCGTCAAAACCAAGTATCAATGGAACTTTACCATCTCCTTTCCGTTTTTCAGCAAAACCACAAATCTCGCAGCATTCATCTTTTACTTTGTGCTTGATCAACCTCTTTAGCAATTTCCACGTTGGATATTCTGGATGTTTACCTTCACAGATATCTTCTAATGGGTACTGATTCCCATGGTGACCTTCTCTAAACTGAGAAATACCTCTACCAGTTTGATTCTTATGTTTTTCATATAAAGATTTACCATCTGAATCGTAATAGCTTGAGGCATATTTTTTATAAGTAGTAAAGGAAACCTTGCACCATTTAGAAGCAGCTAAATTAGATTTAGTATTCTCCATAGCTTCTTCTATCTCAGATTGAAGTAGATACCTTAGCGGTCTACCTCTCTGATGATGCTTGGTTACTTTTCCTTTTGGTCCTTGTATACTACTCATTTACGTTTTCTTCGTCATACATTTCAATATCTTCTTCGAAATATTCGTGTATAGCTTTTGACAATTCCTCTCCACCTTGAACAGTATTGTTTCTAATATCACATTGGATACCTCTAATACTTCTAGCTTCTTGTCGATTCCAATGTTCAACTACATAAGCATTTTTCCAAGCTGTAAAAACATCTGGTGCTAGAGCTAGAGATGGATATTTTGTTCCTATAGTATTCTTTCCATTTGCATCAGCAACATATACTGACCCATCTGAATTGACTTTGGTATGAGCACCCTTTATTTTCTTTTTGATAAAGGATTGCATTTCCCAAAACTGTTGTCTTTTTCTTTCATTTATTGCCATATTCTAAAATTTTGTATTCATTAATAGAGCTTGTAACTTAGGGCTCATTTCATCAATTGATGTTATATGATCCTCAGGAGCTCTGTTCCTATTGTATTGTTCTACTAACCATTCATCGCTACGAACATTGTCATTTTTATCTTTGTCTTCCAAATTTGCAAATTCATCTTGTGTGATTTGAATTTGTACCCATTCTTCATTCCTATCGTGATATGGTCTAGTGTAAGCATAATTAGTAATTTTACCAGAAATCGCTTCTGATTTATGTACCCAAATTGTTATTTTCATAATTATTTCTCTATAAACATATTATTTAATGTCTTAGCTAGTTGAGCTAAGTTGTTGACGTTAACATTTGAAGCATCTGGTCCGTACATTGTCTTGAAAGATTTTGAAGTTTCAGTATCAGCTGAACCAGTTATGAAGTATGATAAAACCTTGATACCTTTGTCTCTAAATGTTTTAACTTGTTGAGCAGTATGTTTTGTAGCTTCATCGCCATAGTAAGAAATATCTTTTGATTCAAAGTAAGGTTCACCATCTGAGAAATTGATAAAGTAACTATCTAAATTGTTTGAAGAAGATAGTATTTCCTTTTGAATAGCTTCAAAACATAAACCTTCTGGTGTAGTACCAGGGCAAGTGACGTGCTTGAATAAAGTTTGAATCTTTTTGATTTTATCAACCTTTGAATCATAAGCTATAAAGATAGCTGGCATGTATTTCTTTCCTTGTGATTCAGTTGAACGGAATGAAATAGTAACGTTAAGATTACCAACCATTGAAGCAGCTTTAGCAATAGCAACTGCTGATGTTATTGATTTGTCCCATTTTTTACCTCCCATAGAACCAGAAGCATCAATTGAAATATGAACATTAGCATCTTTGTGATTATCTATGAAAACTTGTTGAAAGATGTTTTCATTACCAAAACCAGCTGAAGCGATTAATCTTTTATCAATCTTACCAGCATTTAATCTGTTGTATTTTAATTCTTTAGAATCGTTTCTAACTTGAAGTTTTCTTCCTAATTGAGTACCGAGTTTAATACCTAAATCAATAGATTCTTGGTTATTTTCTAAAGACCATTTTCTAGCGGTTAATGTTTCAAATGCTTGAGAATCAATTACTGATTTATTAATGTTTCTAACGACTAAGCAATCAACTCCATTTGAAGTTTTGTACCAGGCATTTCCAATTCCAGTACCAACTGTTTCGTATGAAGCGTTTGAATTATTGATAGCATCAATTTTTTGTTTTTCAGCTTTACGAATTGAAGATTTTTTAATATTACTTCTGATAAAATCTTTTTGCTTTTGAATAGCTTTGTTTAATTTAGATTTATCATTAGGTGATAATTCAGGTAATAAAGATTCATCATCTTTAAGATTAACATCTTCACCTGATGTAGTAGAACCATCATCATCAGAATTTCCTTCTGGTGTTTTACAGTCTCCAGAAGAACTACCGTTTGAGCAATTTGATTCCTCTTGATTTTCATCTTTATTATCATCATTGCCATTGCAATTAGAATCATCTTCAGATTCTGGTAATGGAATGTGTTTATCTATTACTTTTAATACCTCTATAGCTGTTTCAACTACTTCACCAGTTGTTTTTAATCTGGAAATATTAGCAAGATTGATAATAGAATAAATTTCTCTTAAGCCTTTAAGAGCAGATAAATCTCTGTTTGAATTAGTTAAATTGATAATTCTAAACATGTAAGATTGAACAGATTCTTCTCTGTGTTCACCAGAAATTAAAGCTTTATCAATTACTTTAGCATGAAAATATCTTTCGTATAAAGCATTGTAGTAACCTTGATATCCAGGAGCATTAGTAAATATATCGTAATCAATTCTTCTATCCTCGATAACATTGATAATATCTTTAAGAGTCATCATTGATAAACCTTTTGATTCCATTTCATTAGTGATTTCGAAATCGAATCTGGTTTTTAGATAATCATTACCGTTGTAACCCATTAAGTTTTTAAGTAATGTGAAGTCTGATAATTTAACGTGAGATCCCTCGTGTAAAGCAAGACCGACGGTAGAATCGAATGATTTACCGTTAATTTTTGATGAGATAGTAACTGTTTTACCATCGGTGAAAGATTCATCTCTATTATTATATTGAACCTTGACATCGTTACCAGAAACGATTTTAACAAAGTTACCGATAGCTTTTAATCTTGAAGCCATCTTGATGTAATCTTTACCATTTGAAATCTTTTCTCCTGTTAGAACATCGACATTAGAAGTGTAGTCATCTAACCAGAATGAAGAATAATTATTGAAAGCTTTTGCCATATAGTGTAGTGTTAGTGATTGTTATTATTTATATATAAATATAAGAATAAATTATGACTTATCCAAATATTTTGACTCGAAGTTATTAACAATTTCGAGTAAGTTATTAACAATTAAGATATTACTGAACCTGTGATAGCAGCTGTTAATTTAAGTCCCATTTTCTTTGAGATATCTAAAGCTAATTCTTTTAATTCCGAATGTCCGTACATCTTAGTCGGAGTTTCCTCAGCTTTAACTAGATTGAAAGCACCAAAGGCATCTTTCTTTTTATAGTAAATCATATTATTTACTAATTCTATCTGATAATCCTTACCTAGCTTATAGCTATAAATGTAATCAGCTTTTTTGTAGTTACTTTCTTTTTTAATTTTTCCAGTGTTACCTAATTCTTTTTTACTCATAGTAGTGTTTTTTGTGTTAGTTAATTATTTATATATAAATATAAGAAAAAAAATCGACTTATCCAAATTTTTTAGGTGACAATTTGTCCACTTTTCAAAGTTTTTTAGTGACAATTTGTCATAGGTTCCTAGGAATTTTTCCCCATTTCTAGAGATTTCATAGCAATCATCTCTGAAGCTTTGTTCCATATTTTAGTCTTATCTCCCTCTGAATCAAGCACATCCGTTAATTCCATAGTAAAAGGGTCAGTGCAAATAATTGCATCTGCAGATCTTATCCATTTCAAAACTTCCTCCATACCGTAATGTGTATATCTATAACAAACTTGGTCCTCTGATATGTATCTTTTATGAAATCCCATATTATTTCTCTACCATAATATAATTTACAGGTATATCACCCCAAGTTGTTGTTGTTGTCCAATAGTTCATATTCTATTTCTCCTTTGTGTGCAATAGTTAATTAATTTTTTCCAGTATTCAGTTTTACCATACATATTTTTGTATAACCATATCCAATTGTATGCATTTATCAATTGAGTATGAGTCTTACAACTTCTAATTATTTCTCTTCCTTTTATGTATGCTTTTACTTCTGGTGCCATTTGAAATTATCCTGTCTGCTTTTTTAAGTATATCTTTATTAAATTCTATTTTTTCTTGAGCTGCTGAATAAGTTGCCCAAATATATTTTTCGTGTTCATGCGATATTTTAACCTTCTGTCCTTTGGGGACTTCAGCTAAATAATATACACAAGTCTTTATGTAGGGTTTTTCAAGCGGTTCAGGAGGAGTTTTAGAATAATCTAGCTTCATATCATATTGAGTATAAGCTTCGAAATTCGGAATAAACTCGTCTATGATAATACCAGTCTCTTCTTCTATCTCTCTAATAGCAGTCTCCTTAGGTTCTTCTCCACTATCTATATGGCCCTTTGGGAATCCCCATCCAATTTTATCACCAAATAGCAGTAAATATTGTATGCCCTTGGAATCTCTTCTAAAGATAATAGCTCCAGCTGATTTTTCTCCAGGTAAAGCTTCCATAAGTACGTCTGATAATTTTAACATATTACTAATATAACAAATTTTTATGACTTATCCAAATATTTTAGATACTTCTTCCATTTTTTTTCTGAATTAACTGCTGCTTTTTCATATGGGTGTGTTGAATAATTATATTTTCCAGATTCATAACCAGCTTTGAATTTTTTTCTATCTTGTTTTGTGTGAGTATGTTCATGTAACAATGATCTTATTACCTGTTCAACATTAGATATGGCTGATGCATATAAATAAATTCTATTTCTATCCCAATCGTATTCTGCAAAAGGATTATTATCTTTCATCATATCTTCAATGCCAACAGCACCAATTCTTTTGTATATATTATTATGAACTTCTACTTTAACAGCCCTTCCACCTAAATCTTTAGCGATGTATGGATAAACTTTTTTAACTATATCCATTATGTCTTTTTTAGAAACTTCTGTTAATATACTTTTTAGCTTAATCATTTGTGACCTTTGAATAAATACGTTTTAATCTTAGTCTTTGGATATTTTCTTTTTAGCTTATCAACAGCTGCTATATTTTTACTAGAATCGTCTATGAAATATACAGGGTTATAACCTTTCTTTATATGATCTTCTATCCAATCAGATTTAACTTTGGGATCTGCAGAACCGACTGCTACAACATAAACGTCTATTCCTAAAGTTTTGAAAAAATGTTTTACAGGAAAACCAACTGCTCTTGCTGTTAAAATTGTAACTCTTCTACCAACTTTTTTCAATTGTTTTTTAAGTATTTCTACATTTTTCTTTATGATCTGAGGTTTTCTTAACATTCTATCAAAATCTCTGAAATCATAACTTTCACCAGGTTTTAATTTGTGAACTGCGAATTCAGCTGAATCTAATTTGTATTCACCGCCGTTCTTTTTTACATAAACCCAAGAATCTGTGAAAGCAAGGGTATCATCGAAATCAAATACACTTAAGCTTCTTGCTTCATTTAATATATCTTTTAGTTTAATCATAATATACAATATAATAAATTATTTTGACTTATCCAAATAATATTTAGCCATTTTTTCACCAACGTGCAATCCAAATATTGAATCTGACTCGTAATGAACTTTAGCAAGTAATCTACTTGTTGAAATTGCATTACCTATAAGCATTAAAGATTCTTTGTGTTCTGGATATATTTCAGAAAGTATTATTGAAACTAATCTTCCTTGTATAGAATGCCCAGATGGAAATGAAGGAGTCTTTGAAGAAGCTAGGGGTTCTTCATGAAATTTCAGACCTAAAGTTTTTGCAAGTTGAGCAGGCCTAGGTCTATTGTAATAATTTTTCAAGTGTAAAATTACTCCAACTGAATCGTCTAATATCTTTCCAATATATTCTTTTGGATATTCTATCCCAATACCTTTGCAATTATCTTCGAAGTATTTTTCAACATTGTCTGCAGCTTGGATGTCTATGTCAGCAGTTATATTTTCCAAGTTTCTCATTTCATTAAATGAAACTAAGCTACTATTTTTTGGAGGTGGAGAACCCTTGAATTGTTCTAACGGGAATCCTTGAAAAGATTTTCCAATCTCTTTTTCCTCTAATTTATCAGAGTAAACTAGTTTATCTAGTAGAATTACGTTTTTTAATTTTATTCCCATCTTCTTTGATACTTTTCTCTTTGATCTACTTGTACATAATGTACAGTGTCAACTTTACCACAATGAGGGCAGCTTAATCTTTCTAAATTAATTGCTTCATTGATTTTCCATTCTCCATGACATTCTTTATCTGAACATTTATAAATATAAGTGTGACGAATAAAAACCTTATGACTCATCGCTATCTCCACCATCTGATTCGAATGGAATTGTATATTGTACATTAACTTTTATTTTTGGTTTATAAGATTCAGGCGTTCTATCGTCTATTCCTAAAAATTCTGACTTAGTTTTATCCATTGTAACAGTTAATATTTTGTCAGTTAGATCTAGCATTAATTGTCCTGTAGTAGAAAGTACATCAGCTCCGGTTGGATTGTTAACTTTGTCTTTATTTCTATAAGGATTATCTCTATAATCTTTTGCATAATATCCTTGTAAACCTTTTAATATATCATATTTTGTTTTTGCTTTTGATACTATTGATAAAGATATATTTTGTCTAAGTTTAGAAGATTTAGCATTTTTACCATCTTGATATCCTGCGTCTTTATAAACTCTACCGTGATTAGTTCTAGTATGAGCTTTATCATGACTAAGTTTTCTAATAGCTGGAGGATTGATTGAAGTAGTTTCTATTGCGTATGAATTATTCTGGTTAGCTACGAATGTATGACCATTCAATCCTGTTGCTTCTCCTGATTTAGCATTATCACCTGTGGAGAATCCTGTAAATTCTATAATAGATTTTATTACCCGAGAAAGTTTCTTGTAACCTAAAGCGGTTCTCATTTTGAAACCATCCTTAGAAGGTTTTCCACTTTTCTTTACAATCTTTTTTTCTTTTTCATCGTATTCACCTTGGAGTGTTGAATTAATAATTCCTATTCCAAACTCATTCATACCTTCAGACCAATCTGTATCGTCATCGTGTATATAAACAACTTCAATATTATTAATTAATTCTCTAACAACTGTTAATTTTACGTCGTAAGCTCTATCTCGGTTTTTCGCAAGTATTACGTTCCCATCTATTACCTTGTGTGCAATTACACATTCATCAAGGCTCTCTTTCTTTTTCTTCTTATTATACATTGACCAAGCAATTGCATAAGGATTATCAATATCTTTCTTTTTCTTTAGAGCTAAAACTACATCTTCCATTCCTGGTGGTGCTTTCTCTTCTAAAGATTTCATTGCCTTTGCAGCTTTTTTATATGCCGATGACCCCTTCTTTGCGGGAGCTTCTCCTCTTTTTCTTTTAGCTCTGATGTTATGCCAAATACCTTTTCCAGTTTCATCTAATTTTTTAATTCTAAATCTTGCAGCTGATTTACCATTTATTAATAAATCACCTTTGTCACTCATAGAAATAGATTTTACCTTTACAGGTTTATTTTTGAATCTACCCATCATGATAGTATCACCAACAGAAATTGGTAATTTATACTCTTCTTGTAAGTTTGATATGATTTTCTTAAATTTCATTATCTGCAATTCTTGTCTATATATTTTTTGAATTCATCTACTGTTTTGAATCTTGCCATTGCTTTACCTGATTCTACTTCTTTTTCACCAAATTCTTTTATAGCAGTTTTACAATCAAGCATTGTCTTGTGATATAAAGTTCTAGTTCTATCTTCTAACTCTCTGAACCAAGGAGTTTCGAATTGTCCTTTATATTTTACTTCCTCTTCATCTCCATTAGCTTTTAATTTAACTCTTCTAGTAACTAAGTCTACACGTTTTTCAGATTTCATTCTGATGATGTTTCCTTTTCTATCTACACCAACTTTTACGCCTAACTCAGTTGATTCTTTTTCTGTTGATGCATGAAAGCTTGAACTATATTTTTTAAGGAATTCGTTATTGTCTGTTTTGTAGCAGAAAGATTGAGTTACTCCATTTACTATATCTATAGACATACTGCACATTGCATCTGGTCTCATACCATATTTCAATTCCTTTTTGGTTCTAAATTCAACTGCATCATCTTCATCCATTAAACCTTCTTTAATAAAAGAAGCCGTCCTATCTGCTATGAATCTTTCTTTGGTTTTTAATGTTAGATTATTATTATCTTTGTCTTTGATGATAATATCTCTTGGATCATCTGGAGCCTTTACAGTTATTTCTGAAATATGTAGATCAGATGTTATTTCGCCACAACATTCGCATACTTCTTGTATAGTCTGAGTACCGTTTACCATCGTGTAGCGTATCAAGATTGTCTCCTAATATGATTCTAATCTGTCGAGTTTAGCCATAAGCCTTTTGAATTCGGCTTTTTTCTTTTTATATTCTTTTTCTTTCTTTTCTATTTCTCGACCATATCTATCAGCAATTCTACCTCCACCTGGTTCAGCTTCTTGTTCCATGTCTTTATGGAGTTGAGATAAGTCTTTAGTTATTTCTTTCATGTCCATTTCTAAGTCCATTATCTCATCCTGCAATTTCCATTTTGCATCTAGTACTTTCCAAACTGATGAAGCTTCTTGTAATTTAGTTATCTTGTTACCAGATTTATCAAATAATAAATTATCTTTCCAAAGCATCTTTGTTAATTCTCTACCAAATTTATTTCCTTTGACGTTTGACCATTCTTTTGCAAATCTCTTTGCCCACATGATCCAAAGTAATTCTATTGCTTTGAACATCTTATCGGGTCTAACTAATCCCAATTTATTTTTTATGCTTTTTTGGTTTTTGTAAACGTATTTTTTGAAATCTAAGTATGCAAATTCATTAGGAGTTTCTTGAGGAAATGGTACTCCTGTAAAACCAAATGGTGCTTCTTCTAATTCAACTCCATCTCCTAAACCTTGATCAGGAGTCCACTTGGGATTATCTTTAGCAAAAGTTGTCCATTCTGGAACTACATCTTGAATGTCTCCTATTCCAAAATATTCTCCATACATCTTTGCATAAGCTTTAGATGCTGCACCTTTTTTAGTTTTAATCTTTACTTTCTTGCCGTCTTTGTCTTTTTTATAGTCGGCATCCCAATCTGCTTTGTATTTATCTTTTCCTTTGTACTTTTCTATTTCTTTTTCCATTGCATCTTTAGAGCCGTACTTCTTTTTCTTGTTAGATAAACCTTTTGTATATTCTTTATCTACTTTACCTTCCTTAGCCATTTGAATTTTAGCTGTAGGTATTTTATCTATAATCTTTTTAGCTTTTTCGAAATCTTTCTTATCCAATTTCAATGCAGTCATTGTTACAGATAATCTATTCATCTGAAAACCCTTGATTCCAGCTCTTTCTAATTCGCCTTTCAATGTATTAGGTTTGAAGTTTGCTTTGGTTTGTATACCAATCATACTTTCAGTTAATTTGCCTTCTGTGTATAAATCTTTTCCCTTGTGTTTACCAGATTTCTTTAATGATGATGCCATCATTGGATGAAAGCTTTTTGGGTTAGAATCAAACTTAACATAAGCTACTTGACCTTTTACTTTATTAACTAAACCAATTTCTCCCATTGAATCAACGTAATCGCCTTTTCTGATTTCTTCTATAGATTCTTTCTTTCTACCTTTCCATAAATCAGCATCAGCTTTTCTTGCTCCACCTTTACCAGTAATAAAAGAATTTACTCTTCCCATTGCCCAAGCAGCTTGAGGAGTTCCAGGATTGTGACCAGAATTCCATGCTGCCATTCCTCTATCGTATACTTTCTTTAGAATACTATAAGAAATACCAGTTTTTTCTGCCTTTTTAGCAAGAGACTTGTTTTTTTCTGATAATATGTTTTCTATGATCTTTGAAAATTTCATTAGAGATTAGTCTTATTGATTTTATAAAATAAGAAATCGTAAATATCTGGGCCATCAAATCCTTCTTCTTCCATATCTTGATATAGTAAAGAAGCATATTTAATCATTTCTTTCATGTGCTTTAGATTATGTAATCCTTCCATTCTACTTAAATCTCTTGGTCTTTTGATATTTGACATCCCGCCCTCGTTAACAGTTTCTTCATTAACTGGTTTTGGATCAGTAACAGGATTCCATTTCATTTTCTTTAATTTAGAAGATGGTAACTCTCCTAAAGCGTGTTCTTTGATTATTTTCTTTAATTTCATTATTCTCTCCTAACGTTTTAGTAAGTCTCTCCATTGTGAAAATTGTGGTGCCATATTTGTTCCCCCGACATCACTGTCTTTTAATTTGTCTTGAGCATCTAACCAATTTCTTCTACCAGTTGTTAATGCCATTGCAAATTTCTTTTTTATATTAACAGCAAATAAACCTCCTGGTAAACCAATAAGGAATGTGCCTTTAGGAACTTTAGCATAACTTTGACCAGCGAATTGTAATGCACCGACTGAACCTCCAGTTGGTTTTACATTAAATTTTACCATTGCATCTTTTACTAAAATGGCTTGAAATTCAATTCCTTCTTTAACTAAAAACTTACCTTCGTAGTTTTCTCTTCTCCATTTCATATCGTCAAATTTTGTCATGATTATTTCCTCTTTGTTATAAATATCAAGCTAGATCAGTAGATTCAAGTAAAGTGTATGTAAAATTATTATTCCAAGCATCTCTAGCAGCTTGACAAATATCTAAGAAACAATGCCAATCATCATTACTAGCAATTACTTGACAACCAGCTGACCATTTATCTACATAAGTAGAAGTTTTACCAGCATGCTTTGTTGCTCTGTGAATATTAATTCCAAATAAACCTTCGTCTATTGTTGATGGATCAAAATCGTATTTTCCATCTTTATCTCTATCTCTGTAAACTTTAACAGATCTTTGTTGTCCTAAAGCTAAGTATCTTCCTTGGTGTAATCTTAATTTGTGTGAACCTCTGTATTGACCTGGTACTAAAATAGCACAGCCTTTATCATTCATAGGTTTATCCATCCAATCATCACCAGGATCTGTTGTGCAATTAAATATTTCATAGCACCATTCCCCATCTATCTTATAAGATATTGTTAAGTGATCATCGAATTTGTTAGTTACTCTTTCTCCTGCTTCCATATTTCTAATACCAACGATGTTTACGTTCAAATCACCATTTTCAAACCATTTATACCCTTTAGCTTTTACGGCAGCTTCTACCTGTTCTCTTGTGTACATTTATTATTTTCCTTTTATTTTCTCTATTGAGCTTATGCCGAATGATCCTAGCGTTACAATAACGAAGGAGTTATATATTACTTCATTTATTACTAGTTCCATTCCGCACCAACCAGTAATTAAATCGCAGATTGCGAATATCACCATTAAAACAAAAGAGGCAAAGCCCACAATTGCTTTTTCATTTATATCGTTTTGATCTTTGAATAATTTCCACATTAGAAGTCATCTCCATATATTTCATTAATTTTTTCCTGAACCTCTTCTAAGGTTGCTTTCATAGAAAAAGAAATATCAGCTTGATATCTTTTTACCTCTTCACCTTCATTGAATATTATTATTGTAGGTACAACTACTATTTCCCATTTGTTTTGAGCCTTAGTATCAGTTGCTATATCACATCTTTTAATCTTACAATTTTCTAAATCTCCAATCCATTCAACATCATTTGCTGAATTCCAACCTGCATTAAAGTGAACTATTGTTAATTCTCCATTTACCTTTAGTGTTTGCCCTAATCCTATAAATGGTAATAACAATAGTAATAATAACTTAAATAATTTCATAACCTATCTCCTTTGTAAGTTGTCTATTTTTTCTTCGATTCTATCTAGATCCTCTTTCAGTTCTTCTACATCATCTGCAGTATTTTCGATAGTTAGACGTATATTTTTATCTTTCATGTCAAATTCCATTCTGGTGACATCTGGTGGTGGTGGAACCGGAAGTTCTTTTGCTTCCTGAATATCCGCTTGAAGTGCAAACCACATACCAATAATTGTTGCCATTGCAAAACCAATAGCTATTAACGTTTTTATACTTACCTTAAAACCTGAGTCTTCGTTTATTTCTTTTGCCATAGTTTAATCCCAAAATATCATTTTACCTACAATACCTAACAGAGCTACCCAAATAGACCATAGAACCTTTTGAGTCTTTTTTCTATACTCTGTGTTTTTATTTATTCTAGCAATAGCACCATCATCTGGTCCCAATAATTGTTTTTTTATCATTGTTAAATCTTCTTGCATTTTAGTCTGTCCATCTTTAAGATATTCTACATCTTGTTTTACAAGTTTGATTTCACTGTACAAATGTTCATTAGTGGGTCTTGCCATTTTTCTCTTCCTTATCTAATTACATAATTGAAACCGAAACTAAAGTCATGCCAGTTTCTATTCCAATATTTATTATATTTTCCTTCTACGAATAATCCTAATTTCTTTGGTATGATGTAATACCCAAATATTAATCCTCCTGAGTAATCTATCCATTGTCCACCGTGGAATTTATGATATGAAAATTCTCCACCATCGTCATAATGATATGGCATTATATTTCCCCAAGAGTGTAACCAAAAGTCTTTTGTATAATGATAATAGTCAAAACCAATTACAACAGAATGCTGTAAATTTTGTTCTAACTTATTTCTTTCTTTTTCTACGTAATCAGATAAAGCTTGAGGTATTACAACACCCTCCCAAATTTGCGTATTTTCTGCTACTAAATTGCCAGATGGATTATAGTATGTTACTCCTCCCTGTCCATCGAATTGAACTGAATATCCTTCTTGTAAAGCTAGGTCAGTATAGTGTAGATTACCATTTGATAATAACCATTCTTCTAATGGATCAAACCCATAAGGTTCGGATAATCTTTGTACAGCTCCTATATTAAAGGATAATTTTTTACCAACCTTTAGTCTATATCTTTCTGAAGCTTCGAAGTATTGGATATCTGCAAAACCATCTTGTAAATATTCTGCTTTTACAATCCAGTTATCAGCAATATATCTTAAGAAGTGTTGTTGATTTAGGAATTCAATACCTTGTTGTCTTGCTAGGTCTGCTTCAAATAAAAATTCAAAACCTTTTATTTTACCAATAGTTGCAGCATCTGAAAAAGAGTTTTCTGTACCATTGTAAAAAGTATTAGCTCTATTTTCATATCCCAATCTAGCAATTTTTCTTACTCCAAATGCTATAGAATAGTCAAAGGGTGTAGATACTGTTTGAGTTTCTAGCCCATTTGTAATAGAGAATACATCTACATCAGAAACTGAGTTACCACCATTTACAGCTCCATAGAATGTAGAAAACTTAAATATCTTTTTAAGTTCTTTTTTGAATTTGCTATCGTCTTGAGCACAGCATTTTTTTGGTACTGCACAAGATGCAATTAAAATAGTTGCTAATATATACAAAAACTTTTTCATATTAATCTTTCCTAATCTTTTATTGTTTTACTAATCTCTGTTGGAATCTTCTTCCATCGTGTATAATTACCATATTATATAATCCAGAAGGATATCCTGCTAGTGAAATTCTTTTTTCCTTTGATTTTAAGATTGTTCTTCCTGATAAATCGTAAATCTCTACTTCAATGTCTAATCTTGTATCTATATTAAATATATCTTCAGAAGGGTTAGGATAAACTATAATAGTACCTGAACCAGATAATTCTTCTACTGATACTGGCCAGCCTTGTTGACAGTAATCATACATTGATTGACATGAAGCATCCCAATCAGTAGTGCAGCAATAATCGTCTACATCTATTACCCAAGCATAACATCCATCGTTTAACCAATATGGTATTCCTGGTCCTCCGTAACATCCTGCATCATATAAACAAGCTGTAGAATCTGAAACATTTGCTAGTGGATTGTAATTGTAAGCTGATACATCAGTACATCCTGTTATTATTTCTATACAAGAATTATCATCAAAACAAGCGTTAGGATCATAGTTCAATGCTGTTGGATCAGTACATCCAGATATATAACAACAGCTGTTATCTGATGTATTTGCTAATGGATCATAATTTAATGCTGTTGGGTCATTACAACCATAAATAAATGGAATGCAATTGCCATTGTCTACATTTGCTAGAGGGTTATAATTCCACATTGTAGAATCTGTACAACCGTATATTGGTAATATACAAGTTCCATCATCTGTATTTGCTGTTGCATCGTAATTTAATGCATTAGCATTAGTACATCCATATATGTAAGGGATACAAGTTCCATTATCAGTATTTGCCAGAGGATTGTAATTAAACATGGTTGAATCAGTACATCCGTAAATTGGAAGGATACAAGATAAGTCGTCTGTATTTGCTTGAGGATCATAATTTAATGCTATTGGGTTAGTACATCCATATACAACTACTTGACATGTACCGTTATCTGTATTAGCAAGTGGATCATAATTAAATGCTGTAGAATCTGTACAACCATAGATAAACGGAATACAAATACCTGATGGTGTATTAGCTGCTGCATCGTAATTGTACATAGTAGGATCCATACATCCAATTATTACTGGTATACATGTTGAATCATTTACATTAGCTAATGGGTCATAATTAAATGCTGTTGGATCAGTGCATCCATATATTGGATAGACACATCCATTATTAACTGTAGCTGTTGGATCGTAGTTCAATGCTGTGCTATCCGTGCAACCGATATAATAGCATGAGCCATCATCAGTATTTGCAACTGAATTATAATTGTCAGCGATTGTATCTGTACATCCGTAAATATATCCTATACATGAACCATCATCTGTATTAGCTAGTGAATCGTAATTGAAAGCTAAATCGTTTGTACAGCCATAGATAATTGGAATACAATTTCCATCATCTGTATTAGCTAATGGGTCATAGTTAAATGATGTTGAATCAGTACAACCAAATATCTTTGGAATACAAGTGTTACCACAGAATGGAATACCTACGTATTTTGTCCAGAAAGGAGATTCGAAAGATTGAAGTGCTCCCTGTCCATTATTTGCAAAAGGATTCTGTCCTTCATGTAATAATACAAACCCATCTGCATTAGTTAGCTTGAATGAATTGTGCCACGTTTGAAATTGTACTTCTTGTGGTGGTTGTTGTGGTCCACCAACTTCAAAGTATCTAACTTCTACTGGAACTCCTGGGTCTAATATAATATTCCAAGTATTTTGATAACTTCCCGGTCCTAATGTATATGTTCCAAGATCAATGCCATTTTGATATATACCAATGAATGAGTTACCCCAACCATCACCTCCAGCATCTCCTATCCATAATTCATAATTACAATCTGGAATAAGGTCCATCATTGTTGCAGATGCGTCATAATTAAATGCATTAGAATCAGTACATCCGTAAGTATGTAATGTTAAGCATGAACCATCATCAACATTTGCTGCTGGATTAAATTCTACATAGTCATCATCTGTGCATCCATCTATTACTGGAATAGTAGGACAAGGTGTTGCTGTTTGAGGTCCTGAATATAATACATTTCCAAAACCGGGATTATCCATATACCAAATAGTATCACCAGAACAATCATATATTACTGCTGCTCCATCAATAGAACCTCCTGATGTAGAACCTGCCATCCCATCACCGAAGTCGTCATTTAATATTAATTCAAATGCAGCGTTTTGATCTACACAGAATGAATAAGTGTAAGTTTGACCTATATCATTGAAATCGTATGTTCCAGTTGGATAATCAACTGTATTACCTAATCCATCAACGAATTGCCAGCTTGTTTCTCCTGGCCAATTATCTAAAGTTAAAGAAAGAGATATTTGATATTGAGTATTTGTATCACAAGTTGTTCCTGAACAAGATCCATCATCGAATGTTGCCCATGGATTATATGATATTTGAGCAGGATCAGTACATCCGCCTATACAGGGTGTTGGTGTAATTGCAATAGTATCTGATAATGTACCATCTGCAAATTCTACCCATCCATAATGTTCTACTGACCAATTAGGTGGCATCTGACCATTACCAGCATAAACTGCAAAATCAGTTGCTCCATAACCTAATCCATATTGAAAAGGTCCAACTCCATCTTCATTTGAATACCAAAATAATACTGGTTCACAACTAACATTTCCATCTAAAGTCCAAAAGAATTGAGCTAGCGTTTGTCCATTCGGTAAACATGTTTGTGATGCTGTAGACGTAAGAAAACCACTGCATGGTGGATAAGTACAAGATCCGTCATCAATGGTAGCAAGTGGGTTGAAATTTAATGCATTTGTATCTAAGCAACCTGATACAGGTGGTGCACATGGATTGATATTAACTAATGTATCTAATACTGAAAAACCTAATAGTGAAGTTGAATCAGCATAGAATATCATTCCTTGACAATCATTTTGCATTTTGAATTCTGGAAATGGTGACATTAACTGTCCTTGTTGATATGATCCCCAACCATCACCAAAATCATCATTTAATGTAATTATGTATGGTCCTGAATTGCAATTAACTATTGTATCTAAATATTCCCAAGGTTGCGTTGGTTGGTGATATAAAACTGTATCACCATTTGCATCAGATACAAAAGTAAATGCTGATTCTTGATTTCCCCAATAATCGTATTGTACTGCAAATTGAACCCAACTGTCAGTTTGAGCAAACATAACCGTTGGTAATACTAATAATAAAAATAAAAATTTTCTCATATTTCAAATCCCAAGTTAAATATCATAAATCTAAACTTCTTAGATTCCCATTTTAATTCTAATACTGTAAAAGTTCCTAATCTAAATTCTAGATAGTACTTTTCCTTTTTATTTCCGGCATCAAAACCGTTTATCCAATTTATCATAACATTTTCCCTTTATTTATGAAGAAAAGATTTTTTTCTTTCCTCCGTCGTATGTATAAGCATGTCCTTCAGTTATTAATTGCTTATTAATACAAATTTCTTTACCATCTTTGTCTTGTATATAAATTTCTCCAAGGAGTCTTCCATATTTCCCAAGACCATGAGATTTAATTCTAAAGAAACCTGGCTTTGAACTTACTTCCATTAGTAATTCTTTATTTCTAGCTTTTGCAGCTAATCCTAATTTCTTTTCTTCTAGATTTCTTGTTCGGCTTTCCCAGGTATCTATTTCTGAATACCTAACTCTTTTCTTAAGCCAAATGTCAAAACCTACATCAATGAGAGCATCAATAGTATCTCCATCAACTACTCTCTCTAACTTTCCTCTGTAAATATACTTATCCATTGCAACAAGTGCCACCAGGCATATTCGCTTTACAAGCTTTACATTTACATACTTGCCAATAAGCCCATCCAGCTGCTGAAGCTAGTAAACCTAGTCCAACCCAAATATTAGCTCCAAAAGTGCAACCTGCACCAACTGCTAATAAATAACCACCATAGCATTTAACATAACATAGTATTAAATTGTATAAGCTTCTATTTTCATTTACATGAGCAATGATTTTCTCATCCAATTCAGTTTTATCTAAAACTTTTTTGACAACTTTATTAGCTGTCTTTTTTATTTTTTTCTTTGCCATTTTTTATCCCTTGTTTTGAATATAATATAATACATCTTCTTCCCAATCATCGATTGAAAAGTCTTTATAATCTTTTTTGCCTTTTGGATCTAATCTCCAAGAATTTTTTAATGAGTCTATGTAAGCTTTTGTAGCTGCAGAACCTACTCTTGCTGCTTTAGCGCCTTTCATTGCCATTTTTAACATTTGAGAATCAGACATTTCAGTTAATTGCATTTCTTTTAATTGCTCTACAACATCTTCTTTTTTAACGTTGAACTTGTTAATTATAGCTTTCCATTCTTTTTTTAATTTACCGCTTAATCTATTTCCAAAACCCATTACATTTGCTGGTCCAATTAAAGAAGCTATTCTACCTTTTAATATATGCTTACCATATTTTCTACCATAAGGAGAAGTTTGTATCCAGTACATTAAATTGTCTGCTAGTTCTTTTGAAAATTTAATACCTTCAATAGAAGTAGTTCTTCCTTTTATTACATCGGTAAGTCCCGCTTTAACTGATATTTCATTCATAGAAGCTTTTAGCATTGGTTCAGCCATTTCTCTAATCATTTTTCTAAATTTAATTTCTGATTCATTCATTTTTTCTTCTCCTAATTTTTTGTCTTCCGTTACTTGTGATAAATCACCTTTAACATCTTTTCTTATAGCGTCTGCTAAAGTTTCTGGGAGGTATCGGACCGATTTACATTGGTCTTCAGCTCTTTGTTTAAGCTTAATAGTTGACCTAGATAAACCCTCTGCAGAAGTCAATATCTGACAATTATCAATAATAGTTTCGGCCATTTTTGTCCAAGTATCTCTAAAATTTTTATCAAAAATTGAACCTCTTTGATTTCTTAATTTACCTTCGCTTAATTTCTTGCTGTCAGACTTAACTAATTTTGCCTTTCCAGTTTTTTGAATTGCAGCATCTAATTGATCAGCAATACTTGGTGCTATCCACATACCTTTAGTTGGGTGACCAGATATAGTTACTGTATCACCTGAATCTTTTACAACCATATTGATAGTTCTATTTCCAGCTTTGAATTTTTTATATGCTGCCATTACAGCTTTTGAATCTTTTACTTTATATGTTAAAGATTTGTACATGTGACCAGATTTTACGTAATCTTCTGTATTAATTATTTTGACAGGGTATATTTCAGTACCAGGGTCTTCATACCCAGTAACTTTTTCTTTCAAACCTTTTTCTTTCTTTAGCAGTTGAGCAATCTTTAATAATTTTTCTTTGTCGCCTTTCTTTAATTTCTTTAATGCATCTGCATGAGCTAAAGCTTTTATCGTTTTTTCCCATTGTGCTGTAGATTCTTTTACAGATTCTGTGTCGAAAGCTTTTTCTCCTGGTGACATCTCATCCTCGCTACCCATAAGCTTTATTCTTTTTTCATCTAAAGATTTGAAAGCTTTTGGAAATTGCTTTTCAAATTCTCTATCTAACATAGCTCTTGCATTACCATGCTTTGCTTTATGTTTTCTGGATTGTTTTATTGATGCATCAAGATCTTTTACTTTTACTAGATCTTTCATCTTTTTTGGTTTATCTTGACCATAAGTACCAGACCAAACATAATAAGCTTCGTATAAGCCTTCATGTCCTGGAACGTGATCTGCATTTAATACGTCTTTTGGTAATTTGCTTGTCATATTAACCGACTTAGCTATTTTGTTTGCTAGTTTCTTTAGATCATATAAACCGAAAGTACTTTTTACAGGCATAGCTTTCATCAAGCTACCGTTTTTTCTAAAATAAACCTGAGACTTAACCAATTCAATTTCGTAAGGACCAAAGGTTATTTTGTATTCATTTTTTGCTTCTTCCATTGAAGGTTTCCTCTTGTATTTTTATGAATAATTATTCTTTAATAAATATCAATTTCCTAAACTAAATTGCTACTTTTTAGGCTTAGTATACTTAAACTTCTTATCCAATAATACATTAGCTTCTGTTTCAGCATCCATATGAGATTTGTATGGGCCACCAACTTTATTTTTACCATGGAACAAATTTATTTCAACTGATCCTCCAATTATTTCGATTTCTCCTTTATGATTCCTCTTCTTTCTTGGCTGCGTTATCTTTTGTCTGATATCAAAATATCCTACCTTTCTAACGTAGCTTCCTAGTTTAATCGATTTTGGTGTACTGGCCATTTTATCTCCATTTCATATTTATAGGGTTATTATATAAATATATAGTTATTCACTATTAGAGTTCTTTTTAGGTTCCTTATGTTTAGGTTGCTTCTTTTTCTTTTTTCTTTTTGGTAATTTAATTTCACCAAACTCATCTAACTCTAGATGGTTAATATTAATTTTCATTTAATCTACCTTAATCTTTAATTTTTTAATTTCTTCTAGAAAGTCTAATACTTCTAATTGTTTGCCTTTATCGTTTTTTATTTTAACTAATGGTAAAAGCTCTGGTGTCTTGTCTACCATCCACATTAGCTTTTTCAAACCTGCTCCTCCCCAAAACGTTTTGAATGAACTTTCACCCAATAGATTACTTTCGAAAGTAGCTTCATTTTCTTTATCATCTGGAAATAAAATAAAATATTGCATTATATTACTGCTCTTCCTTTTTGTTTGTTCCAATCAAAATTAGTTCTGACTTGGTTGTTCTTTGTATCTGTTGCAGTTAACATCTTAGGATCTATACCCAATTTCTCTGCAACATTTATTAATGCTCTAACATCTTTAGGAAAGCAATGCCCACCATAACCAAAATCTCCATCAGGTCCTGGAACTTCTAAATGAGAATTACCTATTCTATTATCATATTGAGCATACTCTATTACTTTATCGTAATCAATATCTAATCCATTACAAATCTGATACATTTCATTTGCAAAAGAAACTTTTGTTGCTAGAAAAGAATTTGTAAAATACTTAACCATTTCTGCAATCGTTGAGCTTGTTTTTATAATTGCTACTCTTGGAAATGCTTTTTTGAATATTCTTCTTACTTTTGTTGATGCAGGTCTTGGTCCACCAATAATGATTCTATTTTGATTTTTGAAATCTTCTATTGAATTTGCTTCTGTTAAAAATTCTGGATTAAATACAATACTTAAATTTTCATATCTATCATTCCACTTTTCAGTTGTTCCCGGTGGGATTGTAGATTTAACAATAATTATTTTATTTCCTATAGAATTTAATTCTTCTAGAACTGGTTCTATAATTCCTAAGTGACAAGAACCTTCGCTATCCATTGGTGTAGGTAAGCATAAAAATATAACCTCAGATTTTTCGAATAATTCACCTAATGATTTACATGTTGAATTTTTTGCGATATCAAATGTTTCTATATTGTAATGCTCTTTTAACCCTTCAAAGACTGCAGTCCCTACAAACCCTTGACCTATAATACCTAATGTTTTCATTTTTCTGTTTTCCAATAATCGTAAATACCTTTATTTAATTCGTAATCTCCCCAAAAGAATCTTTTTCTGTTTGGTTGCGTTTGAGCCCACTTCCACATTTTAGTTAATCCTTCTTCCAAATCTATTTCATGTTTGAAATCTAATAGTTGTTGGGATTTTTCCCATGTTGACCAAGCATGCTTAGCTTCATGTCGCGCTTCCAAGTATTTTTTTGTAAGGGGGGTGCCGGTGACTTTTAATAATATATCGCAAGCTTCATTGATAGTATATTCTTTGATACCACCAAGATTAATAATTTCTCCAATACATTCATCTCTTTGAGATGCATTCCAAAATGGAATTATAGAATCATCTACATAACTAAATGCTCTTTTTTGTTCGCCATCTCCAAATATAGTTGGCTGCATTCCATTGATTATTTGATACATCCAAATTCCTAATACATTTCTATACTTGTCCCATATGTTTTGATTCTGACCGTAGAAATTGTGAGGTCTTACAATTGTATAAGGTAAACCATGTTGTTCATAAGCTATTTTCAGATCCATCTCTACACCATACTTAGCAATACCATAAGGATCAATAGGACATTGCTGTAGATCTTCATGGAATGGTGGTTTATATTTATTACCATATACAGACATTGAACTTGCAAATACAAATCTCTTTACACTGTGTTCAATACTACAAGTAATTAAATTAGTAGAAGATATTAAATTATTCTCGTAATTAAACTTTCTAATAAATGGAGATAGACCTTCTGCTGCATAAGCTGCAAAATGATATACTATTTCAGGTTTATGTGTTTTGAATAAATCTTTAACTCTGTCTAGCTCTTTTATATCGAACTTATATAATTCAACATCCTCTGGTAAATTTTCAATATAACCGCCAGATAAATCGTCAATCCCTATTACTTTGTAATCTGTATTTTTTACAATCCAGTCTGCTAGCCTAGAACCTAAAAGTCCAGCTACTCCTGTTACTAAAATAGTTTTATTCATAGTTTATCCCTTTTACTTTGTTACCCTTTGGTGAATGGGTGTTATCCTTGTTCTTTATCATTCCAAAACCCCATTTATATTTATATAACTCGTTTGCTTCACTTTCGCTTTCTGTAAATCTTTGTCCCTCTTTACCATTTTTAGTAGCGACAGAACCAAAATGATAGAAATTTAATTTTCTAGACCTTAAGGTTTTCATACCTGCTAATTCACATTTCAAAAAGAAGTCCCAATCGCAAACGAATGGTGATGGATATAAATCGTCAAAACCTCCTACCATCATATACTTTTTCTTTGATATTAATAGTGGGAATATTCCTCCATCTCTTGTAAGATGATCTTTTCTAAATTGCGGTTCAGAAGTAATAAAATTGTCTAAATCAAAATCTTCTGGAGTGCCAAAGTCTTCTGTTTCAAAGTTAAAAATACTAGGATATTTTTCAATTTGATTAGGTGTAAGTATTATATCTTCATGATAATCGCTTTCTAGTATTGCATCCCAATCAGCACATAAAACATTGTCGTCGTTTACTATGAGAACTTTATCGGATGAAGCATTCCAAACTCCTAGATTCAAAGAATATTGCATTCCCATATTTTCAGGGCTTTCTATAAAGCTAACGTCATTTTCATATTTTTTTATTATTTCTGAAGATTCTTCTACATAACCATCTATTATGCAAATAATTTCATTTCTATATTTTTGACCCAATAAAGCAGATTCTAAACATATATCTAAACATTTTGGATTCCTATAACTTGGTATAATTAAACTAATCATTTATTTCCTCCCAATTTGTAAATGGTGAAAGCCATGCAGTTTCGCAGTGAGTACTAAAACCTGGAACTGAGCTTAATGCTGCAACTCCTTTCTCTTTTGATAATTCTGTAAAGAACCCAAAAGAATTAGTTATACTATTACTAGAATATTTTTCTAATAAAGGTTTGTCGTGTTTTAATCTAGAAACCCTAGCTGCAAATGACATAACTGTAGAATTTGTAATTTTCCAATGTACATTTTCTGTTTTCACTAATCTTGTAACTTCTCCCCTTTCTTCTATATAGGGATTACCTCCGTTTTCTTTATTTATATATTTGTCAGGGTGATCGTATAAAGTAACATAACTATCATAAGAATTTAATGCTTCAATTAATAACCCTTTAGATTCTTCTTTGTGTAAGAAGTCATCCTCTAATAAATATACAAAATCAGATTCTAAATTCTCTTTTATTGCTAAATTTAATGCATCTCTAAAAGTACCAGAACCATTTCCATTTGAAACTTCTATAAATCTTACTCCTAAATTTCTTACTAATTCTATATGCTCTATATTTAGATTGTCTCCGATTATGGTTATATTTTCTTTTCCGAATTTATTTATGCAATTTTGTAAACAAGTTTTTTTACTAGCATTTGAAATTTTATTTTTATTTATACCAGCTTGTTGATTCGATAGTCTGTAATAAACTTTAATCTGTCTTGGTTTATTTCTTTTCATAGTAACTCCAAGTCCGCAGCTACCATAAAAACCAAAATGATCATAATCTTTTATTGGAAAAGTTTCTTCGAAAGCTTCTCTCTCTGCCATTTCTTGATGATTCAAATTTTCTTTTATGCTTATATAATTCTGAGCTTCTTTACTAGAGTATGGAGAAAAGCTCCATTCATGATATAAGTGTAAAGCTTCTGGATACTTTTCATATAAAAGTTTTGCTACTGGAAAGCAAAAATCTGATTCATGGCTTGCATCTGTAAATACTATATCGAATGATTCTTCTAGTTTAGGTATTAGATCAAGTGCGTCTATGTCTCCATATTCTTTTATGATTCCGCTTTTTATATACTTAACAAAAGATGGTATTAGGTTTGGATCATTTGCATTGGAAAACTTATCGCAAGTGTGTAATGTACCAGAACCATTAGTTTCTAAAGCTTTTGCAATTACTACAGAAGAGCATCCAGCTGCATGACCTATTTCCAATACAGATTTAGGTTTTATAGTTCTAATATATAGATATATAATTTTACCTTCATTATAATCTACTGGACCTGCTCCAGCTATATGACCATTACCATTTGAAGATTTAGTAATAATTTCTTCCATGAAACCTTTATCCCAGAAATTGTCAAACTCTTTTTCTAATTCTGAATAGTCTCCAAATTGTAATTTCAATTGGTTTACAATTACTTCGTCATTTTTATATTTTTCTTTCAAATCTTTTAATAGTATCATAAGTATTTTATCCCTTTAACTGTATTAGATTTCATACCTTGTCTAACTGGTATGTATGTTATATCTACGTATCTTGGTAAAACGTCGTACATAGAACTGCTATATCCTAAATTTATTTTTGCTTTAGATCTTATATATAATTGAACTCTAATAGAAGCTTCTATGTCTTTTAGATTTAATCCAACTTTTATAAAGTCATAAGGCGTTTTATCTCCATAATAAACAAATTTATATTTTGAATGTTCTTTTAGAATGCTTTGTAAAGCCTCTTCAGATTCCCCTTTGTAAGTGTCTGATCCTATATCTGTATTACTTAGAATTAAACCGCAAAATTCTTTTTCTCCAAAGTATTTCTTTATCAATGAATCTCCTTGTTCCATTTCCTCTTCTGTCCAATAGAATTCTGGTTGGTTATCTTCCAATTCGTTTTCTGAGAATTTCCAAAACTTCAGAACTTGGTTTATCAAGGGTTCATTTATATCGTCTTCATTGTATATCCTATAATGATCATGGAATACTTCATTTTCAACCTTATCAATGAAACCATCAACATAAGGATTATTCTTGTATACCCTTTCAACATTTTTTTCAGGGTTTGGCCAGTGATTCCAAAGTTCTATATCTTTCGTATAAAACTCTTTTATTAGTTTTTCACTTGGTAAATAAACTTTACAATTAGGATATTTTTCTTTTAGCAATCTAGGCATTGCAGATAAGATTCCCCAATCTCCAAAACCATTAGACATTCTAAACAAAAGAAAATCTCCCTTTTCTAAATATTCCTTTGGTATATATCTAGGATCTTTACTTGAAAAGCCGAGGTTTGTTACCTCTCCAGCCCAGCTAAAACCTTTTTCATTTAATCTAAAAAATACTGGCATTACAATTTACTTATTATTCTTATTACATCATTTACATCTGCAACCGTCATTGCTTCGTGAAACGGTATACTTAAAGTATGTTTAGCTAATTCCTCTGACTCAGGGCATTTTATATTAGAACCGTAAACTTCATGGTTATGTAGACATGAATAATGAATACCAGTTACTAAACCTTTCTTTTTCAATTTAGCCATTGCTTTAATATTATCTTCTACTTCAATTCTGTATAAATGATTACTTGTGTTATTTAACTTAAACCAAAAATTATATATGTCTCTAAGTTCTTTAAGAGTTTTTAATTTGTTTTCATATTTTTTGAAATTTTCATTTGCAACAAAAGCTTGAACAGAATTCAAATACATTTTATATCCTGGAAAATTTATTTTTCTTTCCCAATTGTTTTTTGCAAAAGACATTCCATTTAATGTTGCTTCTCTAAACCAATCAATCTTTTCTTTATCGTTGCTTACTATCATACCACCATCTATACTTCCAACTGGTTTTGTTGGATAAAATGAAAACATCATTAAATCTTCATCATTAGCTTCTTTCTTAAATTGGTCTTTTTCTAATTTTTGAGCTGAATCTATTATTTTATAATCTTCAAAATTATGCAATACATAAGAATCGCCAACCCATTCTACGTTGTCTGTAAATTTAACTTTATTCCCAGAAGTTATAATAGCATTAGCAACAACTGGTGGAATCATAGAAGGTATTTCTATTTCTGTATTCTTATTTAATAATGCTAAGAATATTGCATTTGTTGCACTGCTAACACCGCATGCATATTTTGCACCAACAAAATCTGCTATCTTCTGTTCAAATTCATTTACTAAATTGTCGTGTAGTATATGATTAAACTTTCCAGTGTCTATAGTGTAATTTTCTATATTAAATAGATTTATCATTTAGTATCCTTTTTAATTTGTCAATATTCATACTGCTATCTGTAGCAATATCCAAATTAGTAATATCTTTTCTAGATATTTTACCAATATTCTTTTCAATCTTTTTTACATGATTGTAGATTGTATCTGATTCCTTACCAATGTTTACAATACCACTCTGATCAAGTAATTCTAAAGTTAATCTTGCTGCTTCTTTGTATTCTATTAAACTTTTCTTAACATCAACAAAAGCTTTTTTGTGAGGATAAGGATTTTCAACCATTGCTGTTCTTATTATTAACGAGTTATCATAAAGTTTTACAGAGCATTCACCACCAAGTTTTGACCAAGCATATTCATTTATTGGTAACAGAGCAGAGTCTTCGCAATAGTTTCCATCTGTTCCAGGATATACAAAATCTGTAGAAATGTATATGAATTTTACATTAGTTTCCATGCATGCTAGAACGCAATTTGCAGTACCTATTATATTAGATTTTATACTAACATCAGGTTTTTCTTTATGTAATATCATTGGCCTAGATAGTGCAGCAGTGTGAATAAAATAATCTGGTCTAGTAATTCCTAGGCTTGACTTTATACTTGAAAAGTTTGTCACATTCATCTGTGATCTGCTTAATGCTTTAATATCAAATTTAGTATTTTCTGATATTAAAGACTTTGCAAATTTACTTTCACCACCAGATATTAAGATTTTCTTCATTAGTCAAATTTCAAATTGTCGTTAAATCTTGCTTTAACTTTTTCTTTCTTTTTATCTTCTTCAGTCATTTTAGACCAGAACATCATTCCAACTGTTTTTCTATCCATGCCTTTAGTAATTTCAGGAAAACCGTGCCATGAATAATCGCTACATTTGAATACGTTTAATGTATTAAATCTGTATGGAATTCTGGTATGATTTTCTCCATCATGCAATCTTACATCAAAAGATGTGTCATGTACTTCAGACAAACAAAGTATTGCACTATATTCTCTTTTCCAATCTTGATGTAAACCGTGAACTTCTGCGTCTATATGCATTCCAAGAAAACCCCCTTCACCATTGGAATTGGGTGTTAACATCATTCCTCCTCCATAATGACCTAAGTCTGGGAATGCGTTTGTTGTTAAGCCATTGAAAGCTATGTTGGGATCAAAGTTTGTTGCAATATAATTCAAACATAATCTTGCAGCAGTTGGTAATTTTTCTCTACCAAGCTTTGAACAGTATTGTATTTGATTATCGCCTGCTCCATATTTTACCCAATCCATATTATCATTAAAACTTTCAGCTGCTGCTCTTGCTAATGCTGCTGAAGGTATAAAATTTTCTATAGATAAATGTTTTATTTTACACTTACTCATTTGTTACTCCTTTTATTTTTTTGAATTCTTCAAAGTCGTTTATGTAATCTGATGGATTGTATTCCGTATTTGCTAAAACTAACATTACTGTATCTTCTGTTAAATATACTTGCTCATCCCATATCATCTCTGGTATGTATAATCCTTGTTGAGGTGATTCTAATAGATACTTTCTTTTTCTTACACCATCGTGAACTAATACTTCTACTTTTCCATGTAAACAATATAGTACTTGTTTAGTTTCAAAATGAGAATGTTTACCTCTGTCATCTTGATTCTTTACACCATATACATAGAAAACTCTTTTGATATCAAATGGTACATCGGTACCACCTTCAATCGGTACAAGATTTCCATCTGGTTCAACCATAGTTCTTGCATTAAAGAACTTAACGTCTTCTATTGTTATTTGTTTTCTGTTTTCCATTTTTCTCCAAATTCTCCAACTAATGCTCTAAACTCATCAGCACCATTATTATATTTTTCAGTCATGAAATACATTAATATAGACCCAGGCTCCAATGCTTTATACCCGTGATATATACCAGGTGGTATTTCTAAAACTCTTGGGTTTCTGTCTGAAAGGTATTCGAATGTAGCACCTTCTTCATGAGTTGCTAATCCTATTTTGAAAGAACCTTTGATACAAACCCAATAATCAGTCTGTATATTGTGTTTGTGCCATGCAACTATATGATTCGTAGAATTAACAGTTGATATATTTATTTGCCCTGGTCCTAAATTTTCAAAGACATCCAAATATCTTTGAGCTCTATCATCTTCGTGATATGGTATGTTTTGAAATTTGTAATTCATAATACTAATATAATCATTTTTTTTGACATATCCAAATTATATTACTCTAACGTTTGGTATATGCGTTATAAATTTACCACCTCTTTCTCTAAACTCTGTTTCTTTTTCTTCAATCTCAGTTAGGAAATTCCAAGCTCCTAGGAAAACGTAATCTACATCTGATGGTATTTTACTTGATGGTTCATAAACTGGAATATGAACTCCTGGAGATAAAGTATTTTGCTTTTCTGGCGTTGTATCTGTTATATATGGAATTAGAGAAGGCGTTATTCCACAATAATTAAATACAGTTGTAGACTTAGAGGTTGCGCCATAACTAATAACTTTTTTATTATTCTTTTTACAGTTAGATAAAATTTCAATTAAATCGTTTTTAGATTGTTCTACTCTTTTAGCAAACCTTTTGAAAGTTTCTATGTTATCTAGACCTAATATTCTTTCATAAGTTAAATTGCTATAATAAGAATCTCCAATTTTATTTCCAATTCTTTTAGCATAAATTCTATTGGATCCCCCGTGAACAGAAAGATTGTCTACTAATACTATTTGCAATCCATTTCTTTTTAAGATATTATCCAATGCTGTAACTGATAATATATGTACATGCTCATCGTATATTTGATCATAAGAATTATTATTAATCATTTGAGCTAGTGAAGGGTCTTCAAATATAAATACACCATCTTCTGATAACAGGGATTCTACAGCTTTGAATGTTTCATCTAAGTCTGGTATATGAGAAATACAATTTGCTGAAAATATAACATCTTGTTTTCCAAATTCTGCATTAATAGTATTAGCTAAATCTTGAGTCCAAAATTCAGGATAGGTTGTGTATCCCATATCTTGCGTTTCTTTTGCAAAATTAGCACAAGGTTCAACACCAATTGCATTTTTAGTTGAAAAGTTTTTAATGAATACCCCATCATTACTTCCAATTTCTAAAACTTTTAATTCTTTACTAATTGTTTTTGAAAACTCCTTGAAATGTTTTTGCATAGTTTTAGACATTGACCCTCTATATACATAATGCTCATTGAACATTTTTGGAGGATCTACATATTCCATTTGTGTTACTAAACATGTTTCACAATCAAAACCCATTCTTAAATTGTAAAAGAAGTCTTCTCCTGCATAGCCATAGCCACCAGGTATAACTTCTAAGAAACTATTTGCAATAGGTTGATTACCTAAATCTAAAAATTCTTTTTTCATATCTTACTCACTTTTTCCCAATATTCGTTTAAGTTCATTTTTGTTTGTATAGAAGTGCTTTCCAAATCTGTTTTTACATATTTAGATAACGGTAATATTCTAAAATCTATACTAATTCTTGAAAATCGTGTATCGTTTGTTTTGTTTCCATGCTCTAAGTTTGGACCGTCCCACATAATAAATTCTCCAAGCTTAGCTTCCATAGGTTGATAATCACCTTTACCTTCAACAGTCTCAGCCCAGATAGTATTATTTCCAAATGCATCGGTTAATGGTAAAAAGAAATTCTTTTCATAAGTAGAATGATTATAATCTCTATCTCTATGATAAGCTGCTACAGCAAGGTTGCCAGGTTGATGGATTCTAAACGTTGGTATCTTTTGATATAATATTTCTTCATCAAATAAATTAGATACAACTTCACTTATAAATTTTTTGTAAATATTATAGTAATCTGTATTACCTATATTGTCGTAAAAGTGTTTATGATAAACTGTATCTTGGTCTATTTCTACTCTATCCAATAATTCATATTCTCTTGCTAAATTCCAATCTCTATGTACATTTTGTAAATCTTCGCATTCGAATATTTTTTGAAAACATTCTATAAAATTATATTTTTTTGTATCGTATTTTATTTTATTCATTACCATTCTCCTATATAAGGTGCTTCTTTTCCAAAGTGAGTAGATTCTTTTTGTGCTTGTCCATGAGCATTTCCCCATCTTATATAATAACACTTTGGTATTTGCAATAAGCCATAGCCCATATTATAATATACATTTGAAAAACCTATTTCATTTGAAAAGTCATAAGCATTAGTATCTTTCCAGCATAATCTACCGTGATCTTTATAATATAAATCTAGTATCTCTCTTTTGTATAATCCAATACCTCCATCTATATGATTACCATTTGAACCAAGAGTTGCAACTGCACCAACGTTTTCTTTACTGTTATAAAATTTCTTTGTTTCTTTGTACCAATCTTTTACGTTATAGATGTAATCGTCTTCAGTAAAGTGCCACCATTGATATTCCTCTCTTAGCTTTTCGTATGCATGAGAGTAAGCTCCCATTGAAATTCCTACGTTAGGTCTATTCAAAACTATAAATTTACCATTAAAAGTTTTCTGTCCATCTATACTTTTTAATAATTCTTTAACTTCATCAGTTGCATTTGCATTTTCATTGTTAACTATTATAGTATCATAAGGGCATCCACCATTTGTAGTCTTTGCAATTTCTATATTATACTTTAATAGTTTTATTGCATAACCAGTTCCATTAGATCTTCGCCTTTCACCAGACCAATAAACTATTACATTACAAGATTTATTTTTCATAAAGCTTTCTCAATATTGGTAAAGTTTCTTTATAAACATTCATGTCTGATGAATCTATTTTACCCCTTTTGAATAATCTAGGCCTTTTCTTTTGGCATTTGTTTACATTTTCATTTCCTAAGTTTTCTAAAAGTTTTAGAGAACTTAATACAAAGCCTGGAAATATAGCAGTCATTTTAGAGTATAAATCTATCATGTCATCTTCTTCAAAAACTGGGTAAGTTGTCTTTGAAATTATATTTCCATAGTCAAAGTCTTTAGACATCTTGTGAAAAGTTAACCCTTGTCTTTTTGCTTTTTCTTTTATCGTATGGTATAAAATATCTTGTCCGCCCCATAGAGGTAATAAACCTGTATGAACATTGTATGCGTTTTCTATGTTTTGCATTTTAACATTATATTGCAAAGATAATTTTATATCGTGATCTACGTATTCAGTTACTATTGGTAATTCCATATCTCCAGCTATAACTGGGTTTACAGATGGTATATGACCAACTAAATCGTAATGGTCTTTTAATACTTTACAAGTCTCACTTGTTAAATGAGCTGAACCATAGATTAGAATTTTCATTAGATAGTCTCGTAAAATTCATTTTGCTTTTCTTGTCTTCCAATTTTCTTTGGATGATATAATGCAAATTTTTCATCTGCTGGTAAATTAGCAAATTTAGTATAACCTTTCAATTGTTCATGTACAGGTTTAATCCAATATATTTCTTCTTTGTTTCTATATATTCTCATTTGCCAATCAGGGAAGTTAACCCAATTATTTTCATCTAATCTCCAGCCCCACTTTGCAATATGAGCATCAGTAATACCTTCAACAGTATTTACTCTAGGTACCCAAAAAGCTTCAGTATCCTGGTTAGCTTCTAGTATGAAAGGTAAAGCTTCAATTAAATATGGGTTTGGTATTTCATCTGCGTCTATTTGAAATATCCAATCACCAGAACAATTTTTATTTAGATGATTTTTATATTCTGCAAAGTTCTTGTTTAATGAATGCTGTATCAAGCTGTATTCAGTTGCTTGTCTATTTTCAAATCTTTCGCATACATCCCAAACTTTGTCTGTAACGTTGTCTTTGTCCATTTGAACTACTACTTGATCTTCAAGTCTTTTGTTTTCGAATATAAAAGTTAATAGCTTTTCTATTTCTTTATGCTCATTGCATACTGTAATTGCGTAGGTTATTTTCATTTTTTAAGTATCTCCGGGTTTTGTTTGATTGTCTGTTTTGTAATCAAGTCCTTCAATTTAGTAGTTGACCAGTCGTGAGATCTAGTTGTGTATATTACCTTTGGTGGAAGATCTTCTCCAGTAAAAGGTTTTCCTATGTAATCTTCTCCTAGTATTCTAATTTGAGGTTTCCAAAACTTTATTAATTCGTATAATTCCTCTTCCGTTTGGTATGTATATACCTCATCTATATATTTTATTGCCATTAGCGTTTCATATCTATCATACAAAGGTATTATCGGTTTGTATTTACTTTTCCTGTGCAATGATGGATCTCTTTGTAAAAATACAAGAAATCTGTCGCAATGTTCTTTTGCTGCTTTGAAAGTTTTTATGTAACCTGGATGTAATATATCAAAGTTACCTGCTGTGAATCCTGTTATCATAATAATAGTGTATCTTTTTTATCAAAATTATAATCAATTACAAAAGGAACTGAAAGTTTATTAGCAAAGTAAGTTCTATAAGCATCGTTATATTCACTTTTAACATCTTTTAAGTAAGCGCTATAAAAACGATTTGAAGATTGGTCCATTGCCAACTTCGGAATTTCTAAGCCTCTTGTTTCATACTTTGGTATAACTCTTATTCCAACTGTTTCAGCTAATTTGTTAAACTTTTTGGAACTGAATCTGGATAAAGATAGTGCATGTATTTTACCCTTGTAACCAGGGTTAAGTATTACTATCATCTTGTTTTCTGATTGACCTTTCTTATTCGTGTATCTACAAGATACTATCATTCCTTTCTGCAATCCAGCTTTAGATATTTGATACTTTCTACCCTGTTTAGTACGATGCTCACTCAGATAATTCATCTAAATCTACTCCGTTTAATTTTTTACTAGCTTCTAAAAATCTATCAAATCTTTCAGCTTTATCCATATCTATTTTAGAAACAAATTCACCAACTTTTTCTTTATCCTCTAATTCAGTAATTGGTGCATAACACCATTTCCAATCTTCTTTAGATTCTCCATCTGGAAATACTATACCATCTTTCAATTGAATCGTTGTTGGATACCAATATGACTCTCCATCATCAAATCTTAAATCTTTCATTAATTGAGGCATATTCTTTTCATAGTTTTCAATTTGAAAATCTGGATTCTTTTTATAATTAAGTGGAAATTCATTTGTAAAGAACCCGCTGCCAATGCAAAATTTTTGTTCACGGTCTTTATCGTCGTATTCTATTAGTACTTCTTTTCTATTCGTGATTGGGCTTGTCTGCCAATCGTCATTGTTTACTCTATGCATTTTGTTTCTCCAATTTTGGTAAATTAAATTCTACTCTCTCGGCTTTTGTTGGTATAGATCCCATCATAGCTTTGAATTTTTCTTTCATTAAATCTAATGTAAAATTCTCTTTTATATATTGAGTTTGCTTTCTAGTAGTTTCTAAATATTTTTTATAATTTTTGTAGACGTCCTTAAATACAGCCGTTGCATAATTTACATCAACGTAAAACCAACCAGATTCTTTTAATATCATTTTTTCTTGTGCAGCTGATGGGTGTACCTGTTGTACTTTACCTTTCAATAATACTCCATATTGCGATAGGAAATCTACTTGACCAGACCAACCAGGTGCTATAGTAGGTTTACCAGTAATACTAAATTCTTGTAATGGTCTTCCATATCCTTCGCCGTGAGTAAAGCTAACCATCGCTTTTACTTTAGGGTGATTATATAAACCATTCAATTCTTCTGGCTTCATATCTCCATGCAATAAATAAACGCTAACATCTAAATTCTTTACAGTTCTCATTACTGCTCTGAATTTATGTAAAATTTGTTGTTTGTCCTGTATAGAATATGTAGCACCAGAAGTTTTTATAATTAATGCTGGTTTTTTCCTTATACCATTAAATGTATCACAGAAAACTTTTATTACTCCTCCAACATCTTTTCTATCATGACCAAAATCTCCTTGCAACCAGTGACCAACGTTTAAGAAACAAAATTCTTCTTTTACTTCTTTCATAGATTCTATTACTGTTACTGGTATATCTTTGGTCTTTTTGAATATATTCATGTCTGACCCTTCAAATAGAACTTCACATGGAACTTCAAGTTTTAATTCTCCAGTCTTTGTGTTAGTCTTCTTATCATGTTTATCATATTTAGATTGTACAAATACATTTTTAGAATGTTCAGATGGAACTATGATTTTATCCATTCTGTTGCAACCTTCTAACCATGTTGGATCAACAAGTGTAGTTTCCATTCCAGCAGTTATACCTATATTATATTCACCTACTGCTTGGAATTCATTGGGAACAGTAACTTGTATCCAAACGTCGGGTTTTTGTGATAACTTCCCATCCCAAATAATTCTAGAGCTTATGTCTTCATCTTCTTCTGTCAATGCGTTCTGTGGGCATACTCCCCATCTTTGATCTAATATTCTAACATTGAATTTGTCCATAGAAATTAAACTTCTAATTAAATCTCTAGCATGATCTCCGTAACCAGATCTACTTGTTGATGGGCAACTAATAACTAAATTTTGTTTCATAATATAACTCCTGCTGGATATACTTCTTTTGGATTAACTTCAACTTTTTCTAATGTATAACTTGCTCTTGGTTGAAAATTTTCAAGACAAGCTTCTGTTGCTTTAATGAATGCATTAGCCATACCAACATGGTTAAAGCCATTTTCAATAGCCCAATTCCTTCCAGCTAATCCTCTTCTTTTTCTTTCTTCTGGTCCTAAATCATACCAAACTTTCATTTGATTTGTTATTTGACTTATGCTACTTTTAGAATCGTATATATAGGGAGTTGCTGGTGAACCTTGTAAATTTAATTGAGGCCATAAAGGTAAAGTCCATTCTCCATGTTCTGTAGATATCTCTCCTGTAGAATTACTAGGCATATCAGCTGATAAATGCTTAACGCTGAATTCTTCTCCATTTACTTTGAATCCCATTTGATCTTGTAAACCACCAATGACAGATGTTATAGTTGGAGTACCAGCCATCAGAGATTCCATATGAGATAAACCAAAACCTTCTGCTGAAGAAGGATTGCATGTAACATCTACTACATTATATAAATAGTTTAAGAATTTCTCGTCCATTTTTTGAGTACTAAACCTAACATCGTATTTAGGTGATAGTGCTCTCATAACAGCTGGTAGATCTGTACCATTAGGGTCTACTGCATCTGTATGCATTAGTAATAAGCATTTATCGGCTTGTTCCTTTGTCAATTGTTCACAGAATTTACTATAACCAAGTATTAAATCAGATGGCGATTTTCTTCTAATATTTCTTGAATTAAAAAATAATATAAAATCTTTTTCTTTACCACCTAATACTTCAGATTGAAATTTCTTAAATTCTTCTGTTGATTTATCTATAGGCTTAAAAATATTTTCATCTATACCATGTTGTACGTAGAATAAATCTTTACCTTCTACTCTTGGTTTTCTTTGGCAAACGTGCTTGTTTATATTATAAGTTTGCTTTGAAATTGCCATTAGCAAATCGCAAGATTCGTATGCATTTTCATTCCAATGAGGGAAAGGTAAATCGTCCCAAATATTAAGATAGGTGATAGGAGTAGTTTGTCTAATTTCATGTTCCATTTGATAAAGCCAGTCCCAAAATCTAGGATCAGTAAAGTGACATATAACATCTGGTTTATGATCTTTTATCACTGCTCTTAACAATTGCTGATTACCATATCCTGCACATGGTATTACTTTAACTGAAGCATCACCTACACCAGTTGATTTTTGAAATTCTTCTGAAAGGTCTACTAAGCCTTTGCCTTCATCTGGGTGATTTAGAGCTCCTCCTATTTGAACCCAATCGTATTTGTGTAATGTTCCTCTAATGATTTCCTTAGACATAGTCCCTACACCAGACTTTAACCTTAGATCATCAGATAATAATAAAATCTTTTTCTTGTAAGACTTTTTCTTTGCTTTCTTCAATGATGGAAGTTTCATATAACCTATCTCCTTTTGTTTATTTGACGTCTAAACTTCACATCAGTTATATATAACTCCAAAGCTATATTAACAAGCTTTTGGAATGTTATTTCTTCATCAATTGCAAGCTTCTTGAATTCTTTACGATTATTATCGTTAACGTTAACCGATGTTAGTTTGTTTTCTTTGTATTTCATAACCATTTCCTTCGTATATAAATATATAGATATATATCGAAAGTTAAGTAATTATCACTATTTTTTTACCTAATTTTTTTGCATGCTTTATTGTATCCATGGTTCCATTTGCATTAACACCTTCTGGGATAAAAGCAATTATATAATCTACGTATCTAGCAAGAAGTTTATTCCTATGAAAAAAGTTTTTTGGTGCATATTGTTTGTTATAATAATTTTCATTCAATGCAGAATATAAATTTTGAACTGTATGAGCTGGGTTAAATTCTTTATATGATAATTGGAAATCTAATGCGTATTTCTTTGCATACCTATCAGCACCATGAGAACAACCACCTGAAACTATTTCTACTTCTTCACCAAATCTTTTTTTCAATTCGAATATAGTGTCTTTAACTTTTCTCTTATTAGAATATTCTTTACTTCCTACTATACCTATTTTTCTTTTCATTTTATTAATATAATAAATTTTTACGACATATCCAAATTTTAATGATTTCTTTTTCCATCAAATACGCATACAAATATTAAATCTTCTGTCTCACTTTCATTCCATACTTTATGGAAATATCCATCTGGTATTAGTACGACATCGCCGGGATTAACAAAGAATCCTGCCCCCTTTCTCCATTCAGGATTAACTTCCATTTTACCATGACCAGAAGTAAACATATATACTTCTTCTTGTCCTGGATGTTTGTGACCATTTGTTTCTTGTCCTGGATGTAATATAGTTTTAGATACAACTAGATTATTTAATTTCGTATTATCTAGTAAAGTATAAGTTTCATTCTTTTTTAATATTTTACTGTCTTGTATTGATAATCTTATTTTCATAATTTAACTATTAAAGTTCCATCGTTGTATGGAGGGCATTCACCTTTTAATTTATAGTCTGATAAAACTAATTGAACTAAATCTTTCATTCTATTACTATAACCTGTTACTATTTCTATTTCATTTGCATATAAATTTTCACTAACAAATTTATCAACTTCACTAAAAACTTCTTTATGGAATACACCATGTAAATCTAATTTAGGTCTATTTTTTAGGTTTTGCTTCTTCAAGACTTTGTAACTCTTTTACTAAATTATTTAGAACTTCAATCTTTCCATCCGCTTCAGCTACAGCTGCTACTAATTTATTTGCTTCGTCTACTACATCTGGGTGTTCACCTATAGCTGCTCCATTAGATAAGTAAATGTTCAAATTCATTTGAGCTTTTGATCTTTCTGCAATTGCGATATTCATCAATGTTTCAATCATCTTAATAGTCATAATTAACTCCTTATTCTATTTTCTTTAGGGCATAAATCATAGTTTGTTTTGAATGGGCAATATTTGCAGTTGTGCCCTTTAACACCTGCTATTGCCTCGTATTTTCTATTTGTATTATAGCTTCCATCTTCATTAAAAACTGAAGTTATAAATTCATTTGCTACTTTTGCAGTTTTTGCCATAGTAGGTTTACCAGAAGCTGGAGAGAATCTTTGTATTCTGCTTTGAGGGAAATCGCAATTTTCATATACATTTCTTTTTACAATGAAAAATTCTATATCTATGTCCTCTTCTGATATATCATATTGTTTTGCAAAGTATTTTTTGTATAATCTTAATTGAAAAGAGCCTTCTTTTTTCTTTTTCTTATCCCAAGTTTTATATGAAGTTTTGATATCGTATATTTTTATCTTATCATGTTCTTTCATTACGATATCTAAGAAACCACCAATCAATATATTAGAATTTACATCAGATTCAATAAGTATTGGAATTTCTATTCCTAATAATTCTGTATTCTTTTTTGAAAAGTGTTGACCTCTTTTCTTTACAAACTCATTTAGTATATTAACACCTTGTTTGTATATATCTTCAAGATCAAATTTATTTGTGAAATGCTCACCCTTATTTCTTTTCAATGCTGATTTATATGCAATGCTCATATTCTCTTTTAGCAATTTTGGTAAATCTAAGGATTCAGCAGCTTTAGCAGTTTGATTATACATAACAGTTAAGAAATGCTGTATAGTTTCATGCATTGCTGTACCAAATGTAAAGAATATAGATTGTTGGTATTCTTTGTTTCCGTCTATATACATAGTCTTCCACTTGTGAGGGCATTGAGTATAAGTCTTGATCTGAGAATTAGAAATCATTTTCTTACCTCTACGCTTTGCCTCTCTAGACATTGCAAGTGGATCTTTTATATTTACTGTATTAAAGTTCATATTCTTTTGAAGTTACTTCTAAGTATTTATCTATGTATTCTTTTACTTTTAATAAATCTTTATACCCATTTTTTGTTCTCCATCTGCAAATATATTTTACTATATTACCTTCAAAGAAATCTAATTTTTGGTCAGCAATAAAGTCCCATACTTCTATCTCTCCCTTGTTATAGTGATCTGGGTGATGATGCTGTATTTCTTTTTGCTTAGACATTAAAGTATTTTTTTACCATCGTTGTTTGGAATAAATTCATCATTAATGTGTCCACAATCTGTGCACTAAAAAACTTGCAAAGGTATCATAGATTCTTTACCATTTGGAGATAATACAGCTGAAAGCTTTTTGAATAGAAAAACTTGAGTGAAAGTTTGACATCCGCATTCTGAGCATACTACATCTACTAGATCTTTAGGATTAATGTTTACTTGTTGTTGCTGATTCATGTTTATTTCTTTTCCCATAATTACATTCCCATCATTCCAGCCATTGGATTAGCTGTTTCTTTATTATCAGTTTTTATTTTAGATACTACGCATTCAGTAGTTAACATTGTTCCCGCTACTGATACTGCTTTTTCTAAAGCTACTCTAGTTACTTTTGCAGGATCAATAATTCAAGATTCTAGCATATCTACTACTTCTTCATTCCTTGCATCGAATCCATAAGTTTTATTTTCTTCTGCAACCTTGTTCCAAATAACATCTGAATTAAGTCCAGCATTTTCCATTATGGAATTGAATGGTGCTGAGCAAGCTTTTAGTACAATTGATATACCTTGATTTTGTGCGTCATTCTCGCCTTCTAAACTTGTAATTGAAGTTCTAGCTCTCATAAGTGCAATACCACCACCAGGAACTATTCCTTCGTCTATTGCTGCTCTTGTTGCTGCAAGTGCATCTTCAACTCTATCTTTCTTTTCCTTCATTTCCAATTCAGAGCCAGCTCCAATTTTCATTATTGCTACCCCACCAATTAGTTTACCAAGTCTTTCTTGCATACCTTCTCTTTCATAAGAAGAATTTGCAGAATCAATCATGCTTTGAATCTCTTCGCATCTTTTCTGAATAACTTCTGCTTCACCTGCTCCATCTACTATAGTTGTTTGTTTATTATCCATAGTAACCACTTTTGCAGAACCAAACCATTGAGGATCAAAGTTTTCTAATTTCATACCTTTATCAACTGATACTACTGTACCACCAGTTAAGCAAGCAATGTCTTCTAGCATATCTTTTCTTTTATCACCAAAGCCAGGAGCTTTTGCAGCTGCAATTTGTAGTGTACCTCTTGCTTTGTTTACAATTAAACCTGCTAGTGCTTCTCCATCAATATCTTCTGCAATAACAACTAGAGGTTTAGATTGAGCAATACAATATTCAAGAGTTTTAACTAAACTTTTTAGTGAAGTCAATTTTCTATCGTATAGTAAAATTAAAGGTTCTTCCATTTGAACTATCATAGATTGTTGATTAGTAATAAAGTATGGAGAACAATAACCCTTATCAAATTGTAACCCTTCAACTACTTCTAATTCATCATCAGCAGTTCTAGATTCTTCTACTGTAATTACTCCATCATTTCCAACTTTATCCATTGCAGATGAAATTAAGTTACCAATAGTTGAATCGTTATTTGCTGAAATGGTTCCAACTTGTGTTATCTCTTCATTGGAAGTAACTTCTATTGAAATATCATCAATAGCTTCTACTATACCTTTTGCTGCTAATTCCATTCCTCTTTTTAATTCTACAGGATTAGAACCATTCATAACGTTTCTGTATCCTTCTTTTAGAATTGAATGAGCTAATACAGTTGCTGTTGTTGTTCCATCACCAGCTTCATCGTTTACTTGATTTGCTACTTCCTTTACCATTTGTGCACCAGCATTCTGTACTGGGTCTTCCAGTTCTATTTCTTTTGCAACGGTAACTCCATCTTTTGTTGAGTGATATTGACCAAAGTCTTTTTCGATAACTACGTTTCTACCGCTAGGTCCTAAAGTAGTTTTTACTGCATCTGCTAATTTATCAACACCCCTGAACAGTTCAGTTCTGGCATCTGAGCCAAAGTCTAAATTTCTTGCCATTTTATTCTCCTATAATTGTTTCTAAATCTGGTTCTCTGATTATAAGATAGTCTTCACCATCTATCTCGGCTTTTCTTGCACTATGCTTTAAGAATATAACAGTGTCTCCCACTTTACATTGCATGTGCCCTCTTGACCCTGATATCAACATTTGCCCAGGACCAACTGCTACTACTTCACCAGTAATAACTGCTTCTTGTGATGTATCAGGCATAATTACTCCGCCGGATGTAACATCATCATCTGTTGTTTTTTTGATTACGACTTTGTCGCTAATTGGATATAACATATTAACCTCCATTATTATTGATTTATAACTTTTTATTTACTTATATAAATATAGAGTAGAACTATCAATTTGCAATAGTTTCATTATATTTTTCAAGTAATTCTACTATATAAGGCATTTGCTTAAACTCTTCAATAGGTACAATACATTGTTTGTAAAATAGTATATCATAATCTATTTCAAATTTATTTTTATTTTTATCTATTAAATGTAAGTCATCTTCATTTATACAAATTGCTTTATGTCTTTGTTTAACTTTAAGATCATCCTCTATTTTAGATTTAACATAAAATAAATAAGGATTATCCATATTAGTTAATTCTGTTCCTAATATATCATTAGCCCAAACTGCTGCTTTAACATGTTGAGGCATTGTCTTGGTATAAGTATTAAATGGTTTACCAAAACCTTTGGCCATACCTATCTTTTGATAGGGTTGTGCTTCTACTTCTTTACGTAAATTTAATACCCAATCTAAAGTAAGTCTATTATTAACAGCTAATTCTGCCATATCATTTAATCTTTTCTTTAAGAACTCTGGTGTTTCTTTACGTATAATATTCATACCACGTATTACTTTATAACCTGAACCTTTTACAATACCATAATATCTTTTCTTAACATCTCCGAAGTAAATTCTATCTAGATAATATTCGAATTTAAGATCAAGGAACATGAACTCTTTAACCGGGCCAGTATTATGTTTCTTGACGAAGTTTTCATATAAGGAATCGTTATATTCTTTTTGCATACCTTTCATACCATCCTCATCTTTACCATTAGACTTAATGAATACAGAATCAGTATCAGCATATAAGGGTTTATGACCTTTCTCGTTGAAATGAATCAAACCAAATTTCAAAGCTTGTCTTGCAAAGAATGTAATAGCATCTGCGCATTCGAATAAACACATTCTGAATAGTGAATATCCCATTGCACCATAGGCTGAGTTCATAATAATTTTATATGACCATTGTCTTTTGTGCATTGCTTCATAATTCTCATCTGCAATTTCACCAGCTTTTAATGCCCGGTTAATCTCTACTCTTTGAACAAAGATCTTTTTAAGTATCTGAGGTATAATTCCTACCTTGTGAGTATGACCATAAAACAAATACCTTCTACCGAATAAATCCTTAGAATATCCAGTATCTACGTAATCAATATTATCATCTTTCAATTGCTGGACTACATCTTCGATATCCATACCAGCTTTCTCACACTGTTCTTGAGAGCATATAAAGGTTTCAGGTGAAATGTTAAAAGCCATCATTGTTGTTGGATATAGAGAAGTATAATCCATAACTGTTACATTTTCATTTAACCCTGGCTCTGTTGGTTCAATAACAATTGCACCCTGGTAATCTCTTCTGCGTTTAGAATATCTAGTTGGGAATATAGTTTTATTATGAAATTCTTTGCACATGTAATTATCACATAGCATAGACTTAAAGAATACTAAATTTAATGTTTGCAAATTTGCAATTTGTTGCATAGAAATATACAGATCAAACACTTGAACTTTTTCATTTATTTCTTTAAGAATTTCAACATCTCTAACAGCGTATTTTAAGAAGCCTTCATAATCATCAATCCAGTTTTTCCAGGTAGCTTCAGTTAATTTACCAAACTCTTCATCTTTTAGAATAACCTTTGCTGCAGTTGCTAATTTCCAATTGGGTAAATTATATTTCAAATCTTGTAAAGCTTCCATCATATCTATATGGTCTAAACCTTTTATTTGAAATTTCCAATAGTCACCACGTTTTTTGATGTAATAATCTTTTACAACTGATATATCTTCAATAGGTATATTTAACCTTTTTGAACGATTCAATATATAAGGCATATCATAGCCTGAAGAATACCAACCTGAAAGTATATCTGGGTTTGAAGTTTTAACTAAATTGATAAAGCCCAATAGTACCTCTTGCTCAGTTTTACAAAAAACATAAGTAACATTGTCTTTGTCAACGAATTTTGGTTCATCAAACTTTTTAGTCTTTTCTGGATGCCATGAAAATACAAAATATTTATCGGCTTCACTAGAATAAGCAACTATCGAAGTAATTGGCATATTAGGGGTATCAGGTCTATTTTGAGATGAATCCTCTGGATCATACCAAGTTTCAATATCCAAATACATAAAGTGACGCTTTGAAGACCATTCCAAATTATTATCTAACATGAATTTGAATTCAGGTGAAAGATCAGCTTGATATGTGCGTTTAACGTTTTTCTTAACAAGTTTATTTTTATTCTTAATAGAAGTGTAATAAACTCTTAAAAGATCTTTTCCATCAACTGATTTGAATATTTCATCACCCGGAGCTTTTAACCCAGGGAATTCATCTATATCAGAAATATGTTCTGCATCGTAGTAAAAATAATCTTTGCACTTTTCTTTGAGCTTAACATTTTTACCATCTTTATCGTACCCAGAAAGGTACATATCCCAATCGCCTTTATTGAATTGGGATGTAATTTTTGAAACCTTTATATCTTTCAGCATATTTTATCTTTTTTTATTATATACTAATATAATCATTTTTTTCGACATATCCAAATTTTTGGAGAACTATTTTGTCCCAGATGAGCCAAATTTTCCTTCACCTCTAGAAGATACTTCGTTATATAGATTTTCTTCTGATACTTCTTCTACTTTTGGATCTCCTAATGGTAATAAAACAAACTGGACTATTTTATCACCAGGTTCTAATGTTATATTTTCTGTACCAACGTTAGTTAAATTTATATGTACTTCACCTTGATAACCATGGTCTACTACGCATGCACCAACATGCAAAGATTTTTTAACTGCTATACCTGACTTGTTAAATGCTATCAGTGCATAACCTTCTGGGCAATTAACCTTAATACCAGATGGTACTACGCATGAGTGACCTGGGCTTAAGCACATCGGTTGTTCAGTATTAGGTATAAAAAAATCTATACCTGCATCTGTTGAGTTAGCTCTTGTTGGAGATTTAACATCTCTAATTTTTGTAAACTTCATTTTCTTCTCCTATTTATTATTTTGTTTTAGTATTTCTTTTTCACCAGCAAAACAGTGTAATGAAATTATTTTCATATCATAAAGACCAAGCTTTACTTCTTTCCAATCTTTACTTCTTTTTTGTAATTCATCTAATACAAATCTGGCTTTTCTCATTGCCATGTATATATCATCTCTAAAGTGTCTGACGTAATCACATGAACGAATGAAGTAAAACATGTGCAGAAATTCAGCTCTTCTAATAAAATGATAACCTATTGTACATGGAACTCTTTCTTTGTGATGAGCACCAGTATCTTCTGGAAACCATATTGGTAAGAAAGCTTGACGAGTATAGGGTTCTCTTTCTAGCAAATCTATTACATCACCCATATCGCCATAATTATATCTAACACCCTTTCTATATGGAGGCCATAGTCTTTCAGGATATGTATGAGAAAACTTTTCTTCTGCTTTGAATTGCTTGTTACCTCTTTGTGCAAATGGCCACCATTCGTTACTTGGTGGAGGATTCAATGGTTTACCTCCAATTCTTTCTTCAAAATGATCATTTGCCCAAGGAAGATTGGGTTTGATTTCTTTAGCCATTTCTTCAATAGTTTGAGGCATTGCTGTAGAAAAATTATGATTGAATAATTCCCACATTGCATGATCCGTATCTACTGATTGCCATTTACCACTGAATACTTCTTTACCTAAAGAGTATAATTTTTCTTTGGTCTTTTTAATTGCGTGTGATGGATATTGTGAGAAACTCATAGTACTGCCTTCTTAAATAATGCAACTGATAACTTATCAAATTTATTTTCAAACTCTATAACGTTTCCTAAATATTTATCAATTGTTTCCATTATATGATAATACATTCTATCTTCTATTTCATAATCAGCTTCATCCCAATGATCTCCTCTGTTTCTGCCATTTGGATTATCGCCTTTCATATAAATAATTTTATTATCAACGTTTATAATACCAGTATTTATCATTTCCATTAAAAGGTTATGAGATTGTCTTTTATCCATGCGACCTTCTATAACTCCCCAAGCTAATGGAGTAATAATACTTCTATCTGTAACTATATTGTCTATATACCCATTGTTATCTAAGTCATGCAACATTAACCTGCCCATGCCAAAAGCATTTGCAGCTAATTTATCTTTGCCTAAATCTAAGATATCATACCATTTTGCAAATGGAAATTTATAAACCTTTATTCCAGACTCTTTTAGTAAGTGTGTTTTGCCCGTATTCCTAGGGCCTTCTATCATTGTAATCATATAACTAATATAATAAATTTTTTCGACTTATCGAAATTATTCGCCATATAAATTGAATTTCTTTGGTGGAGGAGGAGCTATTTCTATTTCACTAACAGCATATACTTTACCATCTAATGCTGCTAAATGAAAATCTCTTTGTCCATCTCTCTGAAAAATGTATTCTAACCCTTCTGTTAAAGATGGTAGTACCATTTTTGTATCACCATTGACAGGAGACCATTGATCTCCAGGTGGTACTCTTTGTAAAACTAATTCTTTTTCTTCTTTTATTTCAGCCATTTTGTAACCTCGTCCTTTGTTGGTAATTTTGTAAACATATCACACTTTATGCAGTGCCATTTTATTTCATTCTTGTCGTTCATCTTCATTGCTTGTTTTTCATGTTTGCAATTTTTTTGGAATTCCTTTATTTCCTCTTGAGCTGCTTTTAACTTTCGGTTCAATTCGTTTATGTTGATCATTATTATTCTCCTTGGAGTTTTTAATAACCATTTGTTGGAAGTATAGAGCAGAGATCCAGTCGTCTTTAAGTGATTTCACAAGATCCTCCTGCACAAGCTAATTCCCCAGATAAATTTGTATTATCTTCTTTTTCCATAACGTTTGAAAGGTTTACATCACTTAGTGATTGTAACATCTCATTGTATTTTTCTTTAGTAATATCTTCAAATGGTGCTTGAGTATATGTTCCACCATTATAAGGTAATACTGATAGTCCGTTATAATGTTTTCTATTTTCCCACATCCATTGACCAGCTAATTCCCAATCGTCAGGTTTCAATGATATAGTTGCTGAAACGTTATGAGTGTTTGACCCGTTTCTATGACCAGGATTTACCCATTCAGATGCTACTTTCTTTACTCTCTCTAAAATCTGAAATGGTGACTCTGTTCTTAGTATAGAACCTTCTGGTGCTTTCTGTGGCACTTGAATAACTGCTGTATCGTGTGGTCTAAAATATTCATCTTCTATTAAATCAGGATGGTTTGCTTTTAGATAAGGATAAATAGATTCATTCTTACCAACTCTTATTCTTCTAATATAATAGTCATTGTGCCATGCGTGAATACCTGAAGAAGTTCCTAATACTAAAGAAGTTGTTCCTGCTGGTTTAACTGTTGTAGTTCTTGCAGACTTATTAATACCTATTATCTTTGCAACTCTTATATTTTCTTTCTTAACTATTTTTGCAGCTTCAGTCATATTATAACCTAAAACGACTCCAGAACCTATACCAGTCATTGAAACTCCTATTAATGCATCCTTCTCTGTAGTCTCTCTCCAAATTTCTCTTAGATAATGGAATTCTGTATATCCTGCTTGTAAAGTTCCAATGAATGCTGCTGCCTTTACTCTCTTGTTAAGATCTTCTTGAGATTCAATATTTGAAACGTTTACTTCGCATAAATTACAAAACTGAAAAGGTCTTAATGCAATTTCGCAACATGGGTTAGTTCCCCAATCTTTATCATTATTGAAATAGATACCAGGTTCTCCAGCATTAGATAATTCAACTCTTTTCCAAAGATCCATGAAGAAAGATTTAGTAATTTTATGTCTCATTAAACAAGCAGAGTTATTTGCTCTACCACGTTGAGGGTTCTTCTCCCACCAATCACCCGATTTACAAGAAATCATTTGTTCATCGTCTGCGTTAAATAAAGAAATTAAAGCAGCTCTACGAATACCTCCTGCTAATACAGCATCAGCAATATGACAAATCATATCATGAGCTTCTAATGTAGTTAATCTATCACCAGTTTCTTTTGATTCTAATATACCTTGCAATTTTAATAAACATTCTTTTAGAGGCTGAGGTCCTGGAGCTTTACCACCTGAAGTAATTAACCTTGCTCCCTTAGCTCTAATGTCAGAATAATCGAATTCTATTCTAGATCCTCCTCCATTCATATAAGATTTCATCAACACCTTTACAGCATCAGCCCAACCTTCAATTGAATCTCCAATTAAAAATCTTCTCTTTCTTTTTGGATAAGGCTTATTGATAACTGGTAATTTATTTACGTGATGTCTTTGAACAGAATAACCAACTCCGGTTCCACCCAACAACAAAAACATAGTTTCACTAAAAGATTCAATGGAATCTATTGGTAAATAAGCACAATTGTAAATTCTGTTTGGAGATATCTCTATTGGTTTTCCACCAAATTGCAAAGACCTCATAGACGGCAAAATTTTCTTATCATATACTAATTTATAAGCATCTTCAATTTCATCTTTCAATGTTGGAAATTTCTTTATATGCATTTTTTTATTACGAGTAACTAATTCTTTCCACGTTTCCCTTCTGCCTAGCTCCTCGTTATACTTGGCGTACTTCATGTATACTGTGATTTCCGATAAAATCTGATTTGATACTTCCATTGTTTCTTCCTTTATTTTTGTTAGTTTTTATAGATAAAAATGACCGGCATGGTTAGTGCCAGTCTCCATAATAAATATGCATATATATTTATATAACCTCTACTTTGTATTTAATTCTTCGAACTTTTTACCTAGCATTTTTCTTAAATATTCTGAATTGTCATTGATGTCTTGTTGTGCTGCTTGGCCTTGTACAGTGCCTCCATCATAGATATCTATTTGACCATTAGAAGCATTCATCTTTGATGGTAAAGTAATACCATCTGGTCCAAATCTATTTTTTATAACATGCCATCTCCCAGTTCCAGCTGCCTTGTCTTCTATCTTTCTGGATAAAGAAACTACAAAATCTGCAGTCATTATCTTCGAATAAGATTCAGCAATTTTATCAGCTTGAATTACGTCCTCTTGTAATGCAGAACGATTAGCTTGAGAAGCTGTCCATACTGGGATTTCATATTCACCAGCTAATCCACGTAAATCTTCGTATATATTACCAAGCTCGTGTCTTACTTCTCTACCATTACCGCGTAATAAATCGGCATAATCTACGATTACTAGATCAGGTTTTTTACTTTGTATTATGCATTTCTCTATATGAGAACCAATAGATAAAACTGTTGCACCCTTTGTAGGGTAATATTTTATAATCAATTCTCCTGGTATAGTTTTTAACCTTTTCTTAACGTCATCTAAATTATACTTCAAATCTTGAGCAGCAATACCTGTGAATATAGAATCATACCTCAAACCAACATAAGCTTGATTTAATTCTAATGTATAATGTAAAACTGTTTTACCTGCTTTTACTGCGTTGGCACCAACATTTGCTAATGCCCAAGATTTTCCAATACCGGCGGGTGCTACCATTACTCCTAATTCTCCAGAGCCCAAACCTCCATCTGCTAAATCGTCAATTACTTCCCATCCTGTTGTAATTGTGTTACGAACACTTTCCTTATACCTATCATCAACATCAATATTATATTCGTGACCGATATTCCTATCTCCCCCAGCTTTCATTGCTTCATCAATCTTAACCTTAATAGCTTCAAATTCTCCACTTTCTAATAGGTTAACAGATTCAACGATAGCACCCTTTAATTTTTGATTTTTACAAAACTTTATAGATTCTTCTTTAATAAATGCTAGATCAGTAGATTCAACATTTCTCATTGCATCTTTTAATGAAGATACAACAGATGTTTCTAATACGTCATCCTTTAATTCTTTAATTTTTACTTTCATTACCTCCATTGTTGGTGGAGCCTTAAATTCTATAACATGCGATTTTATACATTTAACAATAAAAGATGTTGCTTCTGATTCAAAATATTTATAATCTAATATATCTGAAATCTGTTGCAAAAAGTTTTTATCAGTTAATAGTGCAGCTATTAATTTAACTTGAAAGTTATATCCGAAATCTGAAAGTTTGTTTATCATTCTTTAGCCTTTGTGTCTAGTGATAAGAAAACATCTCTTATCCAAAATTCTATGTTTTTTACTATAAGCATTCTATCTTCTAAAAGCATTTTCATAAAATCATATTTTACGAATGAAGGAATATCTGCTTTTAATATATTTTGCAATTTTTCTTTTGCTGAACCTGATATTTCAGTTTCATGTAATTGCATTAGTTGATAGTTTAGATAGAGCTTATCTTCGTTATCTTTAATTAAATTCAATTGTCTTGATGGAATTGAATTTGTTTTTGCATATTCTATAATATCTTCTAGAGTTAATACGTCTGGACCGAATAGAATAGGTAAATGCTTTATAAGAGACTTATGACCTAAACCTCTAATGCCAGGAACATTATCACCTTTGTCACCAAGCAAGCATTTGTATAATATATAATTTTCTGGTATTAAACCAAATTCATCTTGAACATCGTGTGCAAAATAATATTTCTTTTTTGTTGGAGACCAAACTGTAATCCTGCTATCTACTAATTGTAAGAAGTCTTTATCTGAAGACATTATAAAACAATTGCTATCTGGTAATAGTTGTTTGCACATATAAGCTATTGAATCATCGGCTTCTATTTTATCTATAGTTGCCAATGTTACTGGGCAATTAGAAAGATACCCAATTAGCCTTTGCATTTGATACTTCATTGCAAGTTTATTATCTTCAGCTGAGTGATCTTGATGGGCAGCTCTTAAAAGCTTTCGGTTTACTTTACGATTCTGTTTATAATCTGGATGTAGTTTACGTCTACGTTGTGAACCGCCAGCACCATCAAAACAAATTATTACCCTAGTGGGTTTAATATTTTTAATAGCATAGCCTATTGATAAAAGGAATCCTTTAATACCGCCTATATGAATACCATCTTCATTAGTTGAAGGGTTCATAACAAAAGCTCTGATAAATGTGTTTAAGCCATCTATTAGTAAAACCCTATCATTTAGTTTCAAAGGTTCAGAGTCCTCTTTTAGATTGCTTAGTATATCGCTATAATACTTTTTCATTTAGTTTGGTCTTTTTTATTATAATACTAATATAAGAATTTTTTTCGACTTATCCAAAGAAAAGGACAAGTATTTTGAAAAAGTTATTAACAATAGAAGATGGTGATCATTAAGCTAACATTCTAGCTACCTATTCTCAGATCACCATCAACTATTGAATTTTCCCGGTAAAAAAAAGTTTGTTAGCAATTTTTTTACAGGTGTTGAAATTCACCTAAAACCCTTGGCGTTTAGTTTATAGGCACATCATCGTTCCCAATTTCAACATCATCTATACCAATATCGTCAGTTTGATAAGACATACAAAGAGCATTACATATAGATTGATATATACGTTCTTTTCTGTCTTCATCGGATAGGATTTTATCTTCAAATTCTTTGGACATAAACTTGAGTTCCTCTCCATTCTGATCAATATAGGTATACCAGGAGCCACCTTGCTTGACTAAATTATAGTCTTTCATAACTTGTAACCATGAACCATAATCATCAATACCTCTATCAAAAAGTATTTGAAATTCTGCAGTTCTTAATGGTGGTCCCATTCTGTTCTTGACTACTTGAGCTTTAGTTTTAATACCAACTACATGCTCTTTGCCGTCAATCTTAGCTTTAATTTGCCCAGCAGCTTTTAACCTTAGTCTGCAAGAAGCATGAAAACCTAGAGCTTTACCGCCGGAAGTTGTATATGGATCACCAAATGATACTCCCAATCTAACTCTTAATTGATTAGTAAACACTAGACAGATTCTTTGTCTACCTATTAATTGTGTTACTTTTCTCATTGCTTTTGAAATGATAATAGCTTTACTTGTTGCCCAGCCATCCTTTTCAAAATCTGCTTCTTGTTCTACTTTAGTTGTTGCTGCTGCAACTGAATCTACTACGATTGTAACTAACCGATTATTATCTGATTCTCTAATCTTCATAATGATATTTTCAATAACTTCAAAAATATCTTCAATAGCTTCTAGCTGTATGTATAATAAACTTTTTATATCAATACCAATTGCACGAGCAAATTCTTCATTCATTGCATTTTCCGTATCGATATAAACTGCTAAACCGCCTTGTTTCTGAGTATTAGCTAATAAGTGAGCACCAATCAAAGATTTACCAGATGCTTCAAGCCCCGTTAATTCTGTAATCCTTCCAACTGGTATTCCTCCATTAGGTCTATTAGATATTGCTAAATCTAACAAAGACGAACCGGTGGATACCCATTCAGTTAAATCTGTTGGTGTATCCTCCGCTCCATCTAAGAAATATGCAACCTTCATTGACTTAAATTTCTTATTAAGTGAATCAGCGATAACTCCGGCTAGTTCATCCCTCTCTGCAATACTTTGTTTTTGAGCTTTACTTTTTCTAGCCATAATTATCTCCTTATTTATTTTCTCTAATATTTTTTAGAATATGAGAAATGATTTCCTGTGTTAGCCCTTCCATAAGACCTTGCTTTTCTAATTCTCTTGCTAAAGTCTTTAATGGTTTTTCGATTAACTTTTCAATTTGTTCAATTGTCATCATATCTCTATCTCCTAATTATTAAATAAATCGTCAAATGCTGAATCAATATCGTCTGCTTTCTTAACTCCTGCTGGTGCTGCAACTGGTGTTGGAGTTTCTGCTGGAGCATCTGAATTTTCAGGGTTTAACCATTCTTCCAATGCAGATTTCAAATCATCATAAGAAACTTTCTTGAAAATATTAAAGATATCTTCTTGACCGTTCATAATAGATTCAGCTACTGCTTTATCATCTGTTGCTGCTGTTTGATTAGGTTTAACCATAATTGCAGTCTTTGGAAATCTCTCTCCACCTTCTGCAGGTGTAAATGTAACCGTAATGTCTCTTCCAGCTTTTACATCTGTGATATCACCATAATCAGGATCAGCTATAAACGTTAATAGTTCTTGGTAAACAGTTTTACCGAATCCCCAAAGTTTAACACCTTCAGATTCTTGACCTCTAACCAATACTGGAACATAAGTTCTCATCTTTGGTGTAAGACCTTTAGCTAATTGCCAATCATCTCTATTACCAGTTTGTTTAAGTTTATCAGCAAACTCAACCACTGGATCTGCATCACCAAAAGTTGTTGGTGAGAGATAATTTCTTTTACCTAAACCATAATGAAAGAATAACTCTTGAAATGGGTTATCTTTATCATACTGATAAGGTACTATTCTTACTTGGTTCTTGCCTGGTTCAGGCTTCCATAAATTTGACGTTCTAGTTGTCGTCGTTTGTAATCCTTGTAATTTCTTACGGATTGCTTCTAAATCAATTGCCATAATTAATTCTCCTTTTTTAATTGTTATTTTTAATTTCTTGCACTTCTTTACGTAGGTCTTGTGCTTGACCTTTTAATGTTTGCATTGCTTTTCTAATTCTTGTACCAGCAGCTTTATTACCATTGTTGAATTTTTCAACGTCTGATGTTACAGTTGTTAGAGTTTCTTGCAGATTTTCAATTGAAATCATATTATTCCTCTTTTTTTTAATTGTTAATACTAATATAATAAAAAATTATGACAAAACCAAATTTTTATCATAATATCTTTGAACAGCTTTTTCTTTCATCTTTGCTTCCACTACGCAATCTATAGAAAGACCGTGTGTATCAATTTCATTGTAAATGTAATTTGAATGAGCGGTTTCACGTTTATCTTCAGCTCCTTCCATAAGTGCCATTGATTCAGAGTAGTGTGTACATTGACGTATACCATCTGGCCAAGTTTTAGAAGCTAAGTGTAATGCTTCTGATTCAGATAGACCACCAGTGCAAAATCTGTGATGGTGATAATCGAATACTATTGGAATACCAATTACTTTGTGTATACCTTCGTATAAATCGGATACCGAATACATAGAAGCTTTGTCGTCATTTTCGATAGTAAGACGAGCTTGTGCCGATGGTATAATACGTTTGAAGTTTTTGCAAAACCTTGCCATAGTGCCAACTTTGTCGTCATAGGTACCACCTATATGTATATTGATTTTACAGAATGGCGTTTTTGGCATACCCATAAGGTCCATAACAATAGCTGTTTTGTCTAGTATATCGATAGCCCGAATAACAATATCTTCGTTGGGTGATGCAAGTACAGTATATTGACCTGGGTGTGCTGAAAGACGAATACCATTGTCCCTGGCAAGTTTACCAGCAATTTCAAGGTGGCGTTTTATTTCAGGGAAATCTGGGCAATCTTCTAGATTGTAATGAGAGTGCCATGTAAATATATCTGATGACATACGATATACTTTGATGCCATTGTCAATATTCCATTGTATAATTTTTATAAGGTCTTTGACGTTTAGCAGATTTAATTCTGAAGCATATTCAATACCTTTTGCTTCGAATGTTTTTTGACGCATGTGACGATTAGTAAAGATACGGTCCTTACGTAATTCCATATTGATACATGCATAGCCTAGTTGTAGATTGTTTTTCATATTACTAATATAATAAATTTATTTGACATATCCAAATTATTTCCAAAAAAGTTGTACACAAATTATACCTATCGATAATATTAATGAGGTTAACGTTTTGAAATTAATACCCTCTCCCATAAAATACCAAGTTAATAGTGCATAAGATGATATACCCAATGCAAAACCCAAAAATCTTCCTGGCCATAATAGACCGTCAAAGTGTTCATAAGCAAATTTAGTTGCTAATATAAATGCATAGGATATAGTAGTACCACCTACTAATGATAAGATTAAAGGATTTTTAGCAAACCAACTCCATAAGAATTGACCGTTTGTTTGAAACCAAATTAGTGTTTGTCCAACAAGGAACAAGGTGACTGTTAAGAATAATTTAGACATATTTCAGTTTTTAGTGTTTAATTGTTATTTATATAAATATAAGAAAAATTTTCGACTTATCCAAATAAAAAGAGGAAAACCTTTAGTATAAATATCAAATTTCTTTGATTTTAATTATTAAATTGCTATCACCTTTAATAATTCTATGTATTTTACCTTTTGGAATATTTATAATAGTTCCTTTTTGCAAACCAAAGGGTAATTCATCGTCGAATTGAAATTGCCAACCTTTACTTTCTATAACTTCTACTAATCTAGTTCTTTCGTCAGTATGCCAAATCAAATCTTCTTCCAAAACATCTTTTTCAAATGTTCTTATTTTATAACCTGTATTTTTTTCGTCTGTATATGGATTCATTTACCAGAATTTATTCATATTTGAACCTAAACCTAATTGCTTTGCATATCTTGGTAGGTTGCAAGACCAATACCCAGCTTTAGTTCTATCTTTCTTTGTATCACAATTGTGTCTATCTGCAAATGCTTTACTAGCTTTTGGATCTTTTATCTTAACTGCTAGTTTTCCACCTCCACCTTTAGCTCCAAAAGCTATTTTACGAATATTACCAGATTTAGGATCTTTAATGTAAACATAATATTTTGCAGACCCACCTCTTTTAGGTTTATTTAGATCAACCTTTCTTCCTTGGTATTCTGCTTCTGTCAACATAGGGAAATCTAATGGTACTTCTACGTTTTCATATGTACCCATCAACCCCATATCAGTTTCTAGTATATATTTAGAATAAGAATCAAACTCAGCACCCTTGCTATGTAATTTTCTTGCTTCATTAATTAAATCAAAATGCGCTTTAGAACCATATCTAAAAACTGATTCATTCAAAGAGATTTGATTTCTAATATGATATTTCAAATTTTCTGAAATGTTGTTTTCGTGTAATAAATTTTTTAATTTGATCATAGTTCTCACCTTTTTATCTTAATATATATTATATCTTCAACTTCTGTTTCTATTCTTTTTAACCCTTCCTCATTAGTTAAAAGCATTGTATTTCTATAATTTTCCCAGTCTAATTGGTATGATGTATCTAATACTCCATTATTCAAAACTTGTATAAGAGCATTTAGAGCATTAATTGTATATAAAGAATTAGTAGCTTTTTTTCTATGTAATAATATAGTGTTATCTAATTCTGAATAGTTTTCATCTATAGAAATATTATAAGTGCACATTAGTTCATTTGAATTATCTACGTTTCTTAAAAGAAAAATCTTATTATATAGTATATCGTATTTATCTATAATTAAATCTAGAGTTTTTCTTTTCTCTCTCTTATTTGTAAATGTGCATAATAAATTAGTTTTCATAATTACCTTTCGATTATCTTTATACCGCCTTGAGATATTACACCAAACTTAAATTTATTACCAACGTATACTCTACCCGGTCTGAAAACAATAAATGCATCTGCTGGCCCACTTGCTATTGCATTATCTACTGATTTTTGTACATCAGCATCTAATGCAGAAGGCTGTCTTACATATTTTAACCTTCTAAGTTCTGTTATTACATTTGATAATACTGAATCTTTAGTAGTGCCTTTTATAAGTTCAACTTTTAATGAGTTACCAGATACATTAGAAGGTATAGGCTTTATTGAAAAAGATTGAGGTCTAGTATTAGGACCTCTTAAATCTATTCTATTATATCCTTCTTCGGCAGATTTAGTTTTACTCTTTGCTAATTTATAAAATTCATTGTAGGTTCTCATATCTTTACCGTTAAATTCGCCTTTTAACGTCATACCTTTTCTACCTATCATATAATCTATTTTAGAAACAAAATCTGCATCAAAATAGTCTTTCAAAGATACTGCTTTATTTAATTTTTCTAGTAATTTTAATGTGTCTAATATATCTTGCCAAAAAATTGTAGAACCTAAAGCTCCTTCAGTACCTAATCTTATTACAGCCTTATTTTGACCAGCTCCAATGTAAGTCTTTACTTCATACTTCTTATCAGCTTTTAGATCAAATGAAACTCCTCCACCTTGTATCTCTGAATTCTTAGTCATAACTGCTAACCAAAGTTCACCTTTACCAATTCCCTTTGCATCTAAATTAAATATTTCTTTTTGTACTCCACCACCTATAGTTCTTGGAGGAGTTGAAGATGAATATAATATCTGTGCAAATTCCTCTGCTTTCTTTTTATCCAATTTCTCTAAATAATTTTTCATCTGTCTTGCAGGATCACCACCTGGCAAGTTTTTTAAGAATTTATTAAAAGCAGGATTCTTTTTAGCAGCTTTGATAGCTTTTGTTACTTCTGAGTTTTTTATTGCAGCTTCATTAAGAGGTGCAATTTGATGGATAAATTGATCTATAAATTCTCTATCGTATTTATGAGCAACTAATACTTCTTCTAGCATCTCTATATGATTTCGGTTATTAGGGTCTGGCATTCCATCGTTTACTCGCCAAGCCCATTCACTTACTAAAGAATTTATGTTCATATAATTACTCCATTATCTTTGATTATAAATATCATCTTATCTAGTTAAAAGTTTCATATCATTATAGTTATTGCCTATATGCATTTTAACAGGAAAACCTGTTAGTTTTTGTATTTCATCTTTTAGGTAAAGTTCAGAATCTTCTATATCAAATAGAAAAGCATCGTATGTATATAAAATTAATTTTGAAGATTTATCTTTTAATAAAGATTGAATATCTATCATCACTTTTATATTCCTTTCGGTTTCATATGCTTGGATTAAATAGTTAAATAATTTTTGAGGATTCATCTCTACTAAATTATTTTTATATAACCTTCTATTAAATACTGGAGTTTGAATATAACCCTTGTTAATATAAATATCCCAAAGATTAGAAATGTAAGCTTTTACTTTATCAAAATATTCTATACCTTTTAACTCTTTTGGTACACCTCCATATAATACTTGGAAAGACATAGCTTTTGATTGTTTATATTCTTCCTTAGTTACAGTTTGTACTCCATAAAATTGTTTTGCAAAATATTCATGAACTGAAGTTTCAGGTAAATTGTATTTTATTAAACTTGCAATAAGTCTAATGTGATATGCATCAAAGTCCATTTCTAATAAATTACCATTAGAGAATCTGCTTGTAAACCTTTCTCTTGAACCATCTGCTTTATTTAATGCAGCATAATTTATACCTCTATTAGAATTGGAAGGTCTACCAGTTGTAGTAAATAAGTTATACTTGGAATATTCCATTCCATTTTCTGTATAAAGACCATTTTGTTGTATAGATTCAAATAAAGGTAAAATCAGATTTTCGTAAGTTTTTGCTACTTGTGAATCATAATCGGATATATCGAAAGTTTCTAAGAAAGCTCTTAAGCTATCGTAATATTCCAAATGTTTTACTTGTGGAATGATTTCAAATATATCGGGTCTATTCCAGTATAATCTATTAAAAAACTTATAAGCTTCAGGTTTCAATAAATCTAAATCTATTGCTTTACCATTACTTATATACGTTTGAACCCGCAGCTTTCTCTCTGCTTCTGATATAACCTTTTTAATATTCATATTTACAATATAATAAATTTTTTTGACTTATCGAAAGAATTGATCAAATATTTCTATAGTATCTTTTAATTGTGGCATTTCCTTTGAAGCTTTATTAGTTAAATAAGCATTTACATTTAGAGCATTTACAGTATTTTTCATACCAGCAAGTTGTGGTAATTTATTATTATTTAAGTACCATTTCATAGATACAGCTTTATAAATACCTTCTGGTAGTTTAGAAGCTTCATTGTTATAAAAGTCTTCTGATACTTCTGTAGCGGTTTTAGCATCATATCTTGCAACAAAAGATCTTTTCATAAACCCTTTTTCATATTCCTTTTCCGTTGGAGAAGGTATTATAGCAGGAATACCTAAAGATTTTACAACACTTTCCGATTCACCAGTAATTAGACCGTATTCTGAAATAGTATCGTATGCTCTTTGTTCTCTCTCAAGGTTTTCTTTTATCATCTCTACTAATGTTTTATCAGTGCTCATATTTTTCTCCTATGATTGTTCATCATCTACTTCTCCTCCTGCTAGTTTTTCTTTGTCTTCTTGTGGAATCATTCTCATCATTGTTTCTACATTAGTTTCCCAGCCTGCATCGCTTATAGAATGTTGAACTTTTGTTATTTGAAATAAAACTTCGTTCTTATATCTGTCCGGTAATATTCCTCCCTCAGATACAGTTAAAAATCTACAACTATTACCTTGATAAATTCCACTAATACCATCTAACTTGAATTTTAATTCTAATGGTAACAATCTTGGCATTGGAGTAGGTTTTGGTGCTTGTTCTGGTGACCCATAAACTACTGCACTTACTAATTGTTTTTGAATTTGTCTTGCACTTAAAGAATTAGCTAGTGGTGTTTGATCTTCCTTAAAAAGTTTATTATAAGTATAACCCCAGTCTCTATATATACTTGCCTTCTTTGTCTCAAATTCTATTTGTTTTTGGGCAATAGATTTTTGATGATGAGCTACTCCATCTTTATAAAATAAGTCTACTACTTTTGAACCATATATATTAAAATCTGCAGTATCTTTTGTTTGAGTATTTTTTGTTTGAGATTTATTTGCAATGAAAGCCATAGATTGCACAGATTTTGGTAATTTAGAATTCAAGCTAACTGATCTTAGTATATTCCCAAAACCTCTTCCCTTGAAAGGATAGTGCCTAGAAGGTCTGAAAACTGTTATATTATCTGGTGCTTCTTCATTATAATCTATAGTTTTTTGTGGTCCCGGTTCTATTACGTCATGTTTACCAGCTTCTATAGGATTTATTTCCAAAGTTTCAGCTGGCTTTGATAAAGGAGTGCAATTTTTATCTATAACTTGTAAGACATGGGAATCTCCTTCATTTGCTTGTAAAGAGAAATCCCAAGGTTTACCGCATGCATCATTTATATCACTTAGCAAAGTAGTAACGAAACTTTCAAATGTTCTTTGAGCAGTTAATGTCTTCATAACATGATCTATGTTAACTAAAATGTCTCTTATGTTACCGGATGAAGCATTTCCAAAAGTACTATACCCAGTTAATGGTGGGCAAAATCTATCCCCGATTTTTTTATTTAGATTTGTTACTCCTTCTTCAATAATTGCACCGGCTTCTTCTGGTAACATGTTTTTCATCGCTAATACTGCATCTTTGGATTGCTTGTCTAATAATACACAAACTCCATAATCCATTGATTGAATAAGCGGATGATTTACGCATTGGTTTGGGTAATATAATTCTAATGACTCGTCTGATCCATCGGCTCCAACGTGAGTTGAATTTAATGAAATAATAGGATCACCAGCTTTATTTTTAGGTGCAGTTTGTTGTAATAGATAATCTTCTATCCATCTCCAAGTAACATAATTTGCTTTTTCGTATTCATTACCAGAAGATTGTCTTTTCCACCCTCTTAATGCTAATAATGCTCCAGTATCTAATTTGCTTGTTCCTTCTTGCCACCAGTATTTTACTGGAATACCGTTTCTTGAATAAGTTTTTGTTGGATCTTGATGCCAGCCATAAGTAGTTCTAGTTTTCCAAAGAGTTTTACCTTTTATTTCAAAATAAACCATATTGTCAATCATGGTTTTGAAAATCAATGTAGGATCATCGGCAAAGTATATATATTTACTATCACCTGTTCCTTTTATGGTATAAGCTTTTCCATCACCCTTTGTTTTAGCTTCTTTATCTGCTTCTACTTCTACACCCAAATCTTTCTGTTGTTGTTCCCAAACTTTTATCTTTGCATTGTCTTCCTCGTCCATCCATTCCATTTTGTCCTCGTGGTCAGAATAAGCATCCATTTTTGCACTGGACTCTTCCTTATAATAAGCATATATTTTACCAACAAACATATATTTAGTTGAGCCACCCATTGCATCAAGTGAATGGAAATCGGCTTTGGTTCCTGGGCCTCCCCAAACTCCTTTATCAGAATCAACCCAAGGACCAGTTTGTATTCCGGTTTGAGAAAAGATTGGTGTTCCCCATCCAGACCAAAAACCCGCTTGTAAAGGATATTGTGCTGATGTATCGCCATATCCTTGGGGATCGGAAAGTTTTGCATATTTTTCTCTTTGGGCAGAAGATTTTTCCCATGCTTCAATTAGCTCATCATATCTTTCTTCTCGTTTTTTAATTCTTGCCTTAGCAGCATTAATTTTTCCTTGTAAACCTTTTGATGCTTCAGCAACTGCTGCGCTTGTTTCTACTTCTGTTCTTTCTATAGTTTTTCCATCATTCATTAAAAGCTTTACCATAGATCTGCATAAAAATTCAGCATCTGATATACTTGTTCTTGTAGATATTGGTACTGATACATATGAACCGTCTATTTTTATAGATTTAGATTTCGTTATATATTTACCTTTTGATAATCTAAAGCCTGTATTTTTTGTTGCTCCTAATAAATGTGTTTCTAAACCTATACCCATTACCAAAGAGTTTGGAGAAATCATTGACATATTAATAGAATAACTTCCATCGCTATCTAATGACCAATTAAATTTAGTTATTACTCCTAACATTGCATCATATTGACCAGGTAACAAATCTAATATTTCTGTATCAGATTGATAAGAAACTGCAGATTCCATTAGGCTTCCTTCCATTGGTAAACCTAATTTTTTCTTTATAATTCTTTCTTCTAATTGTTTAGAACCTCCTGGCCCTCTAAAACCTTTATAAAGGTCTTCTCCTATTGGTGTCGTTCCAGACCATCCCCATTCTAAAAAACAAGTGATACCTGGCATTAAATAACATTGTTC